TTCGTTTCGTTGCGCCGAAAGCTGCGCCAGGACCTTGAAGTGCTCGGCAACGGGTACGTCGAGGTGTTGCGCAACGGTGCCGGCGAGCCGGCGGGGTTCGTGTACATCCCCGGGTTCACGATGCGGTTGTTGCCGCTCGACAAGGCGCTCACCGAGGTGGTCGTGCAACAGCGTGTGAGCTCCATCGCACTCAAGGCCGTCAAGCGGAAGAAGCAACTGCGAAAGTTCGTGCAGGTGTTCGAGGCGTTCACCGTCTACTTCAAGGAGTTCGGCGACCCGCGCATCATCAGTCGGATGACCGGCAAGGTGTACGAGACCGAGGAGGAGCTGCGCACGGCCAACGCGAACGATGCACCGGCAACCGAGGTGCTGCACTTCAAGGTGCATTCGTCCCGCACCGCGTACGGTGTCCCGCGATGGATCGGCAACCTCCTGTCGGTGCTCGGCTCGCGCCAAGCCGAGGAGGTCAATTACCTGTACTTCGAGAACAAGTCCGTCCCGCCGTTGGCGCTGCTCGTGAACGGTGGTCGCGTGTCCGACGCCACAGTCAAACGCATCGAGGACTACATCGGGTCGGAGATCAAAGGGAAAAAGAACTTCCACAAGATTCTCATTCTCGAGGCCATCGGTGACGGTGGGTCGACGCTTGAGAACCCCGGCAAGATGCGGATCGAGCTCAAGCCATTGACCGACGCGCAGAACAAGGACGCGTTGTTCCAGAACTACGACGAGCGCAACATCGACAAGGTCGGCATGTCGTTCCGGTTGCCGCGCATGCTGCGCGGGGACATCCGCGACTTCAATCGTGCATCGGCCGAGGCGGCGCTCGAGTTCGCTGAGCAGCAGGTGTTCCAACCCGAACGTGAGGAGTTCGACTTCATCATCAACCGTCGAATCATCCCGGCCATCGGGTGCAAGTATTGGCGGTTCGCCAGCAACTCCCCGACGGTCAACGACCCGAAGGACCTGGCCACGATGGTCAAGGACCTCGTGCTCGCGAACATCCTCACCCCGGCCGAGGCGCGTGAAATCTGCGCCGACATTTTCAACAAGGAGTTCCCGGCCATCGATGCCGCGTGGACCAAGCAACCGGTGCCACTCACGCTCGCGGGCATCTCGCCGACCGACCCGACGAGCACGCCGTGGACCGGCGAGGACGATCCGCTCATCCCGCGCGGTGCATTCGCGGAGGAGAAGGCGTCGGGACAACCGCCGCACATCACCGCGACCGCGTTGGGTCACGTCGTCACCGTCAACGAGGCGCGCACGGCGTACGGGCTCAAACCGAAAACGCTGCCGGACGGTTCGCCCGACCCGGCGGGCGACCTCACAATCGGGGAACACCTCGAACGCGTGAAGCAGAAGCACTTGCAGCAGTACGGCCCGCAATCGAAGGACATCGGCGGCGGCGACATGGGCGATTCGATCGCCGGTGCGCCGATGCCGCAGGGCGCCGAGGGCACGTTGACCGTGCACGACCTGCAAACGCAGGGCGGGTTGTTGGCGATGCATTCGGGCGCGCGACGATTCCGTCGATTGCCACCGCGTTCGGCCACCGACAACACGGCGGCGGGTGCGGCGAAGCGGTTGCTCGCAATTCGCGATGCGTTGCTCGATGCCGAAGCCACCGCAGCGGCGCACGAGTTCTATCGCGAGAAGCGTGCCGAGCTCGAGGGGCGCATTCCCAAGTCCGCCATCACCGACGCCGTCCCGGTGGAGACCGTCACCGATGACACCGCGAAGTAGCGTTGCGCGTGGTGGTGCGTTCGCCGCCGAGGACATCATCAAGCGCGTGTACGGCGTCGACGTACGCAAGGCGCTCGACCCGACGAAGGACCGTGACTACCTCGTGCTCGTCGGACGGTTGACCGACGAATTGTCTTCGACATCCGACGACGACGAACGCCGCGCCATCCAATCGATCATTGACGACCTCGCACGCAAGGACTGGAAGGCGATGGCGGCCGAGGAGCGCGTCAAGCACATCGCCACCGCCGTCGGTGCGATGTCGGCCATCGGGCGCATCGTCGGCAAGAAGGTCGTGCGTGTGTTCGAGCGCGCCGCCCGAACGATCATCACCACGACGAAGGAGCGCGTGTCGGGCAAATACGACCTCAAGCTCGGCTCGTCATTCACCGAGAAGGATGAGAAGGTCGCGGCACGCGTGGCATCGCAGCAGGAACACTACGTGCGGGACGCGTACGGACGACGCAGCGAACAAGCCAGCGAGCTCGCCCGCGGTGTCGTGTCGCGCGGCATTCGCGAGGGGTTGGGGCCCATCGAGCTCGCCGGCGAATTGAAAACGGCGTTGGGTGTGCTCGGCACGCGGTCGGAAAGCTACTACCGCATGGCCGCGGGCGTGTTCATCAACCGCGCACGCAACTATGCGTCGCTCGATTCGTTCAACGAGGTCGGCATCGAGCAGTACAAGTTCGAGGCGGTGCTCGACGAGGTGACGACGTTGCAGTGCCGGTTCCTGCACGGGCGCACGTTCGACGTATCCGTCGCGTTGGCGAAGGCCGCCGCGGTCGCCACCGCGGAAGACCCCGAATCGGTGGCGCACATCACGCCGTGGTTGGGCGAAGGCACCGACGACGATGGGAGCTCGTACTTGTACTACAAGGACAAGGAGGGCGAACGCGTGCGAGTGGCGAACGTCACCGACAACGCGATGGGTCGGCTCAATGCGCAGGGCGGATTCAAACCCGTGCTGAGCGACGGCGAGCTGTCCTCACGCGGCGTGACCGTCCCGCCCGTCCACGGCAATTGCCGGTCGCGCATCATCCCCGTGTTCTAGCTGTGCTACCGTAAGGAGAAACGACATGAAGCCCGGAGCGCTCGCACAACTTGTGGTCGACGGTGATGTCGGACGCGTGACCAACGCCATCGCGGAGCACGTCGCGTCGTCGATGGTGGCGGATCGATCGCCCGAAACGCGCGCCGAAATCAAGCGCCGGTTCGACATGTGCGTCGCAATCTTCTGTGAGCTCCGGTCGGACTTGAAGTGGCCGGTGGCGCGCATCCTCGACATGATGCCCATCTACCTCCGCTGCAAGCTCGACGGGGCACCGTACAACCCCGAGCGCGATGCCGAGCGGGCGACGTGGGGGGCGGAAATCGCCGACCCGTTGCACCGCGATCAGGGCCTCCGCATCGATGTTCCGACCCCCGCACAGGTACCACTAATCATCAAGCCCTGATTGTGGTATCCGTAGAGCACTCAACCGAAAGGACACCGCACCGATGGACGCGCGCACCCTCATCCTCAAGCTCGCCGTTGCTCTCGCGTCCATCGCCAAAGCACCCGGTACCGCCGACGGCGACATGGGTGCGCCCCCCGGTGGTGAAGGTGCGCCGCCTCCGACCGCCGAGGCGTCGGGTGGACCCGCGCAAGTCATCGGCGATGCGCTCGAACGCCTGACCGCGTTGTCGTCGAAGGTCACCGATGCGGGATTGCCCGACGGTTCCGACTCCGAGCTCAAGACGATCGCCGGCATGTTGCTCACGCTCACCCCGGGCGGCATGCAGATGAACCTCGACGGCGCGGCCGATGGTCAAGGCACGATGAAAATGTGGGTGACCAAAGCACTCGCTCCCGAGGTCGAATTGTCGGCCACGGTGAACTTCGTGTGTGACCGCATGTGGGGCATCAACGATCTCCTTCGTAAAGGCGACATCGCCGGTGCGAAGGCGTCGATCGGAAAGGTGCTCGAAATTCTCAACACGGTCGGCAGCCCCGAACCGGCAGCAGCAGAAGGAGGAGACATGGCCGCCAAGTCCGTGAAGTTCGAGAATCCCGAGGTGTTCGCGCAGTGGTCGCTCGCGCAGCTGACCGCCACGAAGTCCGATGCACCCGAGGCGTGCGTGAAGCGGCTGGCGAACTTGCAGAAGGCGGTTGCCATCGCGAAGCTCGCATGGGAGCAGACCGGTGCCGAGCCGAAGCCGATCGACGTGGAGATGGAGTCGTGCTTCGCGGGGTTGCCCGGAACGCCCGAGGACCTGACCACGAAGACGGATCAGGAAACCACGCAAGCCGCCGCCGGCGCGGTGCAGGACAACACCGGCAACCCGTCGGGCGGAACGAACATCGCGTCGAACGGCCTCAACCAGGGGAACCAAGACACGATGAAGACGCTCGGTGATGCGGTCGCCGCGATCGTGCGGGACTTCACCGCGAACAACAAGCCGCAACCCGGCACGCCGTCGGCAGCACGTTCGGATGGCGCGGATGCGTTGTCGAAGCGCGCCCCGGCCGGTGGTGAGTTCCAGTGGCCCGGCGACATGGCGGACTTCCCGCGTGACGCCGATGGCGCACGCATCCGCACGACGAAGATGGACAACGCCCCGCCGCCGCCCGCCAAGGTCACGAAGTCCGTGGCCGTCGGCAGCGGACAGGACGACTCGTGGGGGAAGGACCCCTGGGCGCAGCGCTAATCCGCGGAGGTCATCGTGCACGTGATCGAACGACGGGCGCGGGTTCGTCACCGCATCATTCCGGTGGCGAAGGTCGCGCTCGCGGACACGCGACAGATGGCGCTGCCGCTTGACACGGCACCGCAACCCGACCTCGCGCCGGGTGACGCCGAGGTCGCATCCGTCGTGATGGGCAAGGGGTTCGCGCGGCTCGCGCTCGCGAAAGCCACGTGGGCATTCGCGCTCGTGCGTTCGCCTGCGGTGTTGCCGTTGCCGTTGCCGTCGGCGCTCGCATCGGAGTGCGTCGCCACCGTCGAAGCCCCCATCGCGAAGGCAGCGAACCCGACCGGCCCGCGCATCGAGTACGGGCTGCACACCGACGACATCCACGAATACTTCGTGACCAAGGGCGTCGACATGAACGGCATTCTGCTCGTCAAGCGGAAGCCGGACGGTTCGTGGGGCGCGAGCGTCAGCAAGGCACTCGTGCCGTACGTGTTGTCGAAGGCCGCCGTCAAAGCCGGCATCATGCCGCCCGCGGGATCGAGTGCGTTGCCGAAGTCACTCGAGCGCGTCGTTCCGGAGAAGTACGCGTATTGGAAGCGCACCGATCCGAACGAGGCCGCCGCCGTGCGCAACGCGTTGGTGGACAGCAACTTCTTCGACGAACGACTCGTGAAGGTCGTGGACGGGGACATCCGCCTGTGCATCGAGCAGCTGTTCCTGTACGAGCCCGACGACAACACCGTCGGCAAGGGCGAACCACGCATCACGTCGTTTCGCGACGTGTTGATGACGGCGTTGCCCACGGCGATGACCGCGAAGCGCTTGTCGACGCCGTTGGTCGATCCGACGTGGCGCGACACGCTCAAGAGCGAAACCGATTGTCTCGTGTTGTCGGCGGCAACGATCGAACAGCTCGACGAGGTCGTCGACGAGCTCGCGAAAGGCGAAGCCGTCGCACCGTGGGTGGTTGAATTCGACGACACGCCCGTCGCGCGCACGTCGATGGCGTTGCTCGGTCGGGTGTTCAAAGTCGCCACCGACGACGCAGCCAATCGGTTGTTCGTGGCGTCGCACGCGCTCGAGCACGACACGCGCATCGAGTACATCGACACGCCGCTCGACAAGGCGGAGTGGTCCGCCGCGTACGTCAACGACCTGCCCGACGGCGCGTTCCTGTACGTCGAAGGCGGCGGAGAGAAAGACGGCGAGGGGAAGACGAAGCCGCGGTCGTTGCGTCACTTCCCGTACAAGGACAAGGACGGCAAGATCGACGTGCCGCACTTGCGCAACGCCGTCGCACGCATTCCGCAATCGTCCATCGGTGCGGACAAGAAGGAATCGCTGCAAGCGCACGCACGTCGCATGCTCGAGGACACCCAGAAGGGCCGCGCGAATCAATACACCGGCGGCGGTGGTGGACACGGTGGCGGCGGTGGCAAAGGCAAACCGACGTTGCAGAACAGTCCGGGGTCGAAGGTGTCGGCGGCAGCGAATGCAGCCGGCGCACGGGCGAACGCGTCGGGGAACAAGACCGAGCACATGGTTGCATCGTCGATGCACCAAGCGGCGGCGCACGCGAACGCGAAGTACCCGACCATCGCTGCGCATCACACCGCGCAGGCAGCCCACCACGCGGCACACACGAAGTCGATCAAGGGCGATGTCGCCGAAGTCGATCTCGAAAAGGCGTTGGCCGATGCATTCGCATCCATCGCCGACGACGAGTCGGGCGACGATGCGGTCGTTGCCGAGGTATCGAAGCGTGTGGTGCGCATCGGAAAGAAGACCGAGAAGGGCGATGAGCACTACGTGCTCGGCATCGTGCTCGAACCCGAAGTCGTCGACGCCCAGAACGACATTTACTCGGCGGATGAAATCCGGAACACCGCGCACGAGTTCATGCAGAAATATCGGACCATCGGACTGATGCACAAGGGCGGCATCAACGACAAGGTCAAGATCCTCGAGAGCTACATCGCGCCGTGCGACTTCGAGGCGGACGGCCAACCCGTCAAGGCTGGCACGTGGGTGATGGCGGTGAAGGTGTTGGATGAGGACCTGTGGAAAGCCTGCAAATCGGGCGAGCTAACCGGGTTCAGCATCGGCGGTTCCGCAGTCCGAAAGCCCGACGCACCGCCCGCCTGAACGTCGATTGACGAACGGTGCCATTACGAGGCACACTGAGGTCAACCGTGACCACCGCAAAGACCGACCAAGTCCATCGCCTCCACGAGATGATCACTGAGGAAGTGTCGATGGTCGATCGTGCGGCAAACCGTCGGAAGTTTCTGATCGTCAAGCGAGAGGGAGACGCCATGCCCACCGGAGCCGCCGTGACTGCTGGACCGAACGGACTCACGACCACGCCCGCGGGTGGCGCGGGTGCAACGACGACGCCGGCGGCCGATGCGCAACCGACCACGAAGGCCGGCGCGACGCTCACGAAGGACGCGCAGAAGGCGCTCGCCGATTGCATGGACGAAGTGCTGTCCCAGCTCGAGGACGCGCAGAAGCTGATCGACGGTGCGAAGATCGTGGACGACGAAACGCAGATGGACGCCGGCCCGATCGTCGAGGCGATGATGGGCGCGGCCGAAATGTGCGAGGACGCGTGCTACGCAACGACCGGACAGCAGGAGCCGCCGGCCGAGGAAGCCGGTGAAGGTGCCGCCGCGCCGCCGCAGCAGCCGAACCAACCCGGACCGCCGTTGACGATGGGTTTCGGCAAGCGCCTCGCGGTGCTCCAAGCCAAGCGCGTCATCAACAAGGCCGCGAACGCCGCGCTGCTTCGCGAATCGCTCGCGAAGTACGGATCGAAGATGAAGAAGGAACGCCTCGTGCGTTTCCAGCAGGCGATCGACATCCTCTCGTCGTTGCTCGGCGAGGTGGTGCCCCCCGCGCCCGTCGACACTTCGAAGGCGAAGGGTGCGCCCGCTGCCGCCGACGACCCCAAGAAAAAGAAGCCGGTTCCGGCTACGCCCACCGGACCGAGCGCGGACAACACGCCGCCCGGCGCGATGGCGCCGAACAAGGGCAAGACCGGCAAAGCCGACGATGCGGAGATTCCCGCAGCGGTGGCGAAGCAGCTCACCGACCTCCAAGCGCAGGTCGCTGGGCTGACCCAACAGATCAAGAAGAACGCGGAATCCACCGCCGCCGCCCGGGATGCCGTTGCCTCGAGCAATGCCGCGCCCGTCGAGGGTGCGCCGCGTGTGGTGTCGGACGTGTCGTGGCCCCTCGACATGAACGATTCGATCGAAGACGAAAAGTCCCCCAACCGTTTCGGCTGATGCTATATCAGCAGTAGCTCACCGTTCCCGCGAGAAGGAGAACCCAGCGATGTCCCAGGCAGCAGGAATCACCGACAACCGCACGCTCCTCGCAAAGGCGGACCTCGCGCTGTCGGACCTCACGACCAGCGGCGGTCTCCTTCAGCCGGCGCAAGCGGCGAAGTTCATGAGGATCATGATCAAGGCCAGCAAGGTCTTGGGCATGTCCACCGTCGTCCCGATGCGGTCGCCGATCCAGCTGATCGAGAAGATTCGTTTCGGTTCGCGCGTGCTCCGCGCCGGAACCGAGGCGACCGCGTTGCCGGTGGGCGACCGTTCCAAGCCCGACCTGTCGAAGGTCCAACTCAGCGCGCAGCTGTTCAAAGCGGAAGTCCGCCTGGACAACGAAACGCTCGAGGACTCGATCGAGCGCGGCGAGCTCCGGCAGACCGTGATGCAGCTCATGGCGGAAGCCATCGCGCGCGACACGGAGGAAGTCGTCGTACAGGGTGACACCACGTCGGTCGATCCGTTCCTCGCGAAGTTCGACGGCATCCTCAAGCAGTCCGCGTCGCACGTGGTCAACTGCACGGACACCACGACGAACAAGACGCAGTTCCGCGACATGCTCAAGTCGATGCCGAACGAGTTCTTGCGCGACAAGAAGTCGTTGCGGTTCTTCACCTCGGTCAACTCCGAGATTCAGTACCGCGATTCGTTGTCGGACCGCATCGGCGCGCTCTCCGACAAGTATCTCGAGGAAGACGCCACGCCGGCGTACTCGGGCGTGCCCATCATCGACGTGCCGTTGTTCCCGGAGACCATCGGGACGGGGTCGCATTGCACCGACCACATCCTCACGGACCCGAAGAACATCAACGTGGGCATTTGGCGCAACATCCGCATCGAGACGGACAAGCTCGTCTCGGAAGGTGTGCTCCTCATCGTCGCGACCCTGCGTATGGACATGAAGTACGCCGAGGAGACCGCGACCGTCAAAGCCATCAACGTCAAGGTCGCCTGATTCATTCGCGGGCGCTTCGGCGCCCGCGTCCTTCGCATCGGAACCACCACCGTCACTATCGCGAGCCCGGCTCGCACCCGCTGGAGAAAGACCATGGCCCTCGGAGCAATCACCGTCCTCGACCGCGTCGCCAGTGTCGGTCCCGTCACCAAGACGCGCATCGTCATGCTCGGAGACAGCGCCTACACGGCCGGCGGGAGCTACGGCTTCGAAGCGGCGTTTCAGGCGGCAGTCGGTCGCGCCGAGAAGGTCGACGACGTGCGCGCCGCCGGCCAGGTCGGTGACTTCCTGCCCAAGTGGAATTCACCGCTCCCCGCCCGCTCGGTCGTTTGCGACCCGGCCACCAACAAGTTCACGATGTCCGACGGCAGCGCGCACGGCTTCAAGGCCGGTGACGCGGTCGAGTTCGGCGGCACCGCCGTCCCGGCCGGGCTCGTCGCGGGCACGCGTTACTACGTCATCGCCACCGGGATGACCAAGTCCGTGTTCGAGGTCTCGGCGACCGTCGGCGGCGGCTCCGTCGACGAGACGACCGCCGGCACCGCTGTCACCGTCGAGCGCAAGGGCGCGCTGTTCATGCAGGTCATCTCGTCGGCTGCCGAGAACGGCACCGCCGACCTGTCCGGCGTGAACTTCGAGCTCATCGTCGATTCGCACTGAGTCAACCACCCGCACCTAGTCGTCCGCACACGTAGTCGTTCATCTCGAGAGGGCTAAAGGTCATGGCCGGTTTTCCCACCATCCCCGCGAACCTCGGCACCGGGGGCTCGGCCCTTGCGCCGGTGAACGGCGGCACCCCGACGCTCGCGCAGCTCCTCCAGCAGATGATCGATGCGCTGTCGGCGACCACTGCCGGCAACGGTGCCCACATCGTGGGGTACAGCGGCGCCTACGCGTCGGTGGGACTCGCACTTGATGCGCTCGTTGCCGGATTCCCGGCACCCGCGTCGGTGAACGGCGGGCACCTTGCCGTCGTCGCCGATGGCCAAGTGCTGGGCGGCATCGAGGTCATCCACCCCGTTCACGTCCCGACCGGCGTTTCCGCCGACATCGACGTGGTGCTCACCGACAAGACCGAAGTCCTCGACGTGTGGGTGCGCAAGGAAAACGGCGCGGGCGGTGCGGCGGACACCATCACCGTGAAGAACGGCGCGACCGCGATCACGGATGCGATGGACATCAACAAGGCCGACAAGACGATCACGCGTGTGGCCACGATCGACGACGCGCAGGCAACCATCGCCGCGGGCGGTACGCTCCGCATCGCGATGGTGAACGGCGGCGGCCACGACACCACGTGCACCGTGTACGTGCGCGGCATCCGTCGCGCATAGTCGGACCTCTCGCGCGTAAGCTGGCTAGGGCGTCGGGCATCCAAGCTCGGCGCCCTTTCCGTTTGAAGGAGAATCCCATGTCGAAGATTGCTCGCCTCCGTCCGTTGAACGTCCGCAAAGGGCTCGTGCTGCGCACCTACACGGTGTTCGGAATCACCTTCAAGGTCGAGGCCGGATGGTATGAGGTGAGCGACGAGGTCGCGAAGGTGCTGAAAACGATTCACCAAAGCGCCGAGAACGACGAGTCCCCGCTCGCATTCGAAGTGTACGACAAGGCCGAGGATGCGTTGGCCGCCGACGCCGCGGAGAAGCGCCGCCAGCGTGAGCACGCCGAAGCGACCGACCCCCACCGCGTCCATCGCGTGACCGCCCGCGGCGACGTGCGCCCGCCCCGCGAGCCGATTTCCCCTGCCGAGCGATCGACGTTGACCACGCGTGACCTGCCCCGCGCGGACACGACCGACAACCTCCCCGGCAGCGAGGACGACCTCGAGTCGACCGACCTGGCCTCCGATGTCGAGCGCGCCACCCCGAAGCGTCCGACCCGGTTGGTCAGCCCGGACGACCCCGACACCGCCGTCGAGGGTGGTGCCGCCGACGAAGGTGCCGAACCCGCCCCGCCCACGGCGCCGACCCCCACCACCGCAACCGCACCGATCAGCATCCCCGGCCGCCGCCGCACGGGTGCAACGTCCGCCACGAAGGCGCCCGCCGCCCCGAAAGCACCCGAGCCCCCGAAGGGTGAAGGTGGTGGCGAGGGATGAGCCGACGTTCGAAGGCACCCGCCGTCGACACGGAGCTGCTGAAAAAGCGTGAGGCCGATGTGCAGGCGCGCATCGATGCCGCGGTGGCCACGTACGTCGCCGAGCTCCGCGTGCGTCTCGTCAATTCGATGGTGGTGCGCGCGGTGGACGGCGCACGCGATGGAACGCTGTTGCGCAACTTCGAGATCGCAACCACGGCGATCGACGATGCGAAGGTGGCGATCCCACAAGGCGTCCTGTCCGCGTTGGTCGAACAGGCCAACGAGGTCGGGTACGTGCTCGCGGGGGAGCACGCTCGGCTAACGAAGAAGTGATACAATCCGGGGCATGCTCGCCATCGCGCGTTCGACGGTGCTTGCCCCGGCCACTTCGCCGCTCGTGTTCTACGCGCAGGCACGCGGCACGATGGTCGACCTCGTCGCGTTGTCGTTCGCCATCTACGACCTGAGCGACGACACGAAGAAGCTCACCCCCGTCAAGGTGTTCCCGTCCGGTGCATCACAAGCGGTCGCCATCGCGGGCGCGGACAAGCTCGGCACCGGTCGGTACACCGCCAGCGGATGGACCGTGAGCGGTTCGGCACCGCCGGGCGTGTACGAGATTCGATGGTTCTATCAGATGCCCCCGCAGCCCGACGAGAACGGCGACCTGCAAACGCAGCCGACCGTCGAGGTGCGCCAGCAATTCGAGGTCGTCACCGCCGGGCAGACGATCGCGCCGTACTACTGCCTGCTCGCCGACATCCGCGACGAGGGCATCACGGCGGCGCAATTCAGCGACGCGCGCGTGATGCTCGCCATTCAACGCGCCAGCCAATTCGTCGAACGTGTGACCGGGCGGTTCTTCGAGCCGCGGTTCATGCAGGTTCGACAGAATGGCCGCGGGTCGAGCGTCACGTTGTTCGACATGCCCATCATCGGCGTCCAAACGTTGCGCTTCCAAACGTCGCCGCTGTTCCCGTCCGACCTCGCCGTCGAGCCGGACTTCTATCGCGTGTACAACCGCCACCTGCAAGGGCAGATTCACCCCGACGATCGCAACGACCCGAAGATCGAATTGTTCAGCGCGAGCGAGGACCTGGCCGGCGTGCGGCCGTTCTCGTTCTCGCGGCTCATCTTCCCGCGCGGGCAGCAGAACGTCACGGTGACCGGTGTGTGGGGGTACACCGAGTTCGACGGGTCACCGTTCGGCACGACGCCCGGCATGTTGCGTCGGGCGGTGCAACTGCTCACGTTGCGCGAGCTCCCGAAGTTCTCGCAATGGGACAAGCGCGAAGACGCGACGAAGCGTTGGCGGTTGACGAGCGAGCGCACGCGCGACCAGCAGTACAACCTCGAGCCGTTGAAGCTGCACGGCGCATTCACCGGCGACCCGGAAATCGACACCATCCTCGAGTCGTACGTGCGCCCGCCGGCGATGGGGGCGGCGTGACATGCGTGGCCGTCTCATCTTCCCGTTCATGGTCGAGATCGCACAGCTCGATACGCTGGCCACGTCTGCGGACCCAGACGCCGCCGGACCGTTGACGAGCGGATACGATGTCGACTTCAAGGAGCCGGTGCGTCTGCCGCCCGGCAGTGGCGCGGGACCGGGAACGAGCGCGCTCAAGTACAAGGACCCCGTTCGCATCCCGGCGCAAATCGAGCAAGGCGAATGGCTCAAGCTCAAGGCGTTCTTCAACGGCGATTCGCCCGACACCAAGATCGTCACGGTGATGCACTTCCCGTGGCTCGAGGACAACGGATACGTCGACTCCGAAGGCGATGCCACGATCCGCATCGGTGACCGCATGACGGCCATCTACGACCAAGACGGCGGCGTCCAAGCCACGATCCAAGACCCGGTGTTCGTCACGCAAGTGCAGCCGGGCGCGTTCGGCATCGGGCGCAAACGCAACCTGCTGTTCGTGTACTTCGACTGCCGCAGCGCGGGACTCCCCGCATGAGCGCGCCCCCTGGTGTGAAGCTAACCGGCGATTGGGACAAGGCGCGGGCCGTGTTCAACAACGTCAGCCGCGGCGCATTCAAGCGCGCGCTCGGGGTCGCGTTGCATCGCGAGGGGCTGTTCCTCGCGGGCAAGATTGTGGAGAAGCTGCACAGCGGTGACTTCCAACCGCTCTCCCGTCTGACGATGGCCGCACGCGCGCTCGCGGGATTCGGTGGATCGAAACCGCTCAACGTGTCGGGCGCGCTGGCCGGTGCCGTCACCGTGCACCCGAACTCCCCCACGTCGCTCACCAAGTTCATCGGCATCCTGCGAACTGCGCGTCGGAAGGGCGGACAGGGCCGCGGAGCCGGTGGACGATTCACCGCGGGTGCGGGATCGAACCTCGCGAACCTCGGCGACATCCACGAGAACGGCCGCGACTTCATCGTGAAGATGACCGACAAGATGAGGAAGTACCTGTTCGGCGTGTTGTTTCCCGCCGCGGGCATCGACACGCATGGCGGCGGCGGCAGTCACAGCACCGGGTACATCACCGTGCACATCCCGCCGCGCCCGTTCGTTGGCCCGGTGTTCCGTCAATGGACCCCGACGACGCCCGAACGGATCATGGCGGATGTCGGGCGCCTGCTCCATGGGCAGCTGGGCTCGACGTGAGGTAGTCTCCGAACATGGCCACCCCCACCATTGCATCGGTGTCGCCGACGAGCGGCGCGTCGGGTGGGCGGTACATCATCACGATCGTCGGCACCAACTTCCGACTCCCGCCGGTGCCGCCGGCAACCGGGCCATCCACGCCGCCAAATCCGAGCGTGCGTGTGTCGTTCATCGGATCGGTGCGCACCGTCGTTGCGCGGCGCGTGTACGTCGTCAGCACGTCGCGCATGTTCGTCGAGGCGCCCGCGGCCGATCCCGAGGTCGTCGCCATCAAGGTCGAAAACATCGATCAGAACGGCGTGCTCATCGGATCGGAAACCGCGACGAAGCCGACCGCGTACACGTTCAAGCTGCCCGACCTGTCCATCGAAGGAACGCTCGTGCGGTTGGTGCGTACGTTGTTGCAGGACCTCAAGCGGCAAGTGCTCGCGAACACGTCGTTGACCATCCACACCGACTTCGACGAGACACCGGCGGATGCTACCAATCGGATCGACTTCGCGAAGCTGCCCGCGCTCGTGCTCATCGGACCGAAGTTCAACACCAACCGCATCTACGCAACGAACGAGGCGCGTCGTGTTCCCGACACGTCCGATGCGAGCGGGCAAGGATTCCTCGAGCTCCGTCCGCCGACGACGGTGGATCTCGAGTTCGAGATTCTTGGCGGCAGCGAATCGACGTTCGAGCTCCTTGCGTTGATGAGCGAGGCCACGCGGTACTTCACGCGCAACATCGAGCTCACGATGGCCGCCGACGAACACGATGCGACCAAGGGCACCGTTTCGTACGAGATGGAGATGCCGTTCACCGGCGTGCCCGCCGTCACGAGCCGCCCGAACGAGGACAACGTGCGCCAATTCTCAGGCACGTTCATCATCCGCGGCGTCGACCTGGACGATGCCGACATGGCGATCCTCAAGGGGAAAAAGCTCGCCGACTATGTCCAGACTGGCGCGGACCTGGCGGCCGTGGTTCCCTCCGCGGTCATCGTCGGCAGTACCCCCACCGGGCCCATCGGGCAGGGTGGCCAAACCGCGTTCGATCAACCCCCACCCGCCGGGGGCATCGACTTTGAGCAGCTGGAGTAGGAGAATACCGGCATGGTCATCATCAAGAACCTCGAGCGCACCATCTTCGTCCTGAACCTCGAAAACAAGGACTACGGTGACCACGCCGCGTGCAAACCGGTCGATCTGAAGTTCACGCTGCCGGCGGAAATCGACGGCAAAGCCGGCACCCGCCACATCGAGAAGCGTGTGCCCACGTCCATCACGTGGTTGGGTGGCGCGGAGAGCGAACCGCTCCCGGACGCGGTGGCCGATGTCCCGCAGATTCGATTCCGTGTCGCGCACGGGCTCATGTCCGTGCTACGTTTGCCCGGCAAGGTCGAGGAACCCGCCGAGCACGTGATCGAGATCGACTAACGAGCCGGAACGTCCGGCACCTGGAGAGGTAGCAGACCATGACGCAGCAGCTCCTTTCGTCGAAGTTGGTGGTGCAGGAAGAGGCGCCCGCCGTTCGACAGATCACGGGCGTCCCCACCGCGATCCCGGGTTTCGTCGGCATCACGGAGCGCGGGCCGTTCGGCGGCACGCTCGTCACCGCCGACACGTACCGGAAGCTGTACGGCGGCTACACCGTCAACGGAGAGCTGATTCAAGCGCTCGACGGTTACTTCTCCGAGGGTGGCGTGCTCGCGTACGTGTCCCGCACGGTGCACTACACCGACGCGACGGACCCGACCACGAAGACGAGCGCCGCCGCCACGCACACATTCGCGACCTCCGCAGCCGCCGCGACCTCCGGATATTCGGAAGGTGCAGTCGGCCCGTACGACCTCGAGCCAGGTCAGACGCTCGTGTACGCGATCGATGGTGGTGGCGACCTCACCGCCACGTTCCTCGCGACGCGAGGCACCAAGAGCTCCGCCGACGGTGGCGACCCGTGGCCGAAGACGCTGGCCGACGCGCAGACGCTCACCATCAAGATCGACGGTGGTGGTGTGCAGACCGTCACGTTCCACACCGGCAACTTCGTCGACATCACGAACGCCACCGCGCTCGAGGTCGCCGCGGTCATCGCGGGCCAGCTCGTCGGCGCGCTCGTCGACGTGAACGCGGGCCAGGTGCGCATCCAATCGGACAAGCGCGGCACCGCATCGTCGGTAGAAGTGACCGGCGGATCGGCGAACGCGGCGCTGTCGTTCCCCGGCGGTGTCGGATCGGGCACGGGCAACGTCGCCAACATCGACGCCGTCACCGCCACCGAAGTCGCCTCCGTCATCACGGCGGTGCCGATCGTCGGCGGCACGTCCACCGTCGTCGGCGGGAAGCCGCGCATCACGTCGAGCACGACAGGTGCGGCATCGTCGGTGCTCGTGAAGGGCACCTCCACCGCCGTCGCGGTCGGGTTCGACAATGCGACGCACTTGGGCCTGGCCGGTACGCCGGTCAACACGCTCAAGGTCGACGGCAAGACCGACGGCACGTACGGCAACGCGCTCACCGCGTACATCGAGGCGGCGACCAGCGGCGAAGCCGCGCGGTTCAACCTCCGCGTGGTCAAGTCCGGCATCACCGTCGAGACGTGGCCCAACCTGTCGATGGACGACACCGACACGCGGTACGCCCCGACGATCATCAACGACGCGAACAACGGTTCGGACCTCATCACCGTCACCGACCTGGCGGCGGCCGTGCCCGCGCCGGGCGACCGGCCGGCGAACACCAACGCTGCACTCACTGGCGGCAACGACGGGCTCGCGGGTATCGTCGACACCGACTACATCGGTGCAACCGGTACGAACGGCCGCACAGGGATGCGTGCGTTCGATCTCGTGCAGGAGCTCTCGCTCCTCGCGATCCCGGGTCGTGCAACCAGCGCCGTGCACAACGCCATGATTTCGTACTGCGAGGTCACGCGGAACGGTGCGGTGTTCGCGGTGCTCGATCCGCCCGCATCCACGTCGCCGACCGGCATGGTCACGTACGTCGAATCGACTGCTGCCATCAAGGAGCTGTCGGAGTTCGCGGCGATCTACTATCCGCGAATCAAGGTGAACAACCCCTCCACCGCGGTGTTCGGCACGGCGTCGACCATCACCGTCGCACCGAGCGGGTACGTGTGCGGCGTCATGGCGCGCAACGATGCGAAGGAGGGCGGTATCTATCAGGCGCCCGCCGGCATCGAGTTCGGCAAGATTCTCGGTTGTCTCGGATTCGAGACCGACGAGGTCAACGACGAATCGGTGCGCGACATCCTCGACCCGAAACTCATCAACGTCATCCACACCGACCGCGGGCAGCCGCGGTACATCGACGGGCACCACACGCTCAAGACCACGGGCAACTTCCCGTCGGTGTCGGAACGTCGCGGTGTCATCTTCATCGAGCAGTCGGTCAAGGACGGCCTGCAATTCGCGCGGCACCGCAACAACGACGAAACGTTGCGCGCCGAGGTGGCCCGTACGGTCACCAACTTCCTGACCGTCGAGATGAAGAAAGGCGCGTTCCGCACGAAGGACCCGTCGACGGCGTTCTTCGTCGACTTCGGTGCCGGGCTCAACCCGCCCGCGGTCGCGTTCGCTGGCAAGCTCATCGGACGCATCGGCCTCGCCACCCAGAAGCCGGTGCAATGGGGCATCCTCAACTTCACCCAGGACACGCGGTCGCTCGCTGCCTGATAGTCTCGTCAACCGGAGAACAATCACATGGCCGTGCAAGGTGCGCCGCGAAAGTTCGATAAGAAGTTCAAGTTCGTTGTCGAGATCGACGGGTTCGCGGTGGCGAAGTTCACCAAGGCGGGACCGCTCGAGCTCGAGGTTGCGGTCGTGGAGCAACACGAAGGCGGCGCACTCGTCCCGGAGAAGGAGCCCGGGCGTGTGAAGGTCACCGACGTTGTTCTCGAGCGCGGTGCCACCGACGACGAGGACCTGTGGAACTGGTTTCAGCTCGTGGCGAACATCGCGGCCAACACCGGCGTGGTCACCCCGAACTACAAGAAAAACGTCGACATCGTCCAGCAAGACCGCGACGGCACGACGCTCAAGCGGTGGCGCCTGTTCGATGCGTGGCCCACGAAGTTCAAGGGCGGCGATTGGGACAACGACAGCGACGAGAACGTCATCGAGTCGGTGACCCTCACGTACAAGTACCCCGATCGGGTGAAGGCGCCCGCCTAATCCGTGGTAGGCTCCTCGTGACCCGGGCCGTCACCGTCCGGGGCAAAGGAGCTACCCATGTCGCGCACCATCGTATGCCCGTCGGGCTTGTCGGGCGAAGTCCGCAAGCTCAAGGTCAAGGAAGCCAACCTCCTCGCCGACATGGCGGGCGTGCGGAAAGGCACCACGTTCGATTCGATCCTCGAGTCCGTGTGGCTCGGGACGAACGACGCCGGCCCGTACAAGGGCGGATTCAAGTGGTCGGACGTGCTCGTGTGCGACCGGTTCTACACGTTGATGCAGACCCGCATCGCGACGTACGGACCCGACTACGACTTCGACGTGCAGTGCACGAACCTCGGGTGCAGGGAGAAGATCGAGTGGTCCATCGACCTCGAAAAGCTCCCGTTCCGCAAGATGCCCAAGGAGTCCGTCGACGTGTTCGTGCGTGACAACAAGTTCCCCACGACCATCCAATCGACCGGGCGTCAGTGCTTCTTCCGGCTCGTCACGGGCGAGATCGAATCGACCGCCGCCCAACGCGCGCGCAACCGCCGCGACGAGGTGATGACGCTGGCGCTGACGGCGCGCATCGTCGAAGTGGTCGGCGTCGATCCGAACGACAAGCTGCGGTTCCTCGACAACCTCGACCTCGATGACGCGATGGGGCTCATCGCCGACATGGACGCCGTCGACGGCGGCGTCGAAACGGACATCGAGATCGAATGCCCGGCGTGCGGGAGTCAGCAGCAGGTGGCCATCCCTTTCGGTCGGGGCTTCTGGCTACCCTCGAAGCAGCGCAAGCCGAAGAAGAAAGAGGAGGACCCCAAAGCCTCGCCGGCCTCCTCCCAATCATCGACCCCGACGACATCGAGCGGCGCATCTGGCGCCTGATCTACAAGCAGCACGGTGGGAGCGGCACCAACCTCACCCGCACGGAGGTACTCGAGCTAGACTGGAATATCATGGAGCTCTACCTCGAATGGCTTGAGGAGGAGCGCCGTGCCGAAGCCGACGCGATGCGGAAGGCGCACTCGTCACCGAAAAAGTAGGATCGCCCCGTGGCATTGAACGCTCTCGGCCTTGGTTTCCAGCTCACCGCGGATGACTCCGCCAGCGGTGTGTTCGCCAAGGCCGGGAACAACTTGGACACGATGCGCGGCAAGGCCGAGAAGTCCAAGGTGTCGATGCAGGAAGTCGGCGGCGAGATGCAGAAGATGAGCAAGGTGCTCATCGGCGTCGGTGCCGCGGGGTTGGTCGGTTTGGGGTTCGCGGCGAATGAAGCCGCCAAGTTTCAGAAGTCGATCTCGGAGGTGTCGACCCTCGTGGACGAGGCGACGTTCCCGACGGACAAGCTGTGGGACATCACCACGAAGCTCGCCGAGACGTACGGTGGTGACGCGAACACGCAAGCCAAGGCGTTGTACCAAACGATCTCCGCCGGCGTGACCGATGCCGCGAAGGCATCCGAGCTCCTCGCCGTCGCGAACAAGCTGGCAATCGGCGGTGTCACCGATGTGTTCACGTCCGTCGACGTGCTCACGTCCGTCACCGCCGCGTATGCCGCAACGAACCTGCAAGCGGCACAGGCCGCCGATGTGTTGTTCACCACCGTCCGGTTGGGCAAGACCACGGCCGCCGAGCTCGGTGCGACGCTCGGAAAGGTAGCACCGACCGCGGCGACGTTGGGCGTGTCGTTCACGGAGCTCTCCGCGGCGCTCGCCGCCGTCACCGTTCAGGGCATCAACACCCACGAAGCGGTCACCGGCCTCAAGGCCGCGTTCGCCAACGTCGTCAAGCCGACGAGCGACGCCACCGCCGAAGCGCAGCGACTCGGCATCAAGTTCGATGCGGCGACGTTGCGCGCCAAGGGGTTCAAGGGACTGCTCGACTCCATCACCGGCAGCGCGAAGTACAATAAGGACACCATCGCCAAGCTGTTCGGGTCGATCGAGGCGTTCAACACCATCTCGGCGCTCGCGAACAACAACGCCGCCGCGTTCAACGGCAACCTCGCGGAGATGGCGAAGGCCACGGGCGCGACCGACCTGGCGTTCGAGAAGATGAGCGACACGTACGACTTTCAGGCCAACTTGCTGAAGTCGAAGCTGCAAGTGGCGCTTATCAAAGTCGGCGACGTGCTGTTGCCGCTCATCACCAAGGCCGCCGCGCTCATCACGCATCTCGTCGACGCGTTCAACAACCTCCCGGGACCCGTGCGGAAGGCGTTGGTGGTCGGTGTCGCGCTCGGGTCGGCGCTGCTCATCCTCGTCGGCATCGTGGTCGGCATCGTCGGCGCTGTCATGGCCGCCGCCGCATCCGCCGAAGTGATTGCCATCGCGTTCGCCGCGGTGGTGGCCATCACCGAATACATGCTCGCGGCGTTCGCCGCCGCCGCGGTCGTTTTCTACGGCTTCAAGCACGCGTTCGACAAGAACCTCGGCGGGTTCGCCACGTTCGTCACCGATGTGTTCAACAAGGTCAAGCTCGCCGTCGAGGCGGTGCAACAGCTGTTCGAGGACGGTGGGTTCTCTGGGACGGTGTTGCGTGACCTCGAGAACGGCAACAAGGGCGTCGAGGACTTCGCCGTCACCGTCTTCCTGTGGTTCAACCGGGTCAAGAACTTCGTCGTTGGGCTCATCGACGGGTTCGAGAAGACGATGGACACGCTCGGCCCGGTGTTCAAAGCACTGGTCGATTCGTTCAAGGAATTGGGCACCGCGATCGGGTTCGCGAAGGACGGACCGGACGAGGCGCGTGGCAAGTTCCAGAAGTTCGGCGAGGCAGGCGCATCGATTGGCACGTTGCTCGCCAAGGGCGTCGGGCTGCTCGTGCAAGCCATCACCGCCGTCATCGACGTGACGACCGGGATGATTCAGGGCTTCAAGGCGATGGGTCCCGTGCTGTCGTTCGTGTGGGGCGCGATGATGCAGGTGTGGGGCGCGCTCAAGAACATTTTCGCCGCGTTCACGCAAGCGATGGGCGGTGCAGACGGCACATCCAACTCGTGGAAGGACCTCGGCAAGACCCTCGGCGTCATCGGAGGCATCATCGGGTACGTCGTCGGTCTCGCCGTGCAGGGGTTCGCGGTGATGCTGAACACCGCCGCCGCGAACATCGGCGGAATCATGACGTGGCTGTCCGGGCTCAAGAACATGTTCGTGGGCGCGTTCAACCTCATCAGCGGTTTGCTGACGGGGAATTGGGCGCTCGCGTGGTACGGCGCGAAGCAGATTCTGTTCGGGGTCATCCAACAGATCGTCGCCGGCATCACCGCGATGATTTCGACCATCGCCGCTCAGTTCGATGGCATCGCCAAGAAGCTCGGCAAGGACCTCGGGTTGCAGAAGGCCGTCGAGGGATTCAAGCACGACGCGCTCAAGGGGCTCGAGGCGAAGCTCGGCCTGGACAAGCCGCCCCCCACCGCCACGACGCCGATGGGTGGACCGCCCGGCACCGCCGCGCCCGGCCCGCTGGGTGGCGCAGGAGGGCCGATCGTCGGAACGACCGCACCACCGCTCGCGCCGGCGACCAACCCCGCAGCGGCGGCGGTGGCGGGTGCGGCGGCAATTGCGCCCGCAGCGGCGGCACCGGCATTGCCCCCGAAGGTCGATTCGACCACCAACGTCAACCTCATCCTCGATGGGGAGACGTTGGCCACCATTATTGCTAAGAAAACCGACGTGTTGGGCAACCGGTCATTCGGCCCCACCGTGACCCAGAAGTGAACCCATGTCCCTCGCCGACTCCCTCGACCACACACCCGAGCACATGACCGTGGTGAACCTCGCATCGGGCGACGAGCTCGAGGCGCAGTTCAACCCGACGGAGCTTGAGGAGTCCATCGGTGCCGAGTACGCGAGCCTCACCATCGTCGGGCTGTCGCACAAGCTGCTGCAATTCATCGCGAGCAACAACGACACGTTCAAGTTCACGATGATGTTCTCCTCCGCGAACGGTGGCCCGGTTGGGCAACGCGGCATCGAGCGCGCGCGGCGGTTCCTGCGCTCGCTCGTCAAGCCGCGATCGACCGCCGGCACCATCAAGACCGCCGGTGCCCCGCGCGCGTTGTTCGTGTGGCCCAATCTGCTGTCGGTGACGTGCGTGCTCAAGACCGCGACCTTCAAGCACTCGCGGTTCAACTTCAACGGCGCGTCGGTGTTCTACTCGGCCGAATGCGTGCTCGAGGAGATTCGCGACACGCTCATCACGTCCGAGGACGTGTTCAAGGGGAAGGGTTGATCCGATGCCGCCCCGCGTGAACTCCCGGAAAATGTTCTGCACCGCGCAGGCCGACGCATCGGGGCGGTTGTTCCTCAGCGAACGATCGCGCTTCTTGTATCGCAGCCTGTCCGACAACATCATGCACACGGTCGCCGCCGGCGAGTCGTTGTTCACCATCGCGGCGCGGTACTACGCCGCGGTCGATCGACCGGCCGGGTTGTGGTGGGTCATCGCGGACTTTCAACCCGATCCCATCTTCGACCCGACGCTGCGCATCGCCGACGGTACGGTGCTGGTCGTGCCGTCGTTGCAGACCGTGCTCACGTTGGTGTTCGCGGAGGAGCGGCGTGCCGAGGAGCCGATCTAGTGGCCCGGCGTAGCGAACCCGCGTTCTTCGTCCGGGTGAAACCGGCCACCATCGCCGTCACGGGCGCGGGTGCCGCCGTGCCCATTCAAGTGTTGATGTCGCGCATCGCGCAGGCGAAGAAGGACAAGCAAACCATCCTCGACAAGGGACCGCCGACCGTCGAGGACGCGCGTCGAATTGCCGGTCTCGATGCCGGGGTGTCGACGCTCGAGAAGCAGCTCGCATTCGAGAAGTCGGCGTCGAAGGTGCCCGCGCAACCGCAACCCACGCCCGCGCCGTCGGTCGACCTGTCACAAGCCATCCTCTCGTTCGAGTACGAGGAGAGCGAGAAAAAGTCCGACCTGCTCAAGCTCACCATCGAGAACAACGATCTGCGGTGGTTCGATTCGCCCATCTTCGAGAAGGGCACAACCCTCATCGTGGTGTGGGGGTACATCGGGCATCTCGTTCCGCCGCGCGAGGTCGTGGTGCAAACCGTCAAAGGCAACCGCACGCTCACGGTCGAATGCGCGGGCAAGGGCCAGCTGATGAACAAGGTGGCCCGCACGCGGACGTTCAACAACGTCACGCGCGCCGAGGTCGTGCGTACCATCGCGGAGGAGAACGGTTTCGGTCCTGACGCGCAATTCATCGATGACGGTCCGCCGGTCGCGAAACCGCCCGGCGTGTTCGGCGGGTCCACGTTGCTCGCGGCGGTCATTCAAGCGGCCACCATCAACGCGGGCGACAACGCCGAACGCGCGCTGCGATCCATCGTTGGGATCATCTCGAAAGGGGATACGAGCGTTGCACCGGGCACGTTCGCGACCATCAAGACGATCGCCAACAGCCCGGGCCAGCCGGTGGTGATGGTCAAGCAGATCCTCGCCGCCGCGAATGCCGCGCAGGCGTCCGTCGTTGCGGCATCCGCTGCGAAGGCGAAGAAGGAAGCACCGAAGTCGCCCGGTGCGGTTCCACGATACGGCGCCATCACGCAAGCGGGGCAGACCGACGCACAATTCCTCAAGCGGTTGGCCGACCTGCAAGGGTTTGAGTTCTTCATCGACTTCGACGGATTGCACTGGCACCCGCGCCGGTTCGAGCAACGCCCGATGCGCACGGTGACGTACATCCTACCTCCGGGTGTCGGCGACATCGTCGACTTCAATGTCGAGAACGATGTCACCGCGAAGCCGGCCGCCATCACCGTCAAGGGCGTCGACCCGTTGACCAAGAAAGCGTTCGCCGTCACGGCGGACGACGCGAACACGCCGCGCCCGACACTCGCGACGGTTCCCGAGCTTCCAGACACCGTCAAGGTCGTCGACCCCGTTACCGGTGCGACCAGCTACAAGGCGGGCACCGTGCCCGGTTCCGGGGCGGCGTCGTCCGATGTGAAGCCGTCGAGTGAGCCCAACGCCGCCGCCGCCAAGGTCGAAGCATCGGGGTTGTACACGCGCACGCAACAGACCGCGATCGAGCTGTCGCTCGACCTCGTGGGCGACCCGGGCATCGTGTGCAAATGCGTGCTGAACGTGCAGGGTTTGGGCAAGCGGTTGTCGGGCCGGTACTACGTTAGCGAGCTCAAACACAAGATCGACAGCGGTGGATTCAAGCAGTCGGCGAAGTGCAAGACCGACGGGACCAATTTGCGCGCGGGTGCGGCCGGCGTGCAGCCGAGTGCTGCGCAGCCGAATACCGGCACCACGCCGACCGGTGGCGATGGCGCGTTGACGCCCAAGAAGATCGTCGACCCCGCAAGCGGCGAAACCAAGACGGTGTACGTGAACACCGCCGGACGCAGCGACGCGTTGCCGGCGACGAAGGTGTGACATGAGCGAGCACGACAATCTCGGCGGACGCAAGTACCTCGCACCGTACGACGGCATCGTCCTCGACAACCGCGACCCGTTGTTGCTCGGTCGGGTGAAGCTCACGGTGCCCGGGCTCATCGAGCCGTCGTCCGATTGGGTGTTCCCGATTGGATCGCCCGGCGGTGGTGGGATGCGCCGAGGGTTTTTCTTCGTGCCGCCGATCCACGCCACGGTGTCGGTGCGGTTCATCGCCGGCGACATCGACCAACCGCGCTACATGCCGGGGCATTGGGGCACGCCATCGACAGGCACACGCGAGACGCCCGGACCCGTGGGCGGCTACCGCGGGTCGGATGCAACCGGCGACGAGGACCCGACCACGATCACGCCGGACGAGGCGCCGCTCATTCGCGCGATCGAGACGGACCGATTCATCATCGTCATTGACGACCGCCCGGGGAAGGAGCGGCTGATCCTCCGAGACAAGAAGTCCGAGGACCAGATCGAGTTCGATGGTGCCGCGTACGGCATCACCATCAAGGCGACGACCGCCGTGCGCATCATTGCCGACGGTGCGGTCGACATCAAAGCGGCCACCATCACGCTCAACGGGCGCGCGGTGCTACCATCGGGCAAGCCGATCGCGTAACCCATGCCGCTCGCACCCATCGACGAGTTCTGCGTCCAGCTCGACCCCACCACGGGGTTCAAGCTCGAGGGCGGTCTGCCGTCGGTGTCGTTCGACCCGGCGAGCTTGGGCATCACCATGCCGGGCGGGTCGTTCCTTCAAGCGGCGGGTGCATTGCCGCAGAACACCGTCGAAGTGCTGCTCGGTGAGCTGTCGGCGGCGTTGATGCCGTTCCAACCCATCTTCGACATCCTCGATGTGCTGTTGTTGATGGCGAAGGTGATGGAGGCGGTCAAGACGCTCAACCTCGTCAAGCTCGGGAAGACCATTCCGCCGTTGCTGTCGAAGATCGACAAGCTCAAGGCGCTGGTCCCGCAGGTCGCCGCCCCGTTGATGATCGTGAACACGATCGATCTCATCATCGCGTTCCTCGGCGTGTTGAAGGTGCAGCTGCACGCGCTGATTGATGCACAGCTGCGCGTCGACACGGCGAACGCCCGCGCGGTGTCGTTGGGTGCCCCGCAGCTCACGCTGGCCGCCGCATGTGGGCAGTCCCAAATCGATGCCCAACTGAGTGCGATGGTCACCGTCGCGGCACCCATCAATCGGTTGCTCGACCTGCTGAACACGTTGGCCGGCATTGCCGGTCTGCCGGAGCTCCCGGCGCTCGGTTCGATGTCCGGCGGGGTCACCCCGGCCACGAACGCCCTGGATTCATTGGTCGCGGCGCTGACTACAGTACGATCGAAGATTCCGGTGTAGACTGCTCCGCATGGCGGACCTGTACTCCTGCAACAAGCAGCCCCCCGCGGGCGCGGCCACCACCGACTACTTCTCCGCGGCGTGGTGGGACGTGAAGTGTCGGATGAAAGCCGGTTGGCTTCTGAAGGGTTCGAGCGACGCGACGACTAAGTCGACCGACGCCAACCCGATGAATCAGAAGTGGTCCGTGCCCGTCGCGGTCGGTGGGCAGACCGGTGCCGTCGCATCCATCGGCGCGATGACCGGCAAGGACTACACGTTCACGGGGCTCACCGGACTTGTCGCACCCACGAACACGAACCAAGGCGGCTCCGAGGGGCGCATCCTCGTCGTCACCGGTGCGGCATCCCCGGGTAACAACGTCGCGTGGCTCATCACGAAGGTCATCTCGGCGACCTCGTGCCTCGCACGTCCGATCGTCACGTCGGCGGTGAACCACTCCGCCGGTACCGGTCCGGTGATGACCATCTCGGGTCACCTGATGCGTACCACGCGTGTCAACATTTACGTGAAGGCCGCGAACAACGGCAACACGATCGCATCCGGTCTCGCGCAGATTCAGATCGGCCTCGCCGGCTCGGGCGGTGCGTTCGCTGCCGCCGTCGTCATCCCGGCGACCGGCATCGTCGAGATCATCGACGAGAACGGCGTGCACACGGGCATCTACCTCAACTTCGCCGCGGGCACGGTCGTCACTGCCGACGTTTGGCAGGCACCCGGTGCGGTTGCGACCGACGCGAACAACGGCGCGATCTCGTGGACCGAGTACGACCCGCTCACCGCCGTCTATGCGGCGATGGCATCCGGCGCGTGGATTCTGATCGAGGGTCCTCCGACACTCAAGATCCCGTTCGGCGCAGCACCGGTCGGCACGTTCTTCCGCGGGGAGAACATCGTGCAGGCGACCACGGGCGCGGAAGGGGAAGTCCTCGGCGTGACGTACGAGCCGAGCACGGGAGTCGGCTACCTCGTGGTGATGCCCCGCGTGCAAGGCACCGGCATCGATCCAGAAGGATGGAACCACTCGAACCAGATCACCGGCAGCACGAGCGGCGCGACGGTCACTCCGAACGCGATCTGCAAGCGCTACGTGCGCCAGGTGATGATCGCGCGCGGAACCGGCATCACCGGCACGATCACGTACCAATGTGTCGACGACGCTGGCGAGGCCGCTTCGGCGTTCGCGCGCCTCATGCAAGAAGCTGGTTGTACGAACACGATCCCGCCGGGGCAGGGCGGCACCGGCAACGCATTCCCGGGCGCGACGACCGGAAGCTACTGTGTGCTCGGCACGGCCGGGTCGGTCGCGCACGATACGAACCCGTGGGTGAACGATGCGCAGGTGTCGACCAACGGCATCGGGAACCTGCAAACGTTCGTCGCGAATTGCATCGAGCGACAGAACGTGTCCGCGGATGGGTCCGGCACGCAAGTCATCGGCGAGCCGGTCGTCTCCGTCACGTTCGCCGGGGGTCCGCCGAGCTTCATGCGATGCGATGGTGGTGAGGAAGGCGACGTGGAGCCGTACGTGTGGTTGGGGGGCTTTCCGTCCTCCGGCACGCCGTCCGGTTTCAACACACGTTCGCGCACCGGACACGGCGCGGCCCCCGGTCACGTGAACTCACGGTGGGCGGCGAACGGCTGCTTCTCGATGAACGCGAACACGAACTGCGGCGGACTCACTTGGAAGAAGCGCGGTCTCGGTGGTGCCGGTGCTGCTGCCGAGGGATTCGCCGAGGTCGCTGGCGCTGTCGACGCCACGGACGTGAACGCTGCCGCCGGATTTATGATCGCGACCGCCGCGACGACTGACCAGGAGAAGGTCATGTCCACGGGCCTCACGACGGCGCCGATCGTGTTGGAATTCCCACGCATGATCAATCCGACGAACCAGCTCAAGATCCGCAAGGGCGCCGTTCGGCACATTGCGCTCATTCAAGGAAACGTCGGCTACGACACGTTCGGGTCGAAAACATGGCTGCAAGCCGGTGACGCTCCGGGCGCGACCGTCGCATCCATCCCGTGTGCTGTTCGTTGGGATGGTTCGACGGTGCCGGTGCAGTAATGGCCTCGACCGCGCGCGGAGCCGTGGCGCCGCTCATGGGACCGAGCGCGACGCACGCGTTGGTCGGCGAGCAGACGGGCCGTCTCGTCCTCACAAACTACGAGCAGTTCGTTGTCGACACGACGCGGAGCCTCGTCGAAGGCGGGCAATCGTTCTCCCAAGTTCAGGTCTCGAACACCACGACGAAGGCGGGTAACGACATCCGTGCCGATCACCCGGCGTTGGAGCTGTTGAACGCGGAGGGTGCACGTAACGGACTCACGGGCGAGCAGACGCGATTCCTCATTCGGGGTGGCAGGGAAAATATCGCCTTCGATTCGACGAAGTCACGCGGAGGGCAGTGCGCCGATCAAGTGCAGGTAGGTACGACGCTCACGAAGGCCGGTAACGACGTGCGCGCCGACCACGGCAACGTCGCACTCCTACCCTTCGACCTGTCGCGCTTCGGCGTCGGCGCCATCGTTGGCGATCTCGTGCCGCCGACGTTCGGCGGACTTGTCAGCGTTGTTGTCTCGAGCTTGAGCTCGGTGACGTGTTCGTGGTCGGCAGGTTCGGACACGACGAGCTCGCCGTCGAACCTCACGTACGAGGTGCACGTTTCGACATCGGCCTCGCAACCGTTCGCCGTGCGCGGCACCGTGAAGGGCGCGACGAGCCTGGTCATCACCGACCTATTGCCCGGGCAAACGTACTACTTCCGTGCGCGATGCCGTGACGAGGCCGGAAACTTCAACGCGAACGCGGGTGCAGAGATCAGTGTCACGCCCGATGTGGCGCCGACGTTCGCCGGCGCGACCGGTGTGGCGGCGCTCGGACTCACGAGCGCGCGCGTGTCCTGGTCCGCCGCGACGGACGATCACGACCTCGCGGCGTCCATCACGTACCGCGTGCACATGTCGACCAGCGCGTTGCAACCGTTCGTTCCCGGGTTCGAGGTCGTCGGCGCCACGCATCTCGACATCGTCGGACTCACGCCAGGGACCACGTACTACTTCAAGGTCCGCGCGTTCGACACGAGCAACGTCGGCGACACCAACAGCGTCGAGGTGTCCGTCACGCTGAGTTCGGACAATCCGCCGACGTTCGCCGGCGTGCAAACCGCCGTCCCGGCCGGTCCGCGATCGGGCGCACTCACGTGGGCTGCCGGCTCCGACGATGTCACGCCGACCGGTTCGTTGGTGTACGAGATTCACTACGCGACCGCGGCGTTGCAGCCGTTCGTGACGCGCGCGGTGAGCGCCGCCGGTGCGACGAGCGCCACCATCACCGGATTGCTTCCGTCGACGCGCTACTACGTCAAGGTGCGGTGCCGCGACCTCGCCGGGCAGCTCGACACCAACGTCGTCGAGCTCACGTTCGTCACGCCGGATGACGTGTCTGCCCACCCCGTCATCGGGAACATCACCCCGTCGGCGGGCACACCCATCTCACGCGACCAGGCCATCACGTTCGATGTCACCGACCCGGTGAGTGCGTTCCGCCGCATCATCGTCGAGGTCACCAACGCTGACACCGGCATCGCCGAAGTGGTCCACAACGGGGACACGTTCCTCGGGTTCTACTCTGGGTTGTCGGGTCGAAGCCTCATCGCGAACGGTTGGCGGTATTCCGTGCGCCGTTCGGGCGGTTGGACCGGCTCCCCATCGTTCCGGGTGTATGCTGTGGACATCACCGGACTCGAGAACGCCTGACCCATGCCCACGCCTTTTTCGTTCCCGTTGCTCCCCGACACCATCCCCATCGGTGGCGGATCGGGCACGACCTCGCCGAGCGCGTCGTCGACGGCGGTGCGTCGGGCGTTCCTCGGCGCGGGCCTTCTGCACCCGTTCCAACGTGACCAGAAGGCTGACTTCGCCAACGGGAGCGACGAAGCCAACGTGCGTGCGTGCGTCTCGCAAGTCATCGGCACGTGTGCATCGACGGAGGACGGGCTCGTCCAGGGTGAGATCCCGTGGCGTCCGGAGTTCGGGTCGGTGTTGTACCGCATCAAGCACCGGAACAACGACGCCGTGCTCGAGGCGCTTGGGCGGGTGTACATCGCCGAATCGCTCGCGCGGTGGGAGCCGCGGGTGTCGTTGCGCGAGGTGTCGTTCACCAAGACGAAAACGCTGCAAAGCCTCGACACGCTCATCGTCGGGTTGCTTTACGACATCATCGCGGCCAACGTGCCGGGCAACATGGTCATCGTCCCCGACGTGACCCAGGACGTGAGGGTCTGACGATGGCCATCCTCCCCCGCAGCGTGGACTACACCGACACGGACTTCGACTCGTTGCGAGTTCGGTTGTTCAAGCTCATTCGAAGCGTGTTCCCGGCGTGGACCGACGAGAACGTCTCGAACTTCGGCAACTTGTTGGTCGAGCTTTATTGCTTCGTGGGCGACGTGCTCGGGTTCTATCAGGACAACAACGCGATCGAGTCACGCATCGTCACGGCATCACAGCGCAAGAGCCTGCTCGGCCTGGTGAAGCTGCTCGGGTTCGTGCCCCCGGGTGCGTCGGCGGCGACGGTGAGCGTGACGTTGTCGATCCCGGCACCGGTTGCCGGTGCGGTGACCATCCCGCTCGGGGACTTCGTGCGCACGCGCGACGTGACCGGTGCGGTGCGGTTCCAACTGCTCGCGGCGGCGGTCATTCCGGCGGGGTCGACTAGCATCGCCGTCGATGTCGAAAACTCCGTCAACGCACAGGACGTATTCACGAGCACCGGCCTGGCCAATCAGGAGTTCGTGTTGTCGGCGACGCCGTACCTCGACGACAGCTCGCAAGTCGTCGCGGCCGATGGCGCGTACGTGCAGGTCACGAACTTCCTCAATTCCACGTCGACCGATAAGCACTTCACCGTCGTGGTCGACCAGAACGACCGTGCGCGGTTGCGATTTGGGAACGGCATCAACGGCGCCATCCCGTCGGGTACCATCACCGATAGCTACAAGACCGGCGGCGGCTCCGACGGCAACGTCGAACCGGGCACCATCTCCGAGCTCGAACGCACGTACACCGATGCGTTCGGCACGCCCGTCGAGGTGTCGGTCACCAACCCACTCAAAGCGTCGGGCGGCGCTCCGCGCATGTCGAATGCGCAGATCAAGATCGCCGCCCCGCAAAGCATTCGCGCGCCGACGAACTCGGTGGCGCGCGAGGACTTCGTCATCAACGCGAAGCGGCTGCCCGCGGTCGCGCGCGCGTTGATGCTCACGAGCAACGAGGACCCCGGCGTGCCGGAGAACACCGGCCACCTGTACATCGTCCCGCAAGGGGGCGGTGTGCCGTCGTCGGAGCTCAAGGCGTCGGTGCTCGCTCAAGTCACGACCGTGTATCCGTGCACGCTGACGTTCACGCCCGAAGTGCACGATCCAATCTACAAGGCGGTCGCGGTCACCGTCACGGTGTTCAAACGCCAGGGATACACCGGCGCGGCGGTCAAGGCGGCCGTGCTTGCAGCACTGGCGGGGTTCTTCGCCATCACCAACGTCGACGGCACGCCGAACGAGCTCATCGACTTCGGTGCCAACTACGTCAACGCCAACGGCATCGCAGCGGGTGCGCTCGCGTGGTCCGACATTTTCGATGCCATTCGCGACCTGCCCGGCGTGCGCAAGATCGATCCCGGCTCGTCCGGGTTGTTGTTGAACGGCGTGGCGTCGGATGTGTCGATCGCCACCAACGAATTCCCCGAGCTCGGCACCGTCACAGTCCTTGACGGTGACACCGGCCTGCCGTTGTAGCCCATGCCCGCGCCCACCAACCTCTCGTTCGAGACGGCCGGTGCAACGCCGGGCACGGCCGCGTCGTGGACCGCCACGGGTGTCGACGCGTTCCAAGACATTGCCGTGTTCTACCCCGGGACGAGTCCGCGCCCGTGGGAGGACTTCGAGAAGGGTTGGACCAACGACGGTGCGTTCTTCGCATTCGTCGGCGTGCCCACCGACCTCGCGGTGCCGAACTTCACGACGTTGTCGGTTGTCCCCCAACATGCCGAGACGTTCGAGGAGCTGTGGTCCGGAAATCAGGACTACCTGTTCGAGATGGGTCCGGAAGCGGTGGCGGTGTTCACCGGTCCGCAGGACTTCGACGACTTCGAGACGGGCTGGGCGAACGTGCCGTACCTCGGGGTGTTCGCGCCGGGCGACGTGTCGGTTGCCGTGTTCACCGGTCCGGCCAACTTCGACAACTTCGAGACGTGGGTTGCCGCGCCGTTGTTCATCTTCGGCGGTGGCGATGTGATCGCCGGCATTTTCGATGGTGCCGTTCCGCAGAACTTCGAGGACTTCGAGGAGGTCCGGCTCGACGCCGTGTACAGCGCCGACCCCGTCACCGACGTGTTCAACGCCCCGGGGCACGGGTTCGTGCTCAACGACGCCATCACGTTGAAGAACGACGGCGGTGTGTTGCCCCAACCGCTCGAGGAGCAGGTCACGTACTACGCCGTGGGAGTCGTGCCCGGCGTGTCGTTGCAGCTCTCGCTCACGCCGGGCGGTGCCGCCATCAACATCACGACCTCGGGCGGTGGCGCGGTTGTCCTGCACGGGGACGAAACGCTCTACTGGACCGAGAATCTGCTACTGTAGGAGGCACCATGGCGAGCGCGGACTGGACGGAATTGACCGGGAGCCTGATTGCGGGTTCGGTCGCACGTGGCGTGACCGCAGGCATCGCCGTCCCGTCCGGTGGGGGGAGCTTCCTCTACGGTTGGAACAGCTTGGCGGCGTCGGCGGGCGCGCATGGGTTGTACTGCAACCTCGGTAGCTTCGCGCCGATGGCGAAGGGCGGTTCGATCCGTGCTGCCATTCAACGCGGCATCTCGGGCGGCCCGCTCAACTTCACGCCGCTGTTGTTCATCGGTGCACAGGGCGGAGCCGTCGGCGACCTCGCGTACATCCTCGGACTGCAAGACGACGACCCGCACCGCATCGCGCTCCGCAAAGGAGCCATCAACGGTGGCATCCCCGCCGGCGCGACGGGTAACGGCATCCTCCGACGCAGCACGGCCGCATATGCGCCGGGCACGTGGCTCCACCTTCGTCTCGACATGATCGTCAACACGAACGGCGACGTGATTCTCCAGGCGTTTCAAAGCGACCTCGGCGCGCATGTCGTCACCGCACCGGTGTGGACGAACGTGCCGGGTCTTACCGAGTTCCGGGACGACGCGCTCGGCATCAACTCCGGCAGCGCGCCATACACGTCAGGACGCATCGGGTTCGCGTTCGCGACCAAGGATGTCACCCGTCGCGGCTTCGTCGATCAGGTCGAATGCTATCGGCAGCTGTAGGCCATGGCCCTCGGCGTCCTCACTCGACGATTCGGCGTCACCCAAGGGCGCATTGCGCCCACGGGCGTCACGCCGGAGCTCGGTGCGTTCGTTTTCTGTCTCGGCTCCGACCTCGCGGGCGACGTGCAGCAGATCGTCGATGCGGACAGCATCGAGGTCACGCAAACCGCCGATGTCACCGGCATCAAGCTCGTGCGGTTCACGGCGCACGTGCGTCCGCCGGCGCTGCTCACGGGCGACACGGTCCAACCCGACGGTGGAATCGTGCGCGCGTGTCGCGACACCGCCGACGGCAACATGGTGTCGGGCGTCGTCTATTGGGTGTTTTCGTGGGCCATCAACGCGGTTCGATACCGGCGCACGTTGTACCCGGGGCGCACGCTCATCATCCGTGACGGCGCGGTCGATGTGTCGCAGCTCGTAGGCAACCAGACGATCAAGTATCGACTCGAAACGGCGGTGGTGTGATGGCCAAAGTCGCACCCGCCGAACTCCCCGCCGTCTGGGTTGACCCCGTCATCCTCGACACGTCGGGGGCGCGGTTGCGCTTGGTGAACCGCGTTCCCGAACCGAACGAGACGGACGTGCCCGCCGACACCGACATCGTGTTGTGGTTGGTCGACACCGCCGTCGGCGGCACGGTCACCGTCGCGGCCACGCGCGTCTATGTGAACGGCGTGTTGGTGTACAACGGATCGACGGGCACCTTCGCGGTGGGGTTCGATGGCCCGTCCAGCGCCGCCACCGTGGTCGGCAATCAGCTGTCGATCGTGCTCGATGTCGTGTCCCCGTTCGCGTCCGAGCAGCTGGTCACCGTGCGTGTCGTGTCGGCGACCGATGCCATCGCCGCCGCCATGGGCGTCATCGACGAGACGTACTCGTTCACGATCGTCGATTCGACCGCACCGCAGGTGACCGGCGCACAGTCGACCGCGCATCGCACCATCACCGTCGCGTTCAACGAGCCGATGCGCGAGCTCGGCGACGGTGCAACGGCGGACGCGCTCACGCCGGGCAACTGGACGATCGTGCCGCAGGTGTTCCCCGCGGTCACGCCCAACGTCGTGAGCGTGCGCGCCATCACGACCACGCTCGTCGAACTCACCGTCGACATCGACCTATCACAGCGAATCACCTACCGCGTCACCGTCACCGGTGCATCGGACGTGACCGGCAACGCCGTCGTCGCACCGTTCAACACGGCGTTGTTCACGGCGTTCGCGTGCCCGTCGCCAGCGGATCGGGACTTCGACCTGTACAAGATGCTCCCCGCGATGAACCGCCGCGAGGACCAAGCCGGCACGAAGGACCTCGAGAAGTTCATCGCGTGTTTGCAGGACGTGACCGATCTCCAGCTGTGCGAGATCGATTCGTGGACGGACATTCTCGACCCGGATACCGCCCCCGAGCAATTCGTCGACGCGATGCTCGCCGACCTCGGCAACCCGTTCGCGTTCGAGCTCACGCTTGCGGATAAGCGTCGACTCGTCCCGTTGCTCGTGCCTATCTACAAGTCGAAGGGCACCAACATCGGCATCGTCAATGCGGTGCGGTTCTTCACCGGCATCGAGATCACGATCGTACCGTACGTGCTCGGCGGGATGATCCTCGGGGAGAGCGAGCTCGGTGACATCGGGCTATTCGACTCCGGGACGTGGGAGCTCGGCCCGTCGGGGTCGTTCGCCAAGTACGCGTTCAACGTGACCGTGGGGGTGCTTCTGACGGATGACCAACGGGCGAAAATCCGCGGGATTGTCGTCTACATGAAGCCGGCGCACACGCACTTCGTGTTCCTCATCGAGCCGACGCCGCCGACCGTCATCGACCACATCGAGCTCGGCCTGTCTGAACTCGGCGTGACGTGGGACCTGCACTAAGGTAGTCTCGCGAAGGAGCTCGACCCATGAACCGATTGGACTACTACTTCCGGCAGAAGGTCACCGAGGCCGAGCTCGATCAGGGATTCACGTATTGCGAGACCGCCGACAAGGCGTTGGTCACGGACCACGGGCGCATCGGCATCATCACCGGGTCGACCGTTGCCGAGCAGGGCGTGCCCGACCTCACCGTGCAGGTGGCGGGCGGCGTCGTCTACGACAAGTCCGGACAACGCATCAACATCCCGAGCACACAGAACGTCGATTGCTCGAAGGACTACAACCTCGTATCGACCGCGGTGGCCGCCCCCGGGAACGAGCGGTGGTTGTCCATCTTCGCACAGACGGATCGGGTGCTCACCGACCCGCGCACCGACGGCAACGGGCTCACCGTGTACTTCCAACGCGCGGAGTCGTTCAAATTCAAAGTCGTGGCCGGTGCGGAAGCGGGTGCGGGCCTCGGCGTGCGTCCGGCGCTCGATGGCACGAACGTGCTGTTGGCCGACGCCAAGCTCGTCTTCGGCACCACGCAAATCTTCAACGCCGACATCAGCACGACCCGTCGCGAGAGCTCGATCGTGATCTCCGGGTCACCGCGCGCCATCACGCAAGGGCAGGTGAACACCGCGCTGTCGAACCTGCTGTCCTACTACAACAACCACGTGACCGGTGCCGCCGACAAGCACCCGGCCGCCGACATCAACTATGCGGGTGGTCCGGCGTGGGCCGACGGCACGACCAACCCCGCGGCGACCGTCGAGGCGCAGCTCGATAAGATCATCAGCGACCTCGGCGCGGGTGCCGGTGCAGCCAAGATTCACGCGAACGCCGACGGCAACTTCGCGGGCGGATTCGTCAGCGACTTCATCAATCAGGTGGCGCCGTTCATCGGCACGCTGAAGGTGGTGAACGTCTACACCGTGACGGATGCGGGGTCGCACGTGACCACGGCCGCCGCGTACGAGACCGTCGGCACGATGGACATTTCGATCGCCAGCGTGGCCAACGGCGACAAGCTGATCGTGATGGCGAACACGCATTGGTTCGCCGCCGGCGGCGACACGCTCAAGGGCCGCGTGTGTGTCGTGCACCCCGACGCGTCAGAACACGACCTCGGCAACACCGAGGAGGTCGTGACGGGTGCGCTCGAATTCCACGCCACGCCGGTCGGCATCTACACCGCCGTCGCTGCCGGCACGCACCACGTCCGTCTCCAGTTCTTCCGCAGCGCCGGTGCCGGCAATCCGCAGTCGATCGGACCCATCCAGCTCGTGGTCGTTTGGGTCAAGGCATAGCGGTTACGATTCTTGCGCTTTTCGTGTTGCTAGCTCTTAGGGGGAAAGGGTGACACCATGGTCGAGGCAGCAATCGTGACGTGCATCATCGTCCTGGTCGCATGCGCGGCCGGGCTGATTCGGCCCTACATCAACAACCACCAAGCCGTCGTATCCGTGCAACGCCTACAGGTTGCCGCTGCGCGACGGTCGGATCACCCGCCCGGGAGGAGCAGCGACGATGGACGACAGCCTCGTGAAGATCGGAACCGGGGTAGTGGTCGCCGCGGTGTCCGCGACAGCCTACCTCGTGGGTCGAATCACGACCGGCTCGGCTAACCACAAGGCGCTCGCCAAACAGGTCGAGGACCTGGAAGCGCGCGTGTCCGCTGCCGAGGGCGAGGTCAAGACGTTGATGCTCGCTCGGGAGCGTGAGGCCGGTGCCCGCGAGGCGTTGGATCGGGTGGCGACGGGGAACACCGGACCCCACCCCGTCATCAAGCGTTGACCGTGCGGCGGTCCGGGCCTAGGCTGCGCGGATGGACCAGATCACCGCCTGGCTGAAAGCCTTCGCTGCTGCGCACCCCTCCATTTGGTTGTTCGTCATCGTCCCGTTGGTGACGATCGTGGCCAACCCGCTCATCAAGTGGATGACGACCGGGGGATGGGACGCCCTGCTCGCGAAGTACCCCCGCGTGGCCGCGGTATTCAAGGTCCTCAAAGCGTTCGGGCTCGACCCGGTCACCGGAATCGTGTGGCTCGTCGTGGTCATCACGGGTAACCCGCCCGCGGCGTACCTCGCGAAATACGGCCTCAAGCCGAAGCCGAAAACGCCCACGTTGCCGGCATTCATCATGGGTGCGAGCCTCGTGCTCGTCGTGGCGTGGTTCGGCGTGATGTCGTGCACGCCCGCGCGCACCGCCGCCGCCGAGAAGATGGGCGTGGACACTGCCGTGTGCGCCATCAACGCGTACGAGAAGAACCCAGCCATCACCCCGGAACAGCTCGCTGTCGAATGCGTCGGCATCGTCGTCGAGGACGGGCTCAAGGTCATCGTCGCCCACAAGAAGGGCAAGACGCTCGCGGCACCGCCGCCGTGTGGGAGCTCGAGCAAGTGACCGACGCCGCACCCGTCCAGCGATTCGGTCGCGGGCACAAGAAGCGCGCCGGCTCCGCCGTCCCGCTGCCGTTCGCGCGATTGCATCCGCATCTCGTCGGCGCCGACGCGTTGCCCGATGCCGTGTCGTACGAACCCGAGGTCGTCGACCAGGCGCAAACGAGCACGTGTTTCGCGTGCGCCCCCGCGGTCGGCATCGCCGAGACGTTGCACCTTGCCGGGACGCCGTTGCCGTGGCCGATCTCGATGCTCGACCTGTCGAAGCAGGTGCGGTGCATCGAGCGCGCCGCGTGGGGTAGCCTGAACATCAACGACCCGCTCACCGACACCGGTGGCGACCCCGCCGACGTGGTGACCGCCGTTTCGGTGTGGGGCGTGTGCGCGATCGATTGCCGCACCGAGGACGAGAAGCAGCGCAAGTGCGACTGCTCCCCCGATGCACGGTTGAACGCCAACCCCACCGTGCTTGAGGAGGAGCGCAACGCGGAAACGCTGCTGCTCGGCATCGTCGAGATCGACCCGTCCGATCCGGGTCTCGGGGTGCGCCGCGCGCTCGCCTCGAAGGTGCTCGTGACGAACGCGTGGTGCGTGATCGATGCCGACGAATCCGCCGGACCCGACACCGTGCTCGATGCACACCCCGACCGCGCCGCGGGCAGCAATCACGACACGCTCATCGTCGGGTACCGCAAGATGCCCGATGGTTCGTATCAGTACCGGTTGCAGAACTCGTGGGGTCTGTTGTGGGGTGCCTACGGCCGCGTGTGGGTCACGGAGGCATTCCTCCGGCAATGCGATTGCTTGTACGCACTCGCCGTTCGGAGGATGTCGTGAAGCTGTGCTTGATCGTTTCCGTCGTCGCGCTTCTCGCCGGATGCCCGACTCCCGCACCCGTGCCCCCGACCCCGGATGCCGATGCGGCACCGTTGCCCACCGACGCCACCCCGCCCGTCATCGGCGACGCCGGCCCGATCGTCACCGATGTGTGTGCGGCGTATCGCCGGTTCATGTGCCTCGAAGGCGGACCGAAGTGCGAGCAGGCCATCAACAAGGTCATCACCAAGAATCAATTCCCGCTCGACACGACGTGCATCGTCGGGGCGAAGTCGCTCACCGCGTTGCGCGCGTGCGCCGGCGCGGGGTGCGAAACGCTCACGCCCTAGTGCAGGTCCCACCGACCGCGGGTGTTCTTGGCGATCTGCTGCATCGTCGGGTACCACCGACGGTTCACGGTCTCGGTGATAAGGGCGCGCTGCTTGCGGCGCGTGTGGACGCGGTCCGCCCACAGCATCACGAGCACAGCTACGCCAACCAGGAACGCGATCTGCCATCCGGTCATGTTGCCTCCTAACAGCCGACCCACACGCATCGACTCGACACCTTCTCGTACGCGCGGTCGATGTGCCCCGACGAAAACCCGCGCAGCGCACCCCGCACGTTGCCGCCGCTGGCTTTCATCCATGCGCGGAATACCTCGAGACCGACCCGGAACCCGAGCCGTCGATCGGCGGCAACCTTGGCCGGGTCAGCACCGGGTACGTATTGTCCCGGCTTCTTGGTTTGCATCACGCCGAAGCTCGTGCAGTTCGCGACCGTGCGGTCGGCAAGGTTGGGGCATCGCGTGCGCACGCCGGCCTTCCAGCACGTGCAATCGCCCAAGTTGTACGTGCCCCACAGCGACTCGAAGTACCCCCACGCCAACATCACCCGCGCCTCGGTGCCGGTCGGTTTCGCCGCCAGGATGTCGTCGACGACGTGGCCGATGTCGAACGTCGAGGCTCGCGGGAACTTCGCCGCCAGCGCCAGCAGGACGGCGCGGTCGGGCACATCCGCCGCGTTCGCCGGTCGCACGACCAGCATCGTCACCACCAGGACCAGCAGCCGGAGGATGTTTCGCATGGTTGAGGTCCATAGGTCGGTTTCGTCGGGGGGTCGACTCAGCTACGGTGCGGGTGCGGGGGGCGGCCTCGCAGGGCTGACCCGGTTGGCCGGTGCGGGAACCGGGCAGGCGTGACCCCGTGGAACCGCCCCCCGCACTAATGCCGGTCGGTGGCGTTGCGCAGCGCGTCCTCGACTGCTTCGACGAGGGCGGTTTGGTGCTTCTTTCGTTCGGCCTCGAGCTCGCGGGCGGCGGCCTCGCGGAGCTCGTCGATCGCAAGTCGCAGCTTCCGCGCGTCCTCGACATCGCGCAGCAGGTGCATGAAGTCCTGCAAGTACATCGATGCGACCGCGGCATGGCGGTCGATGCGCGTGATGGCGATGACCGCCCGCCCATCGGTCGCCGCCGTCCCTTGCGCGAGGGCGCCGTGAATCGAGATCGACTTGCCGTGCTTGCATTCGACCCACCACGGCGTTCCTTCCACGTCGGCGAACTTCTCCTCGGCGGCGGCCTTGAGTCCGAGCCGCGCCTGCATCTGCGCACCCCGTCGCGCGCTCGGGTACAACACGCGGAGCTCGACGGCGATGTCGCGTTCGAAGTCCGCACCTTTGGTTCGGCTCAGCTTTCCCACGGTCCACCATCCTCGATGCGCGTGCCATCGAATCCAGCGGCGACCGCCGCCACGATGCTCGCGCGTTCGGCACCCGCCTGTCGGGCCAACCGTCCGGCCGCAATGCCCACCGCCAGCGCCAACACCTTGTCGGTCGCGGCGTGGGCGAACCGTGCGCCGACGAGCTCGCATATGCCCGCCGCCACATCGATCGCCCGGTCAAGGTTGTCTGCCATGGATCCGCACTTGCGCGGTTGCCTCGGATTCTCCCGTGATGTCGGATGGTAGCGATCCCGCTAGCAAGAAAACAATCGCAATAGTTGCAATCTTCGGCAGCATGCGTATACATGGGTCTGCGCTCACGAGCCCGTGAGCCCAAACCCGAATCGAGGAAATCACCATGGCAAAGAAGAACACCGTCACTCGCACCGCTCCCCGCACGCCCGCCATCGACCACAGCGACAAGACGCCCGAGGAGATCGCGCGTCAGGATGCGGAGCGCTCGGGCAAGCCGGCGACGGTGACGACGCCCGGCACGACTGCCACCACGGCCGCGACCGGCCCGAAGCCGCTCACCGAGTGGGACAAGCAGGCGCGCGAGCTCGGCCCGATCCACATGAAGGGCGTGTTGCTCAGCCGCATGGCCGCCCGCGTCGAGGCGACGCTCAAGTCGATCGCCAAGTACAAGTTCGAGCCCCCGACCACCCCGGTCGAAGGCGTCGCGTCGTCCGATCCGTTCCCCGGGGCGCGCACCGAGCTCGTGGTCGCCGGCGCGAAGCTCCGCGTGGCGGCGGACCTCATCACGTCCGTGCCCCGCGCGTGGCGTCCGTCCGTGCGCGGTGCCGTCGCGGCGGCGTCCGCCGCGGTGAAGGTCGGCTCGAAGGTCGAGATCCGAGACAACCTCCGCAAGGGGTACGACGGCATGCTCGATGCCGCCGACCTCGTCAATCTCGAGGTCATCGCCATGGCCAACGGCCAGGTGAAGGTGAAAACCGCGAAGGGCGAAATCCTGTTCTTCAAGCGCGGCCACGTCGTGCCGGCGGCGACCGCTGCCGCCGCCGCGGAGTGATTCGCACATCGAAGTAGTCCAAGCAGGTCGGCGGGTTCGCGCTCGTCGGCCTGTTTTCGTTGCATCGCCATCATTGCAATACTTGCAATCACCGCAATCATGCGTATGATGTGTCGGGGGTTGCCCCCACCACATCGACCCGAAGGAGAACCACCATGCATCTCGCCCGCATCATCCACGCCGCATTCTTCACCCGCACCGCCCAGGGATGGGGGTTGCCGCTGTACTTCATCGGGGAGCCCGGTGTTGCCAAGTCCACGTTCATCCGCGACTTCGCCAAACGCGTCGGCGTGCCGTGCGAGGTGTTGTCGGGTGCGGAACGTGGCGAAGGCGCGTTCGGTGTCGTCCCGGTCCCGGTCAAGGGATCGCTGACGTACCCCGCGCCGGACTGGACCGCGGCGTTTAGCAAGCGTGGCCTGGTGTTCCTCGACGAGATCACGAGCAACCCGCCCATCATCCAAGCCCCGTGCATGGGCCTGTTGCTCGACAAGCGCATCGGCTCGCATCAACTCCCCGGCGGCGTGCGTGTGTGGGCGGCGTGCAACCCGCCCGAGATGGCCGCGAACGGGTACGAGATCGCACCGCCGCTCGCGAACCGCGGCGGGTGGCTCCGGTGGCACCCGCCGACCATCGAGGAGCACATCGCGTACATGCTCGGCATGGCTGCGGACACGACCGACAACGCCGTCGACTGCGATGCCGAAGAAGCGCGTGTGGTCAAGGAATGGGACGGTGCCTACGCCAAGGCGGTCGGTCTCGAGACGGGGTTCCTCCGTGCGCAGGCCGATTGGAAAAACAAGTTTCCGAAGTCCGCCGTGCAGCAGTCCGCCGCGTGGCCGTCCGATCGCACGTGGGAGATGGCGACCCGCGCACTCGCGTCGTCGTTCGTGCACGGGCTCGGCGAAGCGGACAGGGACGAGTTCGTGTCGTCGTTCATCGGACAGGAAGCCTATGCCGCGTTCGCGACGTTCTGCGCCGAGCAGGACCTCCCGAACGTCGCGCACGTGCTCGACGGCAAGGAGGAATTCAAGCACGACAACCGACGGCTCGATCGATCGGCCGTCGTCATCAACTCCGCGGTCGCGCTCGTCACGCCCCAACATGCGGAGAAGCGCGAGGACCGGTCGAACGCGTTGTGGAAGCTGTTGGCCGGTGTCGGTGACAACGCGATGGACATCATCGTGCCCGCGGCCACCGCGCTCGTGAACGCCGGCCTGCATGGCAAGGGCGCATCGACCGCGATGCTCGCACGCATGAACCCGGTGTTGGCCGCCGCGGGCGTGACCGCGCGTGGGGGTCGGTGATGTCCGTGTCGATCACCATCGACCAGAACGCGAAACCGCGCAAGGATGCTGCGGAGGTCTTGAAGAAGGCCAACCAGCTCATCGCGGCGGGGCGCATCATCGCGCAGCAGACGTGCCCGTACTTCCGCCCGATCATCATGGCATTCGTGATGCGCGAGGTGTGGGGACTCGGCACGGTCGGCGTCACCGAGCGCGCGATCTTCATCTACGACCCGGACTTCGTCGTGCGGCAGACCCCGCGGAAGATGGCCGGGCTCGTCATCCACGAAGTGCAGCACCTGTGGAACAAGCACGGCAAACGCCTGAACGGTCGCGACCCCGGCGAGTGGAACCGTGCCGGTGACCGCGCCATCAACCCGCCCATTCTGCAAATGGGGCTCGAGCTCCCCGACGGTGACGACGGCGGTGTGTGGCCGAAGGACTTGGGCATGCCCGACGGGCTCACCGCCGACGAGTACTACCGCGCCGCGATGAAGCAGCAGAAGCAGAAGGGCGGCGCGAAGGGGAAGGGCCAACCGGGTGCGGGCGGAAAGAGGCCGGGCCAATCGGACGGCGACGCCGATGGCGAAGGCGGCGAACCGGGCAAGGGCAAGGGTTCGGTGTGTCACGGTGCGTGCGGTGGATGCGCATCGAACCCGGGCAAGGACGAACCCGGCGCGGACGATCCCGATGGACGCAGCGACGCTCAGGTCGAACGCGTGGTGCGTGCCGCGAGCGAAGCGGTGCGTGCAGCGGCATCCGGTCCCGGACGCGGGAAAATCCCCGAGGCGTGGGCGCGCATGGCCGAAGCGAACCTCGAACCCCCGAAGGTGCCGTGGCGTCAACGGTTGTCGAACGCGTGCCGCACGGCGGTGTCGTTTCGTCCGGGCGCGTTCACGCACCGATACGACGGCCCGTCACGTCGTCAGGCGGGCATCGGGTTCGGCGGTGGGCACCCGATCCTCGCGCGACTACGTCAACCGGTGCCGAACGTCGCGGTGATGGTCGACACGTCGGGGTCGATGGGTCCCGAAGCGTTGCAGGACGCGCTCAACGAAACGCAAGGCGTGATGAAGGCCATCGGCGCCGACATCGCGTGTGTCACCGCCGACGCGGCCGTGCACGGGGAAAAGGCGAAGGTCCGATCGATTCACGAGGTCGCACGCATGCTCAAGGGCGGCGGCGGCACGGACTTCCGCCCGGGGTTCGCGGCGCTGTCGGCGATGAAACCGCGCCCCGAGGTCGTCGTGTTCGTCACCGACGCAGACGGCCCGTGGCCGGACCAGTGCCCGCGAGGCATGCGCGTCATCGTGCTGCTGGTTGGTCGGTACATGCGCCGTGAGTGCGTGCCGTCGTGGGTGCACGAGACCATCGTGTACGAGAACGAAGGCGCCGACCGCGAAGCGTCCTGATACGAACGATAGCACCGGCATGCTTGCAATCAGTGCAATCATGCGTATGATGGGCAGGTCGACACCCGACGCTCGTGCGCGCGTGGTGTCGACTGCCAAGGAGGCGCGACATGGCGAACGACCACGGTTTGATTGCGGTGATGGAAAACGTCGACACCGCAGGCGTGATTGTGTGGTGGAGGCTTGTGGGCGGCATGGACATCGGCCGGCTGCGCACGGCGTGGGCCAACAACAACCTCGACGAGGAGTGGCTGCCGAACGACCCGACCCCGACGGTCGCGATGCAACGCGCGGTCGCGGAACAGCGCGGCGCGCACCGGCTCACCCGTCGGTTGAAGACGGGCACGTGGCTCGTCGTGAACGAACACGAATCGATCGATGGGGACGACCTCGTGTACGAGACCGACATCAAGGTCTCCATCAACGAGGTGGGTCGGTTGGGCATCGAACCCGACGACCACGAACAGGCGGAGACGCTGCGCGCGCGGTTCACGCACTACCTGTCGAACATCATTCAGGCCGACGTGTCCGCGTGGCTCGTCGAGATGATGCCGAAGTGCTCGGCGGTCGGGTTGCGTGACACGGGCGGCATCTACTTCGTGCCGCGGTTCGCCGTCCCGATGTGGGATCGCATGCTCAAGGCGTTGCGTGAAGCATCACCGCACGTGATCTCGTGTGTGCCCGCGATGCGGTCGGGCGAAGCGATGGACGCGCTCACCGAGGCCATCACGCAAGAAGCGAAGCGCGCCGCCGACGTGCTCGAACGAGAGCTCACGGACGCGTCGCTCGGCAAACGCGCGCTCGAACACCGCGTCGAGACGATGGACGACATCAAGGCGAAGGTCGAAGCGTACGAGGACCTGATGGGACGGAAGCTCGAGACCCTGCACGCGGGCATCGACGACCTGCGCGCCCAGCTCACCACCGCGATCCTCAAGCTCAATCCGATCGACATGTCCGCCGCACCCGGGTTGGTGCTGTGATGGTTGCACTCCGCCTTCGTTCCATCCCGGGCGAGCTCGAGCTCGCCCGGGCGGGCGGTGCATTCAAGAAGTGCACGTGTTGCGGGCGTGTGTTCACGCTCGCCCAATGGCACGCGTTGCCCATCCTCGGTCACATCGACACCGTCGAGATGCGCAACTGTCCGACGTGTGACGGCACCATGGGCATCGAGCGCGACGAGGTCCCGCCGTGCCCGTGATGCAATCGACCACGGGACCGATCCAAATCCACGCGGGTCCCGCGCCGGCACCCACGCCGACCGTCGTGTCGTCGTTGTCGCGCCTCAACGTGCGCAACGCGCAGATCAGTAAGACGCTGAAGGAGCGTAACAAGACGCGACCGCTTCACCGCACGACGTGCCCGCACTGTTCGCGGTCCATCGTGTTGCATGCGATGCCCCGACACATGCGCGGACGGTCGTGCTTGCTCGATTGGGCGGAAGCGCAGGGAGTGGCCATCCCCGGCATGCGCACCACGCGTGCGCCGTCGGGCGGTGTGTGGGCGCCGACGAGCTGGATCTACCTGCTCGCGAACTACGCGCCGCTGTACCGCATGCACGACGCCATCCGACGCGCGGCGAACGATGCCGACTTCCGCAACACCGTCGAGGCGACCGGTCGGCTCGGTGACGGGGAACTCCCCATCGCGTTGCTCATCGAGACCGCCGGCGAACGCCGCAAGCGGTTGGCGCGCGAACGTGCCGACAAGGACGAACGCGAGGCGCGCACGGCGTACCGGGACCTGCTCAAGCAGAAGAAGGCGCTCGACAAGGAGCTCAAGAAGTTGGGCTCGCGCGTGAAGTACTACGACGGAAAGAAGCCGGAGCGCGATGCCCAGAAAGCCGACGGCATCCGCACCGACCGCGAGACCGTCAACGATGACATCAAGGCCGCGGGCATCATCGAGAACCCGCGACGAGTAGAAAAGCAGCAGATAGAAGCCGAATCGGAGTTCGACCGCGCGCTCGCGTGGTGGACCGGCGGCGTGGAGTCACCACTCGCGGAGGATGACGATGCCGAAGCCTAGGAAGTGCGGAACGTGTACGGCGTGCTGTCAAGGCACCGGACTCGCGGTCGAACCCGTCCGGAAGGAGCGATGGGGCACGTGCGATCACCTCATCGATGTCGGACACAAGCGGCTGTGCGGCATCTACGACGAGCGCCCGAAGGGGTGCCGCGACTTTGAGTGCTTGTGGTTGCAGGGGCTCATCGATGCGATGCACCGCCCCGACCGATGTGGGTTGATGTTCTCGGCGACCGCAGCAAGCGACGTGTTCGTTGCCGATGGGCAGGGCGTCCGTCAGGCGGCGGTTGCCTACGAGGTGTGGCCCGGTGCCGCCACGACCGGCGACGGGTTCCACCTGATTCAGATGCTGTCGAAACGCGTGCTCGTCATCTTGCGAAGGCCCGATGGCATGGTCCTGTACGGACCGCCCGCCGTCGTCGCTCAAGCACAGCGCGCCATGTTGTTGAAGAAAAACGAGGGAGCATCCCATGCCGATTAGCGTAGAAGCCGAAATCGAGATCGTGCGCAAGGTCACGAGCCGCTACTCCCGACGGTGTTGGTGGGCGGAGCCGGCGGAGCTGCGCCAGGTCGGACACGTCGCGTGCGCCGAGGCGCGACACACGTACGTGGCCGGCGCGGGTGACGAGCCCGAAGGCTACTTCTGGACGGCGGTGGTGTTGGCCGTGCGGCGGTTCCTCTGGTCGATGTCCGCGCCCGTCAGCGGCGGCAAGCACCGCCCCGAAAAGTCGTACCGAGGGTTGCACCGTACCGGCATCGCAGGCGATGACGGGTGCGACGAAACGGAGCAGCGGTCGGTGCACCTCGTCGACCAGGGTCCGGGGCAATTCGCGGCGGTCGAGGAGAAGCAATGGCGCGAACGTGTGCGCGCACGGTTGATCGATGTCGCCCGCGTCGAGGGGTTGATTCCCGTCGTGCCGGTGCTGCTCGAGGAGACGACGCCGCGCGAGGTCGCCACGTTGCTCGGCATCGCACCGCCGGCGGTGCACGCGATGACGGCACGGCTCCGATCACGTGTGGTGCAGGACGGGACGCTTTGGGATCTCGCCCGGGCGAGAAGGGGCTAGTATCACCGCCATGTTCGATAGCTACGAAAGCGCCCGAATCATCAGCATTCCGATCTCGCGGCTGGCGGACCCGCCCGAGAACCCGAATCGCATGGACCAGGAGAAGCGCGACACGCTGCAAGCGGCGATGTTGCGCATCGGGTTCGTGCAACCGGTGCTCGTCCGACCCATCGACGAGGGCGAGGAGACGATCGAGCTCCCCGAGCAGGGGTCGTGCACCATCGAGGAGTTCCGTGCCGCCGTCGAGGCGACGATGCGGCTCGCCAGCAAGTTCGTCATCGTCGACGGATGGCACCGCGTGCGTGCGGCCGAGGCCAACGGGATGACGGAGTTGCCGTGCGTCGTCGTGGGCATGGATGCCGAACAGGCACGCATCGCCCAAATCGGAATGAACCGACTACGCGGCGAGCTCGACCTGTCGGCGGTGGCGTCGACGTTGGCGGACATGCACGCGGATGGGTGGTCGATCGAGGACCTGAGCTTGACCGGGTTTTCCCCGAGCGAGATCGCCGACCTCGTCAAGACCACCGTCGACGCGTCGTTGGACATCACGCCCGAGATGGGCGCGGTGCCCGACGACTCCGATGCACCCATCAAGCCGTTCGTGCTCGAACTCACGTTCGGGACACGAGCAGACCTCGCACGGGTGAAGCGGGCGTTGCGCAAGGCGGGCGGCGGCAAAGGGGCCGACCTCGCCGTGGGATTGATGCGGCTGATCGATGGCGCGTAGGAGGTTAGCGATGTACGCACGGAACCCGATGATGTTGGAGAAGGGATTTGGCCCGGCGGCCGAGGTGGCGAAGGTGCTCATCAAGTCCCTGTCCACCATCCACCGGCTCGTCAACGACGGGCACATCGACGGCACGCGCGACGGGCGCGCACTGTATGTCGACATGAAGTCCGCCGCCGCGTACTTCCGCAACGACGGGAACGAGACCATGGCTGCGCTGTGCGAGAAGAAGCGCGAGGCGTTCATTGCCGAAGGTAAGAAGCTGATGAAGGAAAGCGCCGCGGGGCGGTGATGTGGATCGAACGGCACATCCTCAACAGCCGCGTGATTCGGGGCACCGACGACGAACGGCGGTTCGTGCGCGAGTACCTAGCGTTCCCCGATCCGACCGCGCACCACCGGCGGTCATCCCGCAAGCAGATCCAAATGTACAACATCCTGACGGACGCGTTCCCGTCGGGGTTCGTGCCGATGGTCGTGGATGCCGCACGCGAGGAGGGCATGCAGGTCGAGATCGTCGACAAGCGCGTGCGCCCGCCGGGGTTCGATCCGAACGCGGACCTTGCGTGGCTGCGCGACTACCAGGACGGCGCCGTGCGTACCGTGGTGAAGCACGACGTGGGCATCTTGTGGGAGCCGACCGGCGCGGGGAAAACGGAGCTCGCCGTCGGATGCGTGCGCGTGTGGGGGTGCAAGACGTTGTTCGTTGTGCACCGGTCGACGTTGATGGACCAGGCGGCGCGGCGCTACGAGCAGCGCGCGCTCGACGGGTCGATGTTCACCGCGGCCGAGGAGGCGATGCACCGGTTGACCGGCAAGATGGTCGGGCGCATCGGCGAGGGCGAATGGTCCGTCGGTGACCGGTTCACGTGCGCAACGTTCCAAACCATCGCCGCCGCCCTCAAGCGCGGTGACCAGCGCGCGTTCAACCTGCTCAACGAGGTCGAGGCCGTCATCGTCGACGAGTGCCACGTATTGCCAGCAGATTCGTTCTGGTCGGTCGTGCACAACCTTCAGCGGGCGTACTACCGCGTGGGGTTGTCGGGCACGCCGCTCGCGCGCGGTGACCGCCGATCGATGTTGGCCATCGCGACGCTCGGCCCGATCATTCACCGTACCCGCACGTCGGAGCTCATTGATGGCGGTGTGCTCGCGAAGCCACACATTCGCATGGTCGAAGTCCCGCAACGCAGCGACGCGCGTACGTGGGCCGCGGTATACCGCGAGGCCATCGTCGGCAGTGCGCACCGCAACAAGGTCGTGGTCCAGGCGGCGCTCAAGGCCGAGAAGCCGGCGTTCGTGTTCGTCAAGGAAGTCAAGCACGGCAAGGCCATCGAGCGCGCGTTGTGGAATGCCGGGCTGCGCGCGGCGTTCGTGTGGGGCACGCACAACACCGAGCAGCGGCAGCGCCAGGTGCGCGACCTCGTCGCCGGGCGACTCGATGTGATCGTGTGCTCGGTCGTGTTTCAAGAAGGCATGGACGTGCCCGAGCTGCGATCGGTGGTCGTTGCGAGCGGCGGCAAGTCCGTCATCGCCACGTTGCAGCGAATCGGTCGCGGCATGCGTGTCGAGAAGGACGCCGCGGGGAACGTCATCAAGAACACGTTCGAGGTGTTCGACATCGCCGACACCGGGTGCGGTTGCCGCGAGGCCGCGAAGCTCATGGGCCACGAAGGGTTCGGAATCCACCCGGGGTGCAAGTGGCTCGAGCACCACACGAAGGAGCGGCGCGATGCCTACCTCGGCGAGGGGCATACGACCACGATCGAAAAGTGGCCTTGACACCGGGCGCGTGTTCATGCGTGCACGCACGTTCATCGGGAAAAGCCGCTGGTTTCGCGACGGTTGCGCTGCGGGGTTAGGCTGATGCATAGTGCCCCATGTCGAGCACCGCGACGGGACTGGAAACCCGCCGCACCGCCCGCTTGGCAGATCGGACCGCCCCGTGCAATCATCCGGACATGTTCGTGTACTGAGGAAGCGTTCGCCGGGACGGCGTGGGCGAGTGACGGTGCGGTGTTCGTCCGAACCGCACGTTAGTCGAACTCACCACCCGGCGTTCCAGCGCACCCTGCGAGCGCTTCTTCAGCACACGAGTCCCCGGTGAACGCACCGGCGAAGTCACAAGCGGCGCCGACTCGGCAGCCGCAGGGCGGAGTGCCCCCCGACGCGCGATCGGCAGCAATCCCGCCGTCGTTGGCGCGCGTGGTCGCCGGCAGCATGAGCGTCGATCGGGCGCGGTTGATGCGCCGGTTGGGGAACACGACCTACCTCGTGTGGACGTTGATGTGCGCCCGACGCGAACCGCGCACTGGCGTACTGCTCATGCAACGGTCTGACCTCGAGCGGAACGGCATCAAGTACGCGATGGCGAAGGACGCCATCGACCGGCTCGTGCGGGCGGGGTTGGTCGTGCCCGTTGGATGGCGGCGGGTGTCGACGCGGCACGGGGAAGAACTCATGTACGTGCGACGCGTGCTCGGGTGCCCGCCGTACGTCGTCGCGAGCGGACGGTGTGCCATCCCACGGACGACGTTGGTGTGGCTCAACGCGGAGAAGCGCGGCGGTGCCCGCGCGGGTGCCGGACGGCCCGTGGGGTCGAAATCAAAGGCACCCCCGGGGGAATTCAAAGACACCCCCGACCGGAAATCAAACGCACCCCCAGCTTTCTTACATTCTCAGTCTCTTGGTCTCGTTCATTCTCCTTCGGAGAATGAAGGCGGCGACTGCGCGCCGCGTTTTCCCCCTTCGGGGGAGAGGACGACATCGATGCCCCGACCCCCCGACCGTCCGGCTCGTCGCGACCATGCGGCCGTCATCCGGCAAGCTACCGAGCTCGCGCGTAAGGACGACACCGTCGAGGCTTCGCTCGGCGGGAACGTTGCCCCGATTCGGTTGCATCCCGTCGCGTTGGGTGAACGGCACCCGCTCGTGCCGCGTCCCGTGTCCGTGCTGAACCTTGCCCCCGTGATGATCCCAAACCCACCGTTGCTCGACCCCGCCGACATCCCCGGACGCAAGGCGTACTTGCTCCAACGGTGGTTCGAAGGTGCCGTCGAGGCTCGTACGAAGAAGCGGTGTTGGTCGTTCCGGTCGGAACGTGCCGGGCACATCACCCAAAGCAAGCACTTCGGGTTGTTGGTGAAGGCCGCCGAGGTGTTCATCGCGCACGACATCGCGCCGGCGGCGTGGTGTGCGTTCTCGATGGACGTGTGGCTCGAGCACGAGAACAAGGGAGCCATGCCCATCCCGTGGGCGTTCTCGCCGAAGCGCATCGAGGAGCGGCGCGGGTGGTTTCGTTCCGTGTCGAGCGACTACAGCGGTGGGCGTGTGTTGCATTCGGACGCGGGGCGGGAGCTGATGCAACGACAGGCGCGTCTCGACCGCGCGTTGCGCACGTTGCCGGGTGACGCGACCGACGAGCAGATCAGTGCGTGCGTGTCCGGGGTGTTGACCATCGAGCACCAGGCGCGACTCATCGCGTCGGTGCAGGAAGCCGCCAAGCTGATGAACGACGATCTGGCCAACAAGGTGTACGCGGGGGAGTGGGTCTGGTGATGAACGTTGCTCCAATCAAACGTAGTCGCGAGCCGTTCAACTTCGACCCGACGTTCGAGCGCGCTCTCGTGTATGTGCTGTGCAGCCACCCGCGGACGTGGTCGCTCATCGGTGTCGAGGTCGAGGCCGATTGCTTGGCAGCACCGTCGGCGAAGCTCGCGATCCAAGCGGCGGCCATCGTCGCGCGCGAACGCGGCACCGGTCCCGAGAGCACCGTCGTGGTGATGCAACGGTTGCGGCGGTGGATGTCCGAAGGGAAGGTGACGCACGATCAGATCGTCGCGGTCGCGGACTACTTCGATGCCGCCGAGGATGCCGGTGCGATGGTATCCGACGAGGCGCTGCTCGCCGAGGTCGTGCCCATCCTCAAGCGGCGCATGGAGCGCGAAGCGATCGAGACCGGGCTGTCGGAATACCAGCGGCGCGGTGACGTGCACGGTGCGATGCAACGGTTGGAGAAGGCCAAGCACCTCGGCGAGTACGAGGACACGGTCGGTGTCGCCATCGGGCCGGGTAGCTTTGAACACCTCGAACGGCTCAAGACCATCCAACGTCTGAAGTCGGGAATCCTCGAGCTCGATGATTCGCTCGGCGGTGGGTGGATGCGCGGGACGTTGCTGTACTATCTCGCGCCGTCCGGTGGCGGCAAGTCCGTGTCGCTCACGCAACACGCGGCAGCGTCGTGCCTGCAAGGGTTCCGCGTTGGCGTGGCGACGCTCGAGCTCCCGGTGCCGATCTGGCTTGCACGCGTCAAGGCATGCCTCACCGGGATCCCGATCGACGCCATCATCGAGGAGCCCTACGCGTGCGGTGCCATCGAACGGCTCGATGAAATCTTCGGGCGGCCGGGGATGGGCGCCATCACCGTCAAGTCGTTCACTCCGAAGGCGACCACGATGGGCACGTTGCGCGGATGGATTCGCGACACGGAGCAGGCGTGGGGCGCGCAGATGGATGTCCTGGTCGTCGACTACGCGGACAAGATGCGCGCCCAAGGAATCAGCGAACGCGCGCAGGACAACAGCTACACGGCCAGCGGGTCGGTGTACGAGGACATGTTCGTGTGGGCACGCGACGGGAAGCGATGGGCGGCGACCGCATCGCAGTCCCGACGCGGCGACGGGAAGAACAAGGCGACGAAGAAGCTCGACATCGATGACACCGCGGACTCGATGGGCAAGCCGCGCACCGCTGACTACGGGGTGTCCATCAACCTCCGCGACCAGGAGCAAGTCGAGCTGCACGTGTTCAAGAACCGCCTCGGTCGCAACGGGCAAACCATCGGACCGTTGCCCACCGACTTCGCGTGTGCGCGCATCGCGCCGTTTGGGTTCTACGACAACGACCCGTACGCCACCGCGTACGACAGTGCTGTGGCGCTCAAGGGGCTCAAGCCGTGAGTGATGCGTTCTTCGACGACTTGATTGCCAGTGCCGTCATTGGGCGGCGCGTGTCGGATACCGGGTGGATCCGCATCGACTGCCCGTTGTGCGAGTACCGTGTGGGCAAGTCCGATCGCAAACGCAGCTTCGGGTTCTCGGTGCTGTCGTTGCGCTATGAGTGCTATCGATGCGAGGCGCGTGGTCGGTTGGCGCATCCGCCGGAGGAGTACGACCCCGTCGAGCAGGGCGACAAGCCGCCGCCGAAGCCGATCGAGCAACCCGAGGGGTTCTACTTCCTCGGCGAGGACGGCACGCACGACGCCGAATCGTTGCAGCCGGCGTGGGACTTCCTGAACGCCCGCGGAATCACAGACGAGCAGATCATCGAGCATCGCCTCGGCGCGTGCGTCATCGGGCGGTTCGCCGGTCGCGTCATCATTCCAATCTTCGAGTACGACGACCCCAACAAGTGGGCGTGGTTCATCGCGCGCGCGTGGGTGAAGAAGTGCGACGTGCCGTACCTGTACCCCGTCGGCGATCGGCACGGTGTGATGTTCAACGGTCGCGCGTTGTCCGTCACGACCGATGAGCCGCTGCTCGTGATGGAGGGTGGGTTCGATGCGATGGCGCACTTGCCCAACGCGGTCGGAGCGCTCGGCAAAGTAACGGACGATCGCGTGATGGACGCCGTCGCAAAGGCACCGCGCCCCAAGGTGTTCGTGCCCGACGGCGATGAATGGGAGGCAGGGTACGCCGCCGCATTGCGGTTGCGTCTCGATGGGCATCGAGCCGGAGCGATTCGATTCCCGCCCAAGGTCGACCCCGATGAAGTAAGCCAGGCCGCGGTTCGTGCGGCAGCCATGGCGTCGTTGGATTGTTGGGACGCTGTACGTATTGAACCGTAGGGCGTTCGCGTAAGTGGGTTCGGTGCCCAAGGAGGACCATCATGGAGATCACAGCGTTTGAGGCGAATGTCACCCTATACGGTTCGGTGCGAAAGGTGCGCTTCGATGGGGCGAAGCTCACGGTGGAGCCGTTGGCATTCGGTGAGGTGAGCTGGGTGTTGGCGCTGCTCGAGACCGCGAAGCCGCTCGACGTGCAGCTGTCGCCCGTCGTCGAGATGCCCAAACCGAACGGCACCAACGGTGCGACCGCACCGGCGACCGCCGCCGCACCCCCGGCCGCGACGCCGCCCGCAACGCGCACGCGTGCATCGAACAAGACGATCGCCACGCCGCCGCCCGCGGAGAAGAAGGCCGACGCCGCCCCCGCTGCGCCGCCGCCCGCGGTTGCCACACCGGTTGTCGAGGCGCCGCCCGTCACGGCGACCGGTGAGAAGCCGGGCGCACCGTTGCAGCTCGCACCGCCTGGCGTGAGCAACGACGATCCGATCTTGCCCACCAAGGTCGAAACCGCGCCGCCCGCCGTCGCGGGTGACCTCGACATGGACTACATCCGGTCGACGACGAAGCTCAAAGACATCATCGAGCACATGCGCCAGCGGGGCGTGCCGAACGACAAGCTGGTCGAACGGTGCACCGCGCTCAAGAGCGAGGTCGCCATCATCTCACGCATCCCGAACCTCGCCGAACGCATCGAGCGCACGCTCGAAGTCATGGGTGGATGAGTGCGCCGCCTTTCCCTGTACGAGTCGCCACCCGCCGTGGCGTTGGAACTCGCCGAACCCCTCAACGTCGACCACGCATGCCGTCGGTGCAACCTCCCGGAGATTGGGCGGCCAAAGACGGTGTGCATCAACGCCGAGGGTGAGGCGGGTGGTTTGCTCGTCGTGGGGGAAGCGCCCGGCCGAAACGAAGACGCCATCGGTCGACCGTTCATCGGCAAGTCGGGGAAGTTGCTACGCGAGACGATCGCGAAGCATTGGAAGGGTCCCGTTGCGTACGACAACGCGGTGCGGTGCTTTCCCGGGCGTGATGGTCCCGACGATCCGCACATCGAGGCGTGCCGCGGGTACCTGACCAAGACCGCCATCGAGGCGGAGCCCACACGCATCGTGTGCGTGGGTGGATGGGCGGCGTATTCCGTGTTGGGTCGGGCGGTGGCGCCGTTCTCGACCCGGCGCGGGTATTCATTCCTCGCGCGCACGCGCCAACCGGTGCCGGTGTTCCTGGTCATCCATCCGTCGGCGGCGCTACGAAACCGATTCGTGCGCCAGTGGTTCGAGGATGACATGGCGTGGGCGCTCAAAGCGAACGTGTCGACGCCACCATGGGACGGGGTCGTGCACGTCGTCGAGAACGCCGACGACGCGCGCCTCGCGGTCAAGTACCTGCGTTCGTTCCCGTGGTCGTCGTTCGACGTGGAAACCGCCGGGCTCATGTACGATCCGTCGTTCCGCATCGTGTGCATCTCGTTCTGTCCACAGGGCGAGCGCGATGCATTCCTGTGGGGTGGCGAGGCGTTTGCCGACCCGCAAGCCGTCGACATCATGCTGGAGTACCTGCGCGACGTTGGCGCGCGCAAGCGTGGGCAGAACGTGAAGTACGACGAGAACTCGGCGGACTTCGAGTGGGATGCCCGCGTGCGTGGTCTCGATGGCGACACGCGCTTGTGGCGCAAGCTGCTCGACCCCGAGGCTGCCGCCGACCTCGCGCGCATGTGCGAGCTCGTCGGGATGGGCGGCATGAAGGAAGAAAAGGATCGGTACTCCGTCGAGGCCGTGAAGAAGGTGCGCGGCATCATGGCCGCCGAGAAGCGGTACGAGAAGGCGTTGGCCGAGTACCCGGCGAAGCTGGCCAACAGCAAGACGCGCAAGCCGCCCGTGCCACCGGTGCCGCCGCCGCCGTTGTCGACGTTGGGTATCGACGCGGAGCTCGAGCCCGTCGTGCGTGAGAAGTCGCACGGCACGTCGAAGAACAAGAATTGGGCGCACGACTCCGACTCGTGGGTGTACGCGGTGCTGGACCACACCAACCGCGACGTGGTGTATCGATACAACGCGCGCGACGCGGTCGCGACGACGGCGTTGTGCGAGGTGTTCGAGCCGGCGCTCGCGGCGGTGCCGCCGTTGCAGCGGGTGTGGGATCGCATCGTGGCCGGTGCGAGCACGGCCATCGCGCAGGTCGAACGGTGGGGAATCCCGACCGACCGCGGTGCCATCATCATGTTCGACAAGCACTTGGAGGGGAAGGAGCTCGACGCGAAGCGCCGCCTCGACTCGTACTTCCCGAACGTGAACTGGAACTCGGCACCGCAGCTGCGCAAGATCCTGTTCAAGGACCTCGGGTTGCGTGTCATCCGAATCACCGACAACGACAACGAGAGCACGGACAAGGACACGCTCGAGGAGCTGGAGGGCGAGCACGAGCTCATCCCGGCGTTGCTCGAGTACCGGCGAATCACCAAGATGCGGTCGACGTACGCGATCGGGATGTTGCCGCACGTGCGCCCAGACGGGCGCATCCACCCGTCGATTCTGCTCGACGGCGCGCGGTCCGGTCGCACGTCGTGCAAGGACCCTAACCTACAGAACATCCCCCGCGTCGATGACCCGGAATCGCCCACGTACAAGGGACCCGAGGGCAAGATGGCGCGCGACTGCTTCTGTGCGCGTCCGGGGTACTTGCTGCTGTCGGCGGACTATTCGCAGCTGGAGTTGCGCATCGCGGCGATGTTGTCGAACGACCCGGTGATGAAGGAGATTTTCAGGTCGGGCGTCGACTTTCACAAGCGCACCGCGCAGATGGTCGCGCCGATGCTGTGGCACATCACCGCGGAGCAGGTCGGTAAGGAGCACCGTGCGCAGGCGAAGGCCGTGAACTTTGGCGTGCTGTACGGCATGACGGCGCGCACGTTGGCCGCGAACCTCGGGTGCACCGTTGCCGAGGCTCAACGCGTGATGGACGCCATCCTAGGGAAGTTCGTGCGGCTGGCCGCGTGGTGCAAGGAGCGGTTGTCCGAATCGCGACGCACCGGCGAGTCGTGGACGATGTGGGACGGCGAACGTGCGCGCCGCCGGTCGTTGCATCGCATCGCGGACGAGGACGACGGGCAGCGCATCACCGCCGAGAACGGTGCCGTGAACACCCCGATCCAGGGGACGGCATCGGACTACTGCGTGCGGTCGATCGTCGACGTGGTGGATTGGCTACGCGAGGACGCCGTGCCGGCGATGTTGTGCTTGCCGGTGCACGACTCGCTGCTGCTCGAGGTGCGCGAGGACGCCGTGCCCGAGGTCGCGTATCAGGTCAAGCGCATCATGGAGTCGTACCCGTCCGGTGACGTGGAGCTCAAGGTCGACATTGAGGTCGGGCGTGCGTGGGGCTCGCTCGAAAAATACAAGGAAGCCGCGTAAGGAGCATTCACGTGGACAACACCGGCAACACCAACATCGAGGGCATCGAGGTCGAACCGTACCTGCTCGACTGCGTCACGATCGAACCGTTGATGATTCAGGAGGAGTTCGTGCGCGTGCCGCGCGACCTCGCGTACTGGAATCAGCGCTATTCGGACGCGTACGAGCGGTTGTTGACCGCGAAGCACGAATGGGAGCGCACGAAGGCGACCGCCGAGTTGCGCATCCGCGCCGTCAACGAGGACGCGATGGCCGTCGAGGCGGAGACCACACCCGACGATGCGAAGCCGAAACCGGCGAAGGGTCGCGCGCGTGGGGGCGGGTTGACCGAGGCGGCGGTGGCCGCGCGGTTGCTGCTCGACGATGCGGTGTACGCTGCGCGAGTGGCATACATCGCCGCCGAGGCCGAGAAGAACCACCTCGCCGGTGTGCTCGATGCCGTGCGCAGCAAACGCGATGCGGTGGTGTCCATCGGCGCGCACATCCGCGCGGAGATGCAGGGCGATCCCGCCATCCGTGCACAGCACCAAGGCGCGAGCTACCACAAGAAGGCTTAGGTCACGGTCCGCTTGCTTACTAACAGTCCAGTCCAGAAAAGAGAATTCCCGATGTCCAACGACAAGCCCCAGACCAACATGGTCAAGTACAACTCCTACGATCTCGAGGCGGTCGATCAAGAGCGCGAGGAGGCCACGAAAACCGGCGGCGAGTTCATCAAGGTCAAGGAGGGCCAGAACGTCTATCGGTTCCTTCCCCCCATCGGTGCGATGCGCAGCCCGTTCGTCCTGGCCCATCAGCACTACATCGAGCTACCCGGGATGAAGAACGCGGTGTCGTTCAATTGCCCGCGCGTCATGTCGCAACAGCCGTGCCCCGCCTGTCAGAAGATGGAGCAGCTGCGCGGCACCGGGAACAAGGCCGACTACGACGTGGCCGGCAAGCTGTTCCCGTCGTTGCGCGTGTACGCGTTCGTGATCGACCGGGACGCACCCGAGCTCGGTCCGCAGAAGTACGCGTTCGGCAAGAAGGTGCTCGAGCAGCTGAACACCATTCGGGCCGACAAGGTTGCCGGTGGTGACTTCACCGACCCGACCGAAGACGGGTTCGACATCGTCGTCAACCGCACGGGACAGGGCCTCAAGACGGTGTACCAAGTGTCGGCGGCCCGTGCGTCGTCACCGCTCGGTGACATGGCGTGGATCGAGATGCAGGGGAACCTGCTGTCGTACGCGCGTGTCGATTCGTACGAGGACATCCTCCAGAAGCTGGCCGAGGCGGGAATGGGTCTCGCACGACCGCAGGCCGCGGCACGCGCGCCGTACCAGGCGCCCGGTTCCACGCGCGTCGAGGGTTCGCCCCGCACGCGCACGGCCGCCGCCGACATGAGCAAGGACCCGAAGAAGGAGTAATTCAAGACTCGAACCGCCGGGACCGTGCGGGGCTCGCGCAAGCGAGCAGGTTCACCGCACGTTAGGTTCTCTGGTTTCTGAAGTGCCACCGGCTAGGAAACCACGTCAAGCCGTCAGACGTAGACCGTGCGAACGCTGCGCGAGAAAGACGGAGCTCGGGATACCGGGCAGATCCACAACGGTTGCGGGGCATGCCCCGCGGCCACCGTGGTGAGGGCGTGACGGCGGGAGAGACCGCACCTATTTTTCACGGGGTGAACGCATGGACGTGCGCGAGGAGCATCACGTCGAGTTGGTGCTCGGTGGTCACGAGGAACGTGGGGCGCGCATCGAGGTGGTGCTTGCGTACGGCGGCGGTGAGCTAACGAGCGCGACGATTCGATCGTGGCTTGGCCATCCCGATCACCACACGTATGACGAGGTCGAGATTCCCGTGGCCGTCCTCGAGCGTGTTGCCACCGCCGTCGCGATCATCCGTCGCGGGCCACCGATGCACGACGAGCGCAAGGTGTGCCCCGATCACGGGTACTACTCGGACGCAGCGGGCGTCGACGTTGGGCAACCGCCGATCGTGCGTGACATGCCGGTGTTCGGGGAGTCGACGCGGTGCCCGCGGTGCGTGGAGCTGATGAAGGCAAAGGATTCGGCGGAACGCTTGGCGGCGAACACGCCCGAGGAGACACCATGACGCGGTTGGCTTTCTGCGCGGACATCCACATCGGCAACCACAAGCGGTTCGGAGGCCCGACCGTCGCGGGGATGAACACGCGGTGCGGGCAGGCGCTCGGCGCGTTCGCCGCCGCGTTGCGGTTGGCGCAATCCGAGAAGTGCGAATGGTTCGTGGTGTGCGGCGACCTGTTCGACACGTCGAAACCCGAGCCGCAGTTGCTCGCGGCGGTGCTCGACATCCTGCGCAGTAACACCGATTCGGGTGCGTACCACAGCACGCACGTCATCATCCTTCTCGGCAACCACGACATGCACTCGACGACGCCGGGTGACCACGCGCTCGGGTGCTTGACCGACCACGCATTGGTCATCACCGCACCGACCGTCGTGTCGATCGATCCCGAGACGGACCTGCTGTGTGTACCGTTCCGCCCGGGCGAACCGGCGAAGGATTGGCTACCCGACACCGTCGCGCGTATGATTGCCGAGAACACCGAGCAGGCCGCAGGTGACGCCACGGCGTCGAAGCGGCTGCTCGCTGTTCACATGGGCATCGCCGACGCCGATACGCCCACATGGTTGGCCAACGCGCCCGACTCGATCGTGGTGGATGACCTCGCGCGCATCATGGACACCCACGGCATCGCGGCGGCGATGGCGGGCAATTGGCACGACGGGTGTACGTGGGCCGAGGAGCCGGAGATATTCCAGCTCGGCGCGTTGGTGCCGACCGGGTGGGACAACCCCGGGCTCGCGGGGTACGGCGGCGTGCTGATCTACAACACGCGAGACCTCACGTGGCACAAGCACGAGGTGCCCGGCCCGCGATTCCTCAAGCTCAAGGCGCACGAGCCGCTGCCGAGCGATCCGCGACCGCAGCCGGCGATGTACGTGCGCGTCGAGGTGCCGCACGAGCACGTGCCTGCGCACGAGGCCGTGTTGCGGGACATGGTCGAGAAGAAGAAGATCGCCGCGTACGACATCGACATCGACCACACCGCGGCGACCGCGATGGCGAAGACGGCCGCCCACGTCGCGCGGTCCGCGGAGACGTTCACCGAGGCGTTGGATGCGTTCCTGCGTACGATGCCCATCCCCGAAAAGATCGAGCGCGTCGCGGTCGCCGCACGCGTGTGTGCGTTCATGGGGAAGTAGTGGCGAGCCGCACGCACATCGTTCGTGACCGGGACGACCGCGACCGCGCGCGTGCGGCCATCAAGGACACAGCGCTGTGGTATCGCGGCATCCTCGATCGATCGAAGGCCCGGTACGCGGAGCTCGACCCCGTCGCTCAAGCGCTCGAGTGTCGTGAGGAGATCGCGTTGCAGATGCGCATGCGTGCGGCGCTGGGCACGTGTGCGCGGTTGCACCGGTGCATCGTCGCGAACGTCGGCAAGCTACCCGTTTACCTGAGAGGACACTTCGAATGATTGCCTTGAACCTCAAGCGTGTGCAGGCCGTCAACTTCATGTCGTACGACGAGCTCGATCTCGTGTTCCCCGAGCGCGGGTTGGTCGTCGTCACCGGCGAGAACGGCGTGGGGAAGTCGTCGTTGGTCGAGGCGTTGTCCGTGGCCGCGTGGGGGAAGACGTTGCGCGGTACGCCCGTGTGGCGTCCGGGTGGGTACAGCAGCGTGCACGTCGAGACGTACGATGGGTTGGACATCCTCCGCGAGAACACGAAGGGGAAAACGGTCCTGCAATGGGACACGGGTGGGGCATCGCCCACGTACGAGAACGCCACCAAGGCACAGGAAGCGCTCGGCGAGGTCGTGGGTGATTGGGATGTGTGGCGGCGGTCGTCGGTGTTCTCGTCGTCGGACGCGGCGCACTTCACGATGTCCACCGATGCCGAGCGCAAACGGTTGCTCGAGTCCATCGTCATCGGTGACGGGCGGTTCGATGTGGCGCTCGATCGGTGTCGTGGTGACTTGCAGAAGGCTCGCGCGGCGGTGGTCAACCATCGCGCCGCGCACGACTATGCGATGCAGGCGTTGACCGCCGAAGCGCGCCGGTTGGAGGAGACGCGGGCGACGCTGTCGATGCACGAGGTCGTGCCCGTCGATGCGGACCAGGCGGCGCAGGCGACGCGGTTGCGGGCGATGCTCACCGGGGTCGACAACGACATGCGTGCGCTCACCTTGAAGTCGCGCGCGGCATCCGCGGTCGGTTCACGCAACGACGGGACGTTGGCGTCGATGCGGCAGATGCTCGCGCGGTTGCGTGCGGAGACGTGCCCGACGTGCTCCCAACCGATCCCGCAAACGCTCCGCGATGACTTGCAGGGGCGCATCGTCGTCGAGGAGAAGGAGCTCGAGGCCGAGGCGACGAAGGCCCGCGCATCCGTGTCGAGCATCGATGTCGAGCTCGAGGAGCTGACCGAGGAGCGCAACACGTTGGCGGCGCGTGTGCGCGACCTCGAGAATGCCGTTGCCGCTGCGCGCCGGTCCGCCGACATGCGGGAACAGCTCGAACGCGTCATTGCGTCGGCGACCGATGCTATCGCGACGTACGAACGCACCGTGCAGGAGAACGCGCGCGACCTCGAGCACTCCGAGGGCGAGGTGGCGTTGCTCGAGGTGGTCGAGCAAGTGCTCGGCACGAAGGGGATACGAGCGCACATCCTCGGGCGCGCGCTCACCGGGCTCGAGGCCGTCGCGAACGCGTGGTTGTCGCGCATCGCGGGCAAGGAGCTCGCGTTGGGGTTGTCCCCGTACACCGAGAAGAAGACCGGCGGCACAAGCGACGCCATCGCGTTGACCGTCAACGGTGCGGGTGCGGGGTACGGATACCGCGCATCGTCCGGCGGTGAGCGGCGGCGGATCGACGTGGCGTTGGTGTGGGCGCTCGGCGAGGTGTCGGCGGCGGCGCACGGGCATGTGCCCGGTACGATGTTCGCCGACGAGGTGTTCGATGCGTTGGACGGGGACGGCACCATGCGCGCCGTTGATGCGTTGCACGAGCTCGCCGCGAACCGCACGGTGATGGTCATCTCGCACCGCGAGGACTTGGTCGGGCTGTTGCGGGCGAATGCGCACTGGCACGTCGAGGGTGGGAAGGTTCACACTCGGTGAGTATCCGTGCGGACGCTAGGCGTTTGCATCTTGAACCATTGTGCGGAAGGTGGTGATGGTTCAAGGACTGCAATCGAGGTGCGCGGAGGTGCCGTCATGCGGAAGTTGCTCGTTGCGTTGATGTTCGTGGTCGGGTGCGGTGGGCAGGCAGCGGTGCCGGGCGAAGGTACCGTGGGTGCGGCCGGCGATCGTGGACCGGCGGGACCGGTCGGTGCGCAGGGACCCAAGGGCGACATCGGCCCGATGGGACCAGCGGGACCGAAAGGCGATCCCGGACCCGCGGGTGCGGACGGTCTCACTGGCGGCACCGGACCGTCGGGACCGAAGGGAGACCCCGGAACCCCCGGTGCGCCGGGACTGTCGGGGTCTCCTGGTGCGCCCGGCGCGAAGGGTGACCCGGGCGTTGGGCTCGATCGTGCGCGCGTGTACGAACGTGTGGCGCTCGCCACGGTCGACGCGGGGTTGGTCATCTCTGTGGCGGCGTCGTGCGATGCGGCGGTCGACCTGCTCGTCGCGGGCAGTTGCGATCAGACGCTCGGCAGCAATTCCGCACCGGGCATCCTCGTCGAGAGCTTTGCCGAGAACGTCGCCGACACGTCGAAGAAAATCGATTGGCGGTGCACGCTCAAGAACGTGAGCGGATCGATGTTGCAGGTGCGAGCACATGTCTACTGCGCGAAGCCGTGAGGAGGTTGAACATCCAGGGTTCGTGATCGCGTTGAGCGATGGCACGTTCTTCCGGGCGAATCGATCCACACGGTTCGGTGGTACCTATCGTTGGCAGGAGCCGTACGTCTTCACGACGCGCGAGGAAGCCGATCACCTTGTCGAGTTCGGGCGGTTCCGCACCGACATGTTCTTGTCGAACACGGTGGATGCGGCGGTCGTTGAGCTCACGTGGTCGAACGTGCGGTGGTCGGGTAAGGACAAGTTCGGCGACCCCATCGTGTGGCGGTGTGACGATTGCGACTACGCCGACGAACCGTTGTGCATGCACCGCGGCGCGCGGTGGTGCCCGGAGTGCGACGAGGTCCGACCCGTCGAGTACTTCACGCTTGCCCCCGACGCACTCGGCGCCAAGTGGGGCAAGCCCATCGGACCGATGCGACACACGGCGCACCGCGTGGAGCTCGCCGGTGTGTGCGACACGTGCGCGCGGCGACGTGCCGAGGAGGCCGCCGGACGCTTGCAGGACGCACCAGCGTTCTAAGGAGGGATCGATGTCGTCGTATGCAATCAAAGCGGTCAACAACACGCTCGTGAGCGAGGGCGCCCGCGCCGGCTCGCGTGTGGTGTCGGTGCACTTCGCCGGGTGCAACCTGTGGGACGGGCACCCATTGCATCGTGATGATGGGCCGAGCCCGTGCTCGCAGTGGTGTGATGCCGACTTCCAGCGTGGCACCATCGTTGAGCACGACGACCTCATCGCGGTGATGAATGGTGCGTGGGCGGCGTCCACCGAAATCGGCGACAACCGCCCGCGGTGGTGCTTGTTCACCGGCGGCGAACCGCTGTTGCAGGTCGATCGATACCTCATCAACGACTTGCGGTTGGATGGGTGGCGCATCGCCGTCGAGACCAACGGGTGCACCCCGACGACGTGGGCCGGCGGTGGTGCGTACCACGTATTCGACCACGTCGTCGTCAGTCCGAAGCGCGGTGCCAAGCTCGTCATCGCGACCGCGCACGAGCTCCGCGTGGTGTTGCCGGGGGCATCGCCGGACCGCCCGACCGACGGATGGACCGACGACGAGCTCGTCGCGCTGGCGCGTGCGGGCAAGTACGATCGGTTGTTCGTCACACCGCAGGACCCGTTGCTCGACCCCAACAGTGTGCAGCTCACGCACCTACGGCTTGGTGCGGGCGACGCCGTCGACGACGAGACGCGGATGATTGGTGGGACGCTCTACAACCACTACCTCGAGCGGTGCATCGGGTTCGTGCTCGCGCACCCCGATTGGTCGTTGTCCGCGCAGATGGGCAAGCTGGTCGGGCTCCCGTGATGCTGCTAGCCTCGTGGGCATGCACGAGACCAAGCACGAGATCCTGCGCACCCGGTCGTACGAAACGCGAACGCTGCTGATCGAGTCGGCGGCGGCGGCCAGCATCACGGTCGACGAGCTCGTGTCCGCGGGCCTCGGTCGTCCGGCGAGCTTGTGGGCGACGCGTGTGGCGGAAGCGCTCAAGGCAGCGAACCCGCGCGTGTTCGTGGGTTTGCATCACTGGCCGTACGAGTGCGCGATGTGCCGGCAGCTGGTGACCGAGGTGGGGCGGTGCATCTTCTGCAACGCATTCGGATGCGCCACGTGCGTCACCGGGAAGGGCTGCCCGCCGTGTGTCGAGCGCAAGCGCAAGGAGCTCGAGGCGAAACGTCGTGAGGCTGAGGCGGTCGCGTCGTGAACCCGTACCGCACCACGGAACCGACACCGACCGACCGCAAGGTCGTGTCGCACATGATCGACATCAGCTCGTGCCAGCCCGACACGCGCATCGAGTGGAACGCCGTGGCGTTGGCGAAGATGGACGACGGGGAACCCATCCTCGGCGTCATCGTCAAGGCCACCGACGGCAACGGTGGTGCCGACCCGGACTTCGCACCGCACGTGCGTGGCATCCGATCGACCGATGCGTTGCGCATCGCGCACGGCCTTCGTCCGTTGCTCGTGTGTGCGTACCACTTCGACCACCCGGACCCGTCGAAGGACGACGCCGTCGCGGAGGCTAACCACTTCATCGACGTGTGCGATGCGGTCGGTGGGCCGTTCGCGTTCTACATGCTCGATTCGGAGGAGGCGCGGCGCATCGCGAACGGTGGCCCGTTCGTGGATTGGCACCTCGCGTTCTATGCCGCGTGTGAAGCACGCACCGGCAGGCTCACCGTGCAGTACACCGGTGGCCCGTTCTTCAACGAGCACGCGGGCAACATCCCGATCGAGAAGGCCATCGAGCTCGCACGTCGCCCGTTGTGTCTCGCGGCGTACGTGGCGAACCCGACCATCTATGTCCCGCACCCGTGGAAGACGTGGGCATGGCACCAACGGTCGGGTGACCAAGCACCGGGTAACGAGAAGCCGCTGCACGTGCCGGGCATCGATGGTGGGCGCGTGAACGTCGACCACGACGTGTTCAACGGTCCGCGCGAGGCCGTGTACGCGTGGGTCGACAGCCTGGTCATCCCCGTGCCGCACGAACCCGCACCGACGCAACCGGAGACCGCACCGAACGATCCGTACTACGTCGACCGTGCCGAGCTCGACTCCAAGCCGCCCGACACCGACAAGGAGACGCCGACCGCGCGCAGCTCACAGAAGCTCGCCGCCGTCAACGCGCCGATGTGCACGTGCATCGATGACACGATGTCGATCGAAGCGATTGCAGCACGGGCGTCGTGCCCGGTGCACGGGCCACCCACGTCCTAATCACTCCCGATGCGCGCAAGGTAGTCGGCCATGGCCGGACCTCGGTTCAACCTCAAGGGATACGACCCCGACTACGACGGGAACAAGCTGCCGAAGAACCGTGCAGCCAAGCGCGCGCTGAGCGTGCATGCGTTGCACGAGGTGACGCGTGCCGTGCGTAGCGAGGAGAAGCTGCAACAGCGGCACGCCGCTCGTGCGGTGGCGGAGCAACGCGAACAGGAGAAGGTCGAGCGCGCCAACGCGAAGACGCGCGCGAAGCGGACGGAGCCGTGCACCATGCTCGAGATCGATCCGCCCGTGCCGGGGTGCCCGGGATGGCGGGTGGAGTTCGTGGATGGGCCGCTTGCCAGCGGTGAGGACGGGCTCACGGTGATGGTTTGCGGGAGCTGCACGTGGTCGTCGACGCCGTCGACGTTCGAGCTCGAGCGGTTGCCCGAGGTGCAGGCGGAGCTCGCGCGCGTGCGTAAGGAGGTCGCCGATGGGTAAGCACGTCGATGAATGGCTGGCGCAGGATTCGGCGGCGCGCATGTGCACCGATTCGTCCATCCCGATGCCGGGTAGCTTGGCGGCGGAGTTCGAGCGGCTGCTCGCGCAAGCAGCGGACATGCCGTGGCCGTTGTCGTGGTACTACACGCGGCGCATCCACGGGGCGCGCAACCGGGTCTTGTTGGGGCATCCGGCCGTGTACGTCGTCGAGCACGGATTGGTGTATCGCGCGGTCGATCGTGTGGTCGAAGCCTACCGGCGGTGGGAGTTCAAGCGCGCGGTCGAGGCGCAACGTCGCGAGGTTCGCCGGCGCATGAGGGAGCCGTGACCGTCATCGCTCATCGGTCGATGGAGGCCGACAAGGTGCTTGAAGGGCTCGGGTGCGGGCGATGCACGAGCGGTCGCCGCACCACGTACGCACGCGTGTTCACGCCGTGCCGAGCGTGCGCCGGTTCCGGGCAGCATGCCGGTGGTGCCATCCTCGCGCACTTCGCGGCGCGCAATTGGGTGCTGACCACCGGGTCGTTGTGCAAGTACCTCATCGAGAAGACCACCGGCTACACGTTCGTAGCGGTGCGATGGCGGGAGACGGGTGCCGACGAACCGGTCGACGGCGTCCCGTGGCGCGTGCGCAACTCGTACCCGGTCAACGCGCCGAGCATTCACAGCGGGGCGAAGCACGACGACGAGAAGGTGTTTCAGACGTTCTTCGTGCCGTGGTGGATGCAGGCGATGCTCGACGTGGGGGTGATTGTGCGCCCGCCCAAGGCGACCACGCACACGGGCAAAGCCGTGAAGTCGACCGAACCTCGGTTGGTGTGGCCCGCGGTCACCCAACGGGCGATCGACGATGAACCGTTCCGCGACGCGCTCAGCGCCGTCATGTGGTTGTTGCACGACAAGCACCTGCGCCGTGTCGTCGACAGCTCGTTTGCGGGGATGCCGCCGGTCGATCACTGGCCGGACCGCCCCGACGCCATCCGGTTGATTGGGATGCCGGTGCGGGCGTACTTGCTCGAGACGTACCCCGAGCTCGTGGGCACGAACCGGTGGGAGCGGACGGCGGCAATGCAGGAGGCGGACGATGGCAAGCAATGACGCGGTGACGATCGGTCGTGGGCGGTGCGTGCGCGAGACAGAAAAGGCCATCCTCGTCCAGATCGACGACGAGGATGACGAGCGGTGGATCCCGAAGTCTGTGGTGCACGACGACAGCGAGGTGTACGAGATGCCGGGCGAAGGCACGGTCGTCGTGCAGAAGTGGTGGGCGACCCGAGAAGGGCTCGGATGAACGCACACCCGACCCCGTGCGAGGTGTTCATCGACGGCGAGCCCGTGGTCACGGTGGGGCGTGCGGGATCGCCGGTGTCGGTGATGCATACGCACGTGATTCCGGTGACGGTGAACATGACGTTGTCGGCGAGATGGACGGGTCGGATGTCGCTGAAGAAGCAGCCGTGGGAGATGGGGTTCGGGCGGCCCGACGAGTGGGTGGCGTTGCGTACCGTGCGGAAGCGTTGGAAGTACTGGCCCGACAACGGCGTGCCCGACGCGTTGCGGTCGGCGTCGCGCGAGCTGCGCGGGCGGTCGATTCAGCGGTGGGTGATGCACCTGTGGGAGTGCGTGTGGCTGTACGGTCGCGCTGGTCGTGCGAACAACACCGACGCCGACCTACTCCGGAAGCGCGCCCGGCAAGCCATCGCGTTCGTGATGACCGCGCCCGGGGAGAAGCGCGCCGAGCTCGCCGTGGCGCTCATTGCCGCGATGCGGTTGGGTGGGTGGGCATCGGCCGTGTCGATGATGTTCGGCAACGAGCACCCCGAGCTCGTGGTCGACCCCGTCACCCAACGCATCGAATGGCGCGGCGATGCGTCGTCGTAAGGTCCGGTTCACGTTCGAGGTCATCGCCGGCATCGTCACCCGCCGGGCGTTGGTGGACCCGCGCTTTGCGAGGAGGCGCGACCACGATCGCAGCCGTCACGGGGGGTATGCCCGACCGCAGGACGAATGGATTGTGCGGTGGGTTTCCTTCGAACTGCTGGCGGTGTGGGACGGCAAGCGGTGGACCCGCGAGCATGAGGAGGCCCTGGTTGCGCACGCACGTCTGCTCATGGCTAGCGGTGCCGAGCACCGGTTCGCGCGGTTCACCGCCGCGGTCGTCGACAACGTGAGCACCGGCATTGCTGGCGTCATGTCCTCGCTCGAGGCGTTGCGGGACCTGGCCATCGAATACGCGGCCGGTAGTGGCCAAAGGATCCCGAGCTCGTAGCATCCCAAGGGTTACTCGCGCGAGCGGTATTCAAGACTTACGTAGGCTTCGTGTTTGGCCTCCTGGCTGCAATGGTGGGGTGCATGACCAACCGCAACCCCGCTACCGACTTCGCCCGCATGCACGCCTCGCTCGTCGCCGAGCTCTCGAACGTCTGCCGCCCCGCCGCGCACGTACGCACGTCGATGATGGGCGAAACGGACTGCATGTCGTCGTACCGCTCGGGCACCGTCGACATCGTCACGCGCCTCCTCGGCGACGTGTCCAACGTCGACGGCCTCGCGCGCATCTTCGCCCCGATGTACCCGGTCCGTCCGGCTCGCCGCCCGCGGATGCTGCTCAACCGTTGTGACTACCGTGTGCGCACGCATGCGGACCGTTGCATCGGCGGGAACGCGTGATCGCCATGTACGGAATCTGCCCCGACTGCGGCGACCACATCATGCTCAAGAAGGACGGCACCCTGCGTCGGCACGGTAGCGTGCGCACCGGCAACGCCGGCGGCGCGTGCACTGGTGGCGGGAAGCCGCCGTGGACCCTGCCGGCCGCGTCGACGACGACGCCGTCGACCGACGTGTGCCGGGCGGTCGAACCGTCGATGCTCGCGTGCGAGGCGATGGACCTCGTCTCGTACACGTTCACATTCTGAACCTCGAGCAACGCCATGGCGGCCGGGACCCTTTCGGGTTGCCGGCCGTCAACGTTTGAGCACGCGCTGTGTGCGCCCCTCGACGAAGTCTTCGAAGTCCTCGACGAACCGTTGCGCCTCGTCCTTGGTGAACAGCGCATCACGGCCGCGCATCACCTGCGCGATGTTGGGCTTGGACGACGATGTGCGTCCGGTGACCGTGCCGAGCTGCTTGAATCCGATGTTGGCTTGCAGATCGGCGTGCACCAGGTGAATGGTGGCGCGCACGGCGGCGACGTTCTCGGGGGTGTTGTCCATGCCCACGTACGGGGCGAGCGCGATGTGGAACTCGACCATGTGCACCGGTACGAATCCGGCGGGTTCGAGTCCGGCGGCGAGGTAGGCCGGGGCGTGCTCGAGGAAGTCGTCGAGCGTGTGCAGCGTGCGCAACCCATGCCCGTCGCCGAACTTCCGGATGGTGGCGACCAGGCGTTGTTCGATCCCGGCGAAGTCGATCGGGGTGTAGTCCTTGGGTCCGGGGTGGGTGCTCATGGTTCGGTGCTCATCGCGGCGTCGGTGACGAGGTCGATGATGGCACGAACGGCCATCATGTTCTCGCGGGTGATGTCCATGCCGACGAACGATTCGAGGGGGGTGATGTACGAGGAGCCAGGTGCGAGGAAATCGCGGGGGTGCTTTCCGGCGGCGAGGAAGCTCTCCGCGAACCCACGGATGTCGTCGAGGTGCTTGAGCGGCGGAACCGGGATGTGGAATCGTCCGGGCGTGTTCCGCAGGTCGCCGCTCAGCCGTATCTGTCGAACGATGGAACGCTCGAACGACACGTCGTACGTGTCGCGCATGGCCGAGCCGCGGATGGCGCCCACGGGCTACAGCCAGGTTTCGACGATGACCGGGTCGTCGTTCTCGAGCCGGGGGATGTGCATCAGCCCCGGTGCACGGGAGTGGATGTGGGCACGCACGGCGTTGAGGGCGGCTGCCTCGGAGCGCTCGTCCGGTCCCGGTTTGCCGTTGATGGCGTACCGGATGGCGGCGAGGGGGTCGCGGTCGGGGATGGGCGCGGCGTCGGTGATGGTCCATCCGCGGGCGACGATGTGTCCGGGCCAATCGCCGGGGTTCTTGGTGACGACGTAGTACCTGCCCCGTGCGGCCGATCGGGCGTGGGAGGTCACGACCGTGGCGCGGGCACCCCCGACGATGGCGACGGGTTGGATTTCGCGGACGGGTGTGATGCCGGGGGGTAGTGCGCCGAACGCGCCCCCGAGGTCACCCATGGGGTCGGGGGCGTTGCAGCTGCGGCACCGTCCGTTCTCGAACGTGTGTACGTGGTCGGGGTTGCTCATGCCCGAGGTCTTGCGCGGTCCTCGCGAGATCCGAAGGAGCGCTTCCCCCATTCGATGAGCGGAGTCAGGGCCTTGATGGCGCACGACGTGGGGATGCCCTCGTCGTGGAGCGCGTGGATGGTTTCGACCAACGCGCTGGTGAACCCACGCCGCGCCCACGCACGCCATCCGGTAGTCGGGCGCATGGGAGGTTCGGCGGTGGCCTCGGCGTGGCCCACCAACATCACCTCGAGCTCGGCGTCGGCCACCGGGCGGCCACCGTGGTCGGCGTGCACCTGGCGCATCCCGTCGGGCTCGATCGTCACAATCACGGCTGCTGCGTTACCCATGGCTTCCTCCGGTCCACCCATCGAGGGAGGAGGCTCGCGCATCCCCCGGGTTCAATACGTCATGCGGTACACACTAGCACAGGTCGCGATGATGCGATAGGTATCGATGGTGGTGTTGATGGCGTGGAATGCGTTGCTCGCACCCGACACCGTCCCCATGGAGGCACGCCCGCATGGCGAATAAGAAGCCGTTCACCAAAGAGCAGTACGATCAGATGGTTACCCACTTCCGTGCGCACCCCGGGGACATCCATGGGGCGGCTCGCGTGGTGGGGTGTGATTGGCGCACGGCCGCCCGTGCGTGGCGCGGACCCCCGCGCCGCAACGCTCCGGAGGATGTGCGGCGTCCGATTCAGGAGGTGTTCGCCGCCGAGGAGGCTGCACGGTTGCAGGCCCAAGCGGAGATCGACGCCCAGGCCCGTGCGAAGATTGTGGAGGAGGCCGAGCAGGCGAAAGCCCACGCCATCCAAGCCAAGCAGTGGGACGAGAACATCCTGCGGCTCGCGCGCAACGACGTGATGAAGGGGCTCGGCACGCTGGCGAACATGACGACCGGGCTCGACGCGTTGGCCAAGCGGGTCAACGAGCAGCTGGTCCGCGGGACGGATTCGAAGGGGAACCCGATCGACGTACCGTTGGGGGAGACGTTGCGGGTGCTCGTGCGGTTCTCGCAGGCGACCCGGGCGTTGACGGAGGCGGCGAACGCCCTCGTGGCGATCGAGCGCATCAAGGCCAACATGCCGACGGCCATCATCGCGCTCGAGCACCAAGGCCCCATCTCGCTCGAAGATGCCGCCCGCGAGGTCGAGCTCGTCGGAACGGCGCTACAACGCGCAAGGCACCTTGGTCTGACCGTCCTGGCGGGCGGCGCATCAAAGGAGGTGTCCGGTGGAGGATGACGACGAACCGTTGTTCGACGATGACGACGAGGATGTGCACCGTGCCGGCTAAGCGGCGCACGCGGGTGACGGTCGACCTGACCGAGCAGGAGGACGCCGTCATCGACATGATGCTGCGCACGGGTACGTACGGGCTTGACCGGGCGGACGTGGTGCGGCGGCTCATCGACGAGGGCATCCAACGTGTGGCGCACGCGGCGTTCGACCGCACGCGGACCAAGCGCCTCGAGCAGTTCATCAAGGAGTTACCGAAGGGGGTGCGCCGTGGGTGACGACATCGAGCTGCGCGACGCGAACGGGAACTTGGTGCGGGTGCCGTTGTACCCGGCGCTCGCGAGCATCGGTGCGTTCCTCGCGCAACGGGCGCTCGACCGGCAAGTCGAGTCTCCCTTTCCCATCGAGAGCGGCACGACGTGCACCGTCGTAGACCGCAACCGCGTCGAACGCCGACTCGTCGTCGACCTTCGTGTGCACACGCATCGCGGGGTGTGACGTGCTGCTCCCGACCGATTGGTGGGAGCAGTCGTTGCTCGAGGCCGGCGATGTGGACTTGCTATGGGTCGGGCATTCGGTCACGGTTGCGCGGCTCACGCTCAACTTCCGCGTCGACCGCGAACGCCGCCGGGCGCATCGACCGGAGTATTGGCGCGAGCGTTACAAGGACCGCACCCCATGATCCGCTTCGTCGAGCTCACCGGACCAACGCCGTCCGAACCCCCGCGGTGCGCGTTCCTCGACACTGTCACCGAGACGTTCGTGCAGACGGTAGATGGCTCGCACGTGTTCGCGAGCGTCGGCGACTTCCCGGAGAGCGCTATCGGGCACATGTGCCTGTCGATGTTGCCGCGTGGATTCCTCGACCCCGTGCGTAAGGGGTGATGGTGTCTCCGGGTGGTGGCCTGTCACGGCCCTAGTCCCGGGATCGCGCCGCGGTTCGCGGGGCGGGGAGTTGGTACCCTCCCCGCCCAACCGTTTACACGAATGGAGGCCACGATGCCCTGCCCCGTCCCCATCACGTCGTTTGACACGAAGCTTGGCGACCCCATCCATGTCGCGCTGTGGGAGACGTTGACCGATCAAGCGCGGTTGACCATCCAACCGGTGGTCGACCCGAACGCGTTGCAGGTGCAGTTCCGCGGCACCGTGCAGGTGACGTGGGAGATGCGCATTCATCGCACGGCGGTGGACAGCTACGAGAACGACGCCGAGGTCGTCGTGTTCAACGACGGCGCCGAATGGTCGGAGTGGTTCGATCCGAAGGACGATCCCGAATCGACGTTCGCCATCCCCGCCGAGCGCATCGTGTTGGTGGCCGGCGCGCTCGTCCAGGCGCACCACACGCTCGAGGCGTGGAAGCGCGAGCACGTCGACGGCATCGTGCCAGTGCCACCGGGGCAGGCCGCCGCCGCGTTCGGCGTTGGGAAGACGGACCCGCCGGCAACGATGCCGTCGCGCGTGGACAACCACATCGACACGACGGGCAACCCGGCCATGCACGTCGAGGACGCGCGCCCGGGCATCGAGCAGCACGATGCGCCCGCACCGATGCCAAGCGACGACAGCACCAAGGCGTGGGACGAGATCGGGAACGGAGGATCGCGAGGATGAGCACCGACGAGAACCTGTCCGGCGGTCCGTCGCGGGCCGCGGAGATGCGTGAACCACCGCGGTGCGGGAACCCGCACTGCACGCGGCACGTGTACGCCGGTGAGGGTGCACACAAGAACGGGCTATGCGACAAGTGCGATGGACACCGGGCGATGCTCGCGTCGGTCATCTACGGGCACATGTGCATGGGTCGTGCGGTCGGTGCCGCGCCACCCGACCCGTCGGTTGCACGTCGTGCCGCCGAGGCGTTGTTGGTCGAGCTCGACAAGCCGTTCGGGGCGGGGTGACCATGGCCACGAAGCTGACGTGGGTGCCGCGTAGGCGTGGGCCGATCTTCTGTAGCTCGGCGTGCGGGTGTCGTTGTCGATGGGTGGACCACGAACGATACAGGAAGCGCGCGCAGGCAGTGGCGCGGCAGCTCGGCAAGGGCTGGAAGGCGCGCGTGTGGGAGAACTTAGGATGGCACGCGGAGGTCTTCTTCGGTGGTCTGTACGTGTCGTTGCACTCGACCATCAACGGATGGCGGTACTCGGCGCACCTTGGTGAGCGCGGACACGGCGGGGCGTTCTCGTCGTTGTTGTTCGCCGACGGGTCCACGCCCGTGCAGGCGATTCAGAAGCTGCGCATCAACGGAGTCAAGTGGATCCGCCGCGAACGGCGGACGGTCGACAACGCGGAACACGATCTGCTTCGATGTGGCGTATGAGCACCAAGTCCACACCTCCATTGAACCCGCGTCCGGTCATCGTCGAAGCGCTCGACGCGTTGCGTGCGTACGGCGAGGCGATGTTCGAGCACGACGCGCGTGATACCGCGGGCACGCGCGCAAGGTTGGAGGAGACGAGGAAGGTCGTCGACATGTTGGCGTTGCGGCTGGGAAGGACGAAGGGATGATGATGATGACGCCCGCGCATCCGTGGCGACGGTGGGTGCAAGCCCTGCTGTTCGTGTTGTTGCTCGTGACGTTGTGGGCGGGTGCGCGCAACGGTGAGCCCATGCGGTTTAGTTGGCCGCTGCTCATCGCAGGCATCGTGGTCGGCATCGTCCTCGACTTCACGTTGTCGGCGACGTGGGCGTGGGTCCGGGGGCGACGTGCCGCCCGAAAGGGTAAGTGATGGCCGCGAGCAAGCGCACCGACGACATCCGTGCTCGTCGCGAGGAGCTGGCACGCGACCGCGATGCAAAGCGAAGCACATCGAAGCGAAGTGATGCGAATCGCATCGAATCGAAGCAAACCGCACCGAAGCAGCGCGTGTTGACCAAGGCGCAGATCACCGACGCGCTCGAGGGGCCGATGTGCGTGGAGTGCAACATCCGACGCACGCACAACCCGTCGAAGGTGTGCACGCGTTGTCTCGGTGAGCGCGCGTGCCCGTCGTGTGGTGGGTCGGGTACGCGATGTCGGGACGGCGCGACGATCGCATGTCCGACGTGTCCGGGCACGGGCCTTCGACCGTGAGGAGCAGCGCGTCCATGGCGGTTGTGGATCGATTGCCGACGTGGGTGGACCGGTTCCGCGATGCCGTCCGGCAGTTCTTAGAGCAGTGGCCCTGCTACGAGTACGAGATCGAGATTCGGTTGTGGTTGATGCATCCGATTGGTGGTGACCTCGGCGCGTTGCGGGCGGCACGTTCGGCGAAGCGGTTGTCGGAGATGAAGAGGGAACAACGTGCGGCTGAGGAACGGCTCGAGGCGTTGATTGCGTGTGCGACGTTGGCGGTGAAGGCCGTGCCAAAGTCGCTGGCGGGGTCGCTCGCCGGGGTACACACGCACGTCGCGGGGCGACTCATCGAGATGGTACGCGCGTCGTGACCACCGACGCCACCGGTCGTCAGCTGAACTTCGGCGAGCTCGTGCACGCGGTGTGCATCGACAAGCTGAACGCCAACGATGCCGAGACCATCGAGGTCATGGATTGGATACTCGCAGCACCGCTCGGCGAAGGGTTCTCGCGGTTGAAGACGATCGACTCCATCAACCAGTTGGTTGAGGCATCCCCGTCGACGGCGGATACGTTGCCGGACAGTCCGATCGAGCTCGGCGTACGCAAGGACTCGATCAACCAATGGCGATGTCGCGCGGCGGTCCTTCACCACATCCGGCAGTGTCCAAAGGGTTGCTAGTTCGCACGCGGTTCAAGAGCTTCGCGAGCTTGCACGTGGCAAAGAGGCTGCAACATCGGCGGGCATGACCACCGACACCACTGGCCGCTTCGTCGTCCTCGAGCACAACATGCCCGGGTACGTGTGGGTGCTTGATTCGCAGTCGCCGCGTGGGCTGGACCGGTCGCGCGTTGCGGTGCGCACCGAGCTCGTCGCGGAACACATCGCCCGCAAGGTCGCGAAGACGGAGATCGCGTGGAAGACGTGGCCGCCGTTCCCCGGTCGCGGCGGTCGCCACGCGGAGCAACGCGAGTGCCGCAAGACGATCTTGACCTCGAAGGTCGAACGGTTCGTGGCGAAGCTCATGGAGACCGATTCGCTTGTCGCCGATTCCATCGTCACGCGTCCCGTCTGAACGGTCGACACGACCCGGGTGCGTGCGCTACGGTGGGGGCTCAACCCCGTCACGCCGGGAGCACGCACCACATGCCACCGAAACGTTCGAAGGAAGGCGCACCCGCGCCCGTTGTTGTTCCGCCCGCCGCCGAATGGGTGGCGCTCGACTCGCTCGTCCCGTGGGCCGACAACCCGCGCGTGAACGACAAGGCCGTGCCCGAGATCGCCGCGTCCATCGGGCGGTTTGGGTTCGGTGCGCCGATCGTGGCGCGGCTCGCGAACCGCGAGATCATCAAGGGCCACACCCGCCGCAAGGCGGTGTTGCTGCTCAACGGGGTGTTCCCCGGGCAGCCGTCGCCCGGGATGGTGCCGGTGCGGTTCCTCGACATCACCGAAGACGAGGCGCACGCGCTCGCACTCGCGGACAACAAGCTCGGCGAGATCGCCGAATGGGACGACGCCGCGTTCGCGGTCGAGGTGGCGAAGCTGCTCGACCACAACGTCGACGTGGTCACGGGCACGGGCATCCCGCAGGAGGAGGTCGACGCCATTCTCGCCGCGGCCAGCGACGCCACCCCGGGGGATGGTCCGGCGGACTTCGGTGCGGCGGACGACACCGACGACGGGTTCGTCGCGTTCCGGTTCGGCGACTACGCCGGTCGCGTCACCAAGGCCGTGTACGACGAGTTCGTGACCCGGTACCGCGCGACGCAACAAGCGGGCACGACACCGATGCTCGACGACGTGTTGCGTGCGTGGTTGCGTCAGGAAACCGCCGCGAAGGTGGTGACGCCGTGACGCTCGCGGACCGCGTGCGCGCGTCGGCCACGAACCGCGACGACCTCACCGCCAAGTTCGGGTTCATGCCGATGTCGGTGCTGAAGTTGTCGCGCGGCGCGTTGTCCAAGTCGATGTTCATGTACCAGCAGGAGGAGCGCGGCCGGTCCATCTCCGCCGACGGTGACACGCTCGTCGCGAACACCAAGACCACCGAGGGCAAGGCCACCGCCAAAGAACGGAAGCGCATGGGCATCGTGGGCGGTGTGATGACGAAGCAGAAGGGCGGCCAACGCGTCAACGCGTCCATCATGCCCGCCGAGCTCGTCGACTTCTTCATCAAGTACTACGCCAAGCCCGGGGACACGTACCTCGATCCGTTCATGGGGCAGGGCGTGCAAATGCAGGTCGCGAAGCTGCGCGGGTTGCACTACGTCGGCATGGACTTGTCGACGGAGTTCTTCCGGTACATCGCGGCGGTGAAGGCCAAGATCGACGACGGCAAGACCCGCATCGACATCGTGCACGGGGACTCGCGGGACCCGTCGTGGATCGCCGACGGGCGTGGAGACTTCGGGTTCACGTCGCCGCCGTACTACGACATCGAGTACTACGGTGACGAGCCCGAGCAGTTGGGCAAGCTGGGCACGTACCAGGACTTCCTCGCGGGGATGGAAACGGTCGCGCGCGAGTGGTTGCCCAAGTTCAAGCCGGGCGCGTACTTCGTGTCGAACGTGAACGACTTTCGACGGGGCGGGGACTTCTACGCGTACCACGCCGACACCATCGCCCTGATGGTGCGTGCCGGTTGGAAGCTGCACGACACGTGGATCGTCGACGGGCTCATCGCGGGGTTGCCGCGCATCTTCGCCGCGGACAAGAACCGCCACCGCATCGCACCCAAGGTGCACGAGTACGCAATCGTGTTTCGGCGGCCGGCATGAGCGACCATCCCCCGCGCGGCAAACACGCCCTCGCCGAGTTCCACGGCGTCCCGTTCGAGACGTTGAACAGTCGGGTGACGCTCGAGCTGTCGCTCGTCGCGGCGTGTCGGCATGCCGGTGCCACGGTGCTCGCGTCGCACGTGCGCGAGTTCGAGCCGCAAGGGCTCACCGTCCTCGTCGAGCTGTCGGAGTCGCACGCGTCCATTCACACGTACCCCGAAGCGGGCGTGATGTTCGTGGACGTGTTCACGTGCGGCGACGTGTGCGACCCGGCACGCGCCATCAAGGTGCTCGGAGAGCTCTTGCGCATCCCGCCCGGCGTAGCGATCCCGGGCTATCGCGTCGACGTGATTGACCGCGGCACCGCGTAAGTACGGTCGGCATGGGCATCATCAAGGTGCTGTCGCTGCGCGAACCGTGGCTCTACGCGATGTGGGAGCTCGGCAAGGACATCGAGAACCGCGTGTGGTCGACGACCCATCGCGGGGAGTTGTACTTGCATCGGGCGGTCGGGCTCACCCGATCGGAATACGATTGGGCCGAGGCGTGGATGCAGGACAACATCGACGAGGAGATCATCCTCCCACCGTTCGATCGGTTCGTGGCCACGCGCCGGTTTGGCGGCATCATGGGCCTATGCACGGTGACGGGGTGCACGTTGAACAGCAAGCGCGCGCACCGCCCGCCGTGGGCGATGTTGACCAACCGCGACGGGCGACCGCAGTACGGGTTCGATGTGCAGAACCTCATCGGCCTGCGGTTCGTGCCGTGGGTCGGCATGCAGCGCATCTTCAACGTGGACCGCGACGCGTACGATGCCGCTCGCGAGCGGGAGCGCATCAAGTGGTGCGAGCGCGACCACGCCGTCGACGTGCCGTCCACGTACGTGTTCGGGGGCATCCCGCTGTGCGACGAATGCACCGATGTCGCGGTGACCAGCGAGCACGCTCATCCGTCGGAGATCGTCACCGTCGCGGAGTTCGAATCGTACACGCGCAAGGTTGCCGCCGGCGAAGGCGAGGAAGCCGGCAAGCCGTGACGCGAAGTCGCGCCTGGCAACTCGAGCACAAGGGCATCGCACGCGCGATGCGGGAGGATGTGGAGATGGCGGCCGGCACCTACGCGCATGCACGCACCGGGCGCGACGACGTGTTGTTGGTGTCGGGGAACGCGGCGCGGGACATGCGCGCGTTCGGGAAGCCGTACGTGTACAAGGCCGTGTTCGCCCGTCGGTCGAATAGCCTGCACGTGGAGCAGGGCGGATGGGAGTGGTATGCCGAGGCGTGGGTGTTCGCGTTGTGGGTCGCGTTGGAACACGGCACGCACATGCTGCCGACCATTCGCACCGCGCGGCAGCGGAAGCTGTGGCCGTTGTTCGCGCGCGACCGCCGCCGTGTCGAGTGGCGCGAAGCGCTCACGGCGATGTTCCGGTTGATGCTGCCGGAGCTGTCCGGCATGCACGTCCACGAGCTTGCTGCGATGCCGTACACGCTCGCACACACGTGGAAGATCGACGGCGCACATTGGAACGGTCTATCCCAGCGGTCGGGCTTGCAGGCGACCGCGTCGCGGATGGCGCGGTGGCTGGACGAAACGTTCCGCAACATCGAGCTCGAGTACGAACCCAACCCGCGCAAGGGTGCCCACATGGAGGCGCTGGGATAGAATGACGAACATGGATCCGTTGGCCGGGGCATCGATCGCGAAGTTGACGCAGGCGATGTACCCCCGGGTGCGCACGCTCGCGGGGCAGTTCGGTGCCCACAGCGTCGACGACGTGACGCAGGATGTGATGTTGGCCGTGGTCCGCCATGCCCGTCGCAACGGCGGGGTCGCGTTCGAGGGGCGGTCCAAGCTCGACACGTGGTTGTACCGGGTGGTGCTCAACGCGGTGCGCATGGAGTTCCGCAGCGGCGTCCGGCACGAACGCATCATCGATCGCGGTGCGGACGGCACGCGGGTCGGTGATGACCGCCCGAACGCCGAACGCGTCCTAGTCGACGGCGTCGAGCGCTCCCGTCGCGTGCGCGCGCTCAAGGTGTTGGGCGATGCGCAGCACGCGCTGCTCGTCGCGGCGGCGACGCAGTCGCTCGAGGAGATGAGCGCGTCGATGGGCGTGCAGGTGGGCACGCTCAAGTCCCGCATCTCGCGCACGCGTGCACGCGCACGGGCGGTGCTTGCGGAGGTCGGATGAGCATCTACTCCCTGCTGTGGGCGATTCCGATCGCGGCGTTCGTGCTCGAGCTCGGACGGTGGGGCATCCGACGGGTGCGCCGGTGGCTCGCGCGACGACGCCGACCCGCGCCCGTCCTCGAGACGTACCGCACCGCCGTGGTGCCTCCGGTCGTGATTCGATGCATCGATTGCGGTCGGGAGGATTGTCCGACGTTGCGTAGCACGGGCATCCGGCACGCGCGCGGCGGCAACTCGGGCGACGCATTCATCGACACGGTGTTCGAGCAGCTGGACCGCTCGCGGCGCATCGAGGACCACGCGGATTGCTTGCGACATCGGAACCACACCCGATCGATCGTGCAGGCCGTATCGATCGATGTGGGGTCGGCGTTGACCGACGCGCGCCACGTCATCGACCACATCCGGCAGGAGTACTTGTGGGGGCATCCGGACGTGCAACGTATCCCGGCTGAGTTGGTGGACGATCGGCGATTGCCCATCACCGTGAATGAGTCTCGCGCGGCGCAAGGGTTCCCCCCGGTCGATACCCGACCACGGCCGGCGGTGTTGGAACCGTCGAAGCATGGCCTGACACGAGGGAACCAATGACCGACAACGTGCGCCACTCCAGCGAGTCCGCCGAGCACTTCACGCCGCCCGACGTGGTCAACCGTGCGCGGTCGGTGCTCGGGGGTTTCGACCTCGACCCGGCAACGACGGAACGCGCCAACGCGCACATCGTTCGCGCGGAGGCGTTCCACACCGCGGCCACCAACGGGTACCTCACGCCGTGGTCGGGGCGGACGTTCCTCAACCCGCCCGGCGGCAAGTGCGACAACCAAGGCATCACCGTCGGTCCGGTGAAAAAGGAGCACCGCACGCTGCCGTCGAAGGGCGAGTGGTCGTGCGTGCAATCTCCGGGCGGCGATTGGGTCCCGTGCCGGCATGTGCACGAGGACGTGATGTCGTCGCAGAAACGGTGGTGGCAGAAGTTGCTCGCGGAGTGGGAGTCGTTGCGGGTGCCGTCGGCGTTCTTCGTCGGGTTCAGCCTGGAGATCCTGCAAGTCGCGCAGAACGAATGCACCGGGCGCACGCCCATCGATTTCCCGTTCTGTGTTCCCGCGTCGCGCATCGCATACTACCGCGATGTGGGCGACGGGTTCGAGGAGGGGAGCTCGCCGCCGCATGCATCGGTGCTGATCTACTTGCCGCCGCCGTGTGCTCGGCGCGACATCGAGTCGAAGGTGTCCATCCCCATCCTGACGAGCGAGGGTATCTACGCGTTCACCGAGGAGTTCGAGGGGATGGGGCGCGTCGTCACGGCGCACTTCAACGAGCACACGGCATCGCGCAAGCCCTGGTGAGGGGGTACGCTGAACGCCATGGGTCGCGTCATCTACGTCGACTTTCAGCACAAGCGCCGCAAGTGCTCGACGTGTTCCGGCGACGGGGAGGTGTTGTTCCTCCCCGAACGCCGGTCCGGTCGACGCCGTGCGGGTGCGTCGAATGATGCGCGGCTCGTCGTGTGCCCCAAGTGTGGGGGAACCGGCATCGCGCCGACGGTCTCAAAGGGGACGTGAACGGTGTGTTGACCGACATCGCGCGCATCGAGGCGTCGTTTCCACGCGGCGCATACATCACGCCCGACGGCGTGTACCGGTACTTCCTCACGCGGGGTGATTGGCGTTCGGGGCAAGGGCGCGTGTGTTGGGTGATGCTGAACCCATCGACCGCCGACGCGAACATCGACGACGCAACGGTGCGCCGGTGCATCGGGTATACCCGGGATTGGGGCTACGCCGAGCTCGTCGTGGTCAACCTGTTTGCGTTGCGTGCGACGAACCCCGCGGTGCTGCGATTGCACGACGACCCGAAGGGGCCGTCGAACGACGGGTGGATCGTGGCGGCAGCGAACTCGTCCGACCTCGTCGTGTGCGCGTGGGGCAGCAACGGCCCGCTCGCTGGTCGTGATGGGTACGTGGTGTCGCTGCTCGAGCCGTACACGGCGCTGCATGCGGTCTCCCTCAACGGGCGCACGTCGCCCAACATGCGCCGCGGGTTCCAGGTGAAGCTCGCGGTGCCGGCGCATCCGCTGTACTTGTCGGCAGCGCTCAAGCCGATGCTGTTCGTCGAGAAGCGCCGCCCCATCGGCGTGCCGTGACGCGGTACGTGCGGGTGTTGTGGCTCACGTGTTCGGGGTGCAAACACGCCGCGGAAAGGTGGGCGTTCGCGCGCAAGGCTCCGTCTTGCCCCCGATGTGGGGGCGTAGCATTCACGTCGGCGCATCGGATGGGCGTGGGCCGCCGACCGCCGCGATTGAGGAGGCACCCCGTGAGAATCGTTTTTCATCAGCACGCCATCGAGCGGTACATCCAACGATACGAACGCGCGATGGATGTCGACGCCGCGCGTGCCGCACTCGAGGCCGCCGCCGAAAGTGCGGTCGTGCTCAAGGAGCTCACCATCCACGGACAACGGCAGGCCATCATCGAGGTCAACGGCGAATCGGTGTTGCTCGTGCTCAAGGTCGACCACGCCACGCGCGAAACGATCTGCGCAACGGTGCTGCCGATGCCAAGCAAGACGTGGGTCGAGAAGATGCGCGAGGAGGTCGCGGCGGCGTTGGACGAATCCGACCCGTCCAAGCCCATCTCGTTCGAGGTGCCGGTCGACGCCGATGGCGTGCCGACGGTGATGGACGCACGCGAGCGCGCGTACTTGTTCCAGACCGCCGACAAGGATTGCTTGCTCGACATGGTCGTCGCGTTGCGGAAGCGCGTGCGCGGATGCCACCTGCATGCGACGCGACAGCTCACACAGCAGAAGGCCGGATTCAGAAAGCGGTTGGAGGCGTTGCTCGATGGGCAGAAGGTCCTTGGGCAGTTCATGCAACCGACGCCGCCCGTCGACGACGCGCCCGGAATCGTCCTCGTGCAGCCCGTCGGGAATTGTTGCGGTGACGGCCTGCACGCGTACGACCCGTCGGCTCCCGATGGCAAGGGCACCGAGCTCGCGGCGGTGTGTGCCGGATGTCGAGCGTGTCAATGAGCACCACCGTGGTCACGCTGCGGTTGCTGTACCGCGATGGGCGCATCGACGACGCCCTCGCCGTCGACGACCGCACCATGCATGCGCCGGTTGTGGTGATGGACGGCGTGACGTTCGTGCACGTCGGCGCCGACAACAAGATCACCAAGGACAACAAGACCGGCAAATGGTTGAAGCTGTACCGGGAGACCGAAGTCGTCGTCCTCCGCGCAATACGGACACCTACGGAGGAACCGAATGGCGGCACGGGCGCGGGCGAAGGCGGACAGGCCGATCAAGCGTGACGAGGCGTTCTACGAATCGGTGCGCGAGGCGTTGGACGAGGACGCCATCATTCACAACCGGGTGGGGGCGGACGAGCCCTTGTCGAAGAAGTACAAGGCCGATCCGCTCGTGACGCGGCGGCGGCAAGCGAGGATCCATGGACGCAATCATCGATGAGGTGGCGCGGCTGCGCGCCCAAGTGACCGCGTTGCAATCGTTGTGCACGAAGCAGCTCGTGGAGCTACGCGCCGCCCGTCGCGGGCAATCGGAGCTCGACGGAATGGTGCAAGCGTTCCACGACCGGTTCGAGCAACCCATCGGCGCGACGCCGCGCGTGCCGACCGATGCATGGGTGCGGTTGCGTGCGAAGCTCACCATCGAGGAAGCATTCGAGCTCGTTGCGGCGTTGTTCGGGTGGGCCGACGGACAGCTCGAAGTGCTCAAGACCGTCGAGCGCGATGTGGTCGACATGTGCCAGCGCACGCCCGTCGACGTAGACATGCCCGCGGCGATCGACGCGATGGCCGACATCGGGTTCGTGAACCAGGGGTGCTTCATCACGTTCGGCGTCGACGCCGGCCCGGTGTACGCGGCGGTGTATCGTGCGAACATGGCGAAAGGTCCTTCGCCGACGGAGGGGTGGGCCAAGCCCGTGAAGCCGGCGGGGTGGTTGCCGCCCGACATCGCCTCGGTGTTGCGCGCGCAAGGGTGGGACGATGGGACGTAAACTCAAGCCGTTCAAGGTCGAGACCGTGTGGAGCCCGTCGCGGGCGCTATGCGCCGACCGCCGATGCATCGCGAGAACAAGGACTTCTTCGCGCGATACGACTTCGACAACGAGGTGCGTGCGCCGACCGCCGATGCATGCCACGTCGCGGCGTTGGCCATGCTCAAGCGGCTCGGTTCCGGGTACAAGTGGGCGCGATACATCGAGGTGCAGATGGCCGGCGAGGGCGATTGTTCGCACAGCAGCGCCGTCGAGCACGAGTTGCACCGGGTCGAGGTCACGCTCATCGTGCGTCGAATGGAACGCGCGCCGAAGCTCGACGACCCCGGTGGGCCGGCGCACGTCGAGCGCAGCTTCGCGGAGGACTTGAAGGGCGTGCACCAGAAGAAAGCACGTGCGGAGAACACCGACATTCGCCACGTGTGGGAGCGCGGCGATCACATCATCCCGTACACGGACGAGGCGTGGAACGCGTTGTTGGCCATCGAGCAAGCGTTTCGCGACGCACGCGAGAAGGTCAATGTCATCCTCGGGAAGAAGAACCTACCGGCGTTGCTCGCCGGGATGATGAAACGACCGCTGTTGACCGTAGGGGGAACCGATGAGTGACCGCCCGAGCTTCCAAACGATCTACATGCAGCTCGCGTGGCTCATGTCGACGCGCGCGACGTGTGCCCGCACCAACTCGGTCGGGCTCATCATGCGGTGTGGTGCCGCGGTCGTGTCGGCGGACTTCCGGCAGGTCCTCGCCGTCGGGTACAATGGCAATGCGGCCGGGCTGCCGAACGGATGCGACACCACCGAGCCCGGTGCGTGCGGGTGCATCCACGCGGAGGAGAACGCCGTCATCGCGTGCCGTGAAGCACGCGCGACCCCCAAGGTGTTCTTCGCCACGCACCTCCCGTGCGTCGCGTGCGCCAAGCGCATCATCCAACTCGGCGGCGTTGAGGCCGTGTACTACGACCAACCGTATCGAATCACGAAGGGGCTCGACGTGCTCGCCGCGGTCGGCATTCCATCGCATCGTATCGAAGGAGGACCGAACTATGGCACCTAGTCCCACGAAGTGCGGGCACACGCCCGATGCGTCGATGATTGGCCCGGCGGTGCGGATGACCGACGGCACGACGCGCATGTGGTGTGCGCACCGCATCCCGCTCGCGCCGGTCGGCAAACGGCGGTACCCCGAACACGATGCCGGGCTCGGCGCGTGGATGGTGTGCTGTCCGGGGGCTCACGCGTTCTGGGAGTGGTGGTCCTGCGGCGTGTACCACCTGCGGACGATCCCGAACACCAAGGCGCCGTTCCTCCGGTTCCCCAATGCGTCGCACGAATTCATGTTCGCGGCCGTCGACCCGACCGACGGGCCGCCGTCGCTGTCGCCCGACGCCACGCACAAGTTCCTCACGCCGTTGGACCTCGCGCACCAGGTCACCGGCATCGACGACACGACCGCGGCGCACATCCTCGACCTCGCCATCACGCACATGATGCGTGTCGGCATGCCGCCCGACAGCGACTTCGCGAGCACGTGGCAGCAGGTGCTCGACAACACCGTCAAGCACTTCGTCGCCGGGCGGCACTCGATTCACTAGCCGCAATAGTTGCAATCAACGCAATCATGCGTAGGGTGTGTCGATGCCCCTGGCGAAAAGCATACGCGAGGATGTCGCCCGACACATCATCATGCGGTTTCGCACGCCGTGTCGTTGTGCCGCCGAGGGGCGCGCGTTCTGTTCGGACCGCCCGACGACGCCGGTGGCGCAGGCCGCATCGGAGCACAACGCGCCGGATTGGTTACATCCGCTCGTGCGGCACCTCGCGCTCGTGTTGCCCGTGGAGTCCAGAACGTTCGACGGGCGTGAGGGGAAAGACGAGCTCGAGCGAAGCATCGAGCAGATCCTACGATGGTGTCGACAGGGCGACCCCGTCGAGCGTGCGGGCGCGTTGATGTCGTTGGCGCAGCTGTCGAGGACGCACATCCGCGGAGCACGGGCGGTACTCGATCATGTGGCGCGCAATTCGTAGAGCCGTGAGCCGGTGGACTGACATTTGGCCGAACACGGACCACGGCGGCGAGCCGCAACCGCGTGTCGGCACGGAGATGGATCGCATCGTCATGGCGGCGCGGGCATTCGCGCAGTGGTGGGGCGCGAAGGACATGGCCGACAAGGTCGAAGGTTGGGTGCGGTGCGGGCGCACGGTGGCGGGGATGCAGGCGCGGCTAGACGCGATGCGCACGACGGTCCGCATCGTCAACGAACGCGGGCCGGGCATGACGGTCATCCGCGCCGCCATCGTCAAGCTGATCGAGGAGCCGTGATGTCCGAAGTGCATGAGACGTTCGAGGACGATGGGCGTGCATGCCCGCGGTGCGGCGAGGTCGTGTCAAAGCGATCGTTGACCAAGCACCAGAAGACGAACAAGTGCGCCGTCGAATCGTACGTCAAGAAGCAACGCGATCGTGGGTTGCTTCCGATGGCGCGGCACTACGAATACGACATGAGGGAGGCGGGCGTGCCGATCGAGTACGGCTCGCTCCGATACAAGGGGCCGGCGTGGGGCTCGAGTCGCGTCGATAAAGGGATCTGGGTTCCTGGTTGGGCGTACGAATTCCACTTCATCGTCGAAGGTGCTGTCATCGACACGAAGTACCGCGTCCCCGACCTGCTACGTCGCGCCGTCAATGACGAGGAGTTTCGTGCGGCGATGCTTGCCATTCTGCCGCTGTGCGATCGGGACCCTGATCGGGTGGGTGCGGCGGTGGTCGTGATGCTTGAAAGGATGGGTGTGTGATGTTGCAGGCGTTCGCGGACGGGTCGGGGACGCATCACGCGGATTCGCCGGCGTGCATCGGCGTGGTCGTGGCCGACGCGTCTGGGCGCATCCTGTGCGAGTCGAGCGCGTACATTTGCCCGGGCACGAACAACGTGGCGGAGCTGTGGGCCATCCGTCGCGCGTTGTACCTGATTCGATGGGTCGCGCACGAACACGCGGCCGGGTGCGACACGCCGGCGGTCCTGTACAGCGACAGCGCGTACGCCATCGGGTGCGCGCGCGGCGAGTACAACATCAAGAAGAATGTCGACCTCGTGCGAGAGATCCAGGGCGTGTACGAGATGCACAAGGACACGGTGCGCCTCGAGCACGTGAAGGGGCACAACGGCAATCCAGGCAATGAGCTCGCCGATTGGCTCGCGGGCATCGCACGCCACCGCGTCATCGAGCTGCGCAAGTCCGTCGGGTTCGCAGTTGGGCGACCGTGGGCCATGCCGCCGTTTCGGTCGCGACCGGTCGGGATGATATTGCCGCCGTTGCCGGTGCCAGCATGACCCGACGACGATCCGATCGACACGGGCGTACGGAATTGCTCAACCAGGGTGGCGTTCCCGATTGGGAACGCAAGCCGTGCGACAAGTGCAACGCGACTGGCGTCCTCGGCACCGAGTGCAGGCCGCGCGAGGATTCGTTGTTCTGCACCGTATGCAACGGGCGCGGTTGGAACCAGGAACCGCTCGGCACGTTGGCTGTCATCCGTGGTGCGGTCGCTGCCGGTGTGAGCCCCCACGGGCTCACCGCGGACACGTTGCGCGCGCGGGCACCCGATTGGGTGGTGATGTTCTACAACCGGTTGTTCGTGATGGTGGCCGATGTCACCGACGGCGTCGACATCCTCAGCGGCGAGATTGCCCAGGTGCGTCGACCGTTGTGTGTCACCGACGACATGAGCGTGCTGTGCTTCGCGCGCGCATGCGCGTGGGTGGCGAAGGCCGGCGACGGTCCGGAGTTGCTGCGTCGCATCGACGCATACGGCGCCGCGGTGCGGATGGTTGGAATCACCACCGCCGACCGGCTCACAATGGGTCTATGAGCGAACCGTGGTTACCCGAGCGCGGTGCGTGGGCCGAGCGCGTCCGGTTGTCGTTGCCGCGCGCGCTGTGGGTGCACGCGTGGCAACCCGGACGTGACATCGCCAACGACATTGTGAGGGGCGTGCGCCACGACCGCACCATCCTCGAAGACCTCACGCGGTACTACGGTCGTGCGCGTTGGGCCAGGACCTTGGTGCGTGGGTTGTTGTGGCCGACAGATGGGCGGCGGCTGTTCATCGACGACGAGCACCCGACGATCGACATCGTCCGAGTCGAGTGGGTGTTGCTAGCTTGTGAATGGGCGCGCAAGGCGAAGGACCGCAGGGAGCGTTGGCAGCGGGTGCGCGCTGTGCACGCGGTCGACGCGCTCGCAGAAAACAGCCACGACGCGGCCAAGGCTATCGAACGCCTCGTCGGGTGGGAGAATCAACATGGCGACCAAACCGAAACGAAGGCAACCGACCGAGAAGGTGGGGCGTGAGATCCCGCTCATCGCCGACGGCGTGCAATGGCGCCGCGTCGAAGCGCCGCACATTTGGCGGCCGATGCGCGAGGGCGAAACACTCGTAGGCCGGTTCGTCGGGCGACGGATGCGCGCCGGCGTGTATGGGCCGTACTCGATCGTGCTCATCCAAACCGACAAGGCGACGACGACCGTGTCGGGTACCGTGGTCAATTCGTTGTTCGACGCCGCGGGCATCGACGAAGGGACCATCGTGCGCATCGTGTACCTCGGTGACCGCATGTCGAGCCCGTCCGGCCGGACGTATCGTGCGTTCGAGTTGTTCGTGGCCGACGCGCACGTGTCGCGTCGAACGGACCACGGCGGTGCATCGGACGGTTACAGCAAGGCCGTGCGGTGAGCTATCACGGGCCGACGGGGCAGCAGTATTGGGGGTGCGCGTGGCGCACCAACTCCTCGTCGGCCTGGCATTCCGAAGGGTGGCGCGAGTTGTCGCACGAACGCGGTGACACGATGGCGGACATCCTGTGCAGGTGGTGTGACACGCGCCCGGACCCGCAACGCACGCTCGACGCGTTGCGTACGATCGTGAAGCTGAAGGACGACCCGATGGCGTGCATCGCGTTCATGCGTGCCGAGGACCCGGACCACGCCGACGAGTTCATCGCGCAGATCCCGATCGACGACCCGACGCACGCATTGGGGTCGTGATGGCGAAGTGGTGGCCCGTGCAACACCTCGGCGCGAAGGTCGTGTCGGCGTTGGTCGAATGCGACCTCGTCGTCGAGGACGAGGACGGCGACCGCGTGACGCCGCGGTGGGCGGCGATGTTGGCCACGCTCGTGTACTACGGACCGAAGGGACAACCCGTCCTCGAAGGCTCGGCACGCGCCACCGAGGAGATGGGACTCACGTGGGTGCGGTTGGCGCTGCTCGCGTGCAAGGACGATCCCGACCCAGCCGCGAAGGGCGCGTACCTTGAGGCGTTGCGTCGGCTCGATGGCGGACGTGATGCACTCATCGCACGGTTACAAGTGGAGCTCGTCGACCAATGACCCGCACCCGCACCGAGGACCGCATTCCGTGGCACACGATGTCGAGCGCGATGCGCGAGGCGTTCGACTACGCGATGGGCATCGAGGCGAAGAACCGGAAGCGGTGGGAGTCGCAGCGGCGGATGTGTGACGGCATGGGGTTCGATCCGCCGCATCCGCCGCACGAGGAATTCTCCGATGCGCGCACGCGCGGCGTGCCCGTGTGGGCGTACGCGCTCGCGAACACGTTGTACCAGGACACGGATGCGACGCAGGGGATGAGCCCCCATCATCTCGGGTCGGTGCTCGAGTTCGTGGGGATGCAACCCGACCCCGTCGAGATCGCGGCGGCTGTGTCGGCGACGTGGCGACTGCTTTGGGCCGTCGACACCGATGCCGATGTCGTGCACGTCGGTGACGAGCTCGATGCGTACCTCACCATCCTCGATCCCGCCACCGCGAAGCATTGCGAGCTCGATTGATGACCACAGCAAAGAAAACCCTTCGCGAGATGATGGTCACGTGCCCGTGTTGTGGCGAACGGATGTTCGGTGCATCGGCCATCCCCCAACACCGTCGTGGTATCACGTGCATCCTCGCACTCGTCACGCGTTTCGATGCAACCCCCATCGACCCGGACAAGCGTGGCGACGTACGCAAGGCATCGTGGCTCATCGAGCAGGCGGGGTTCAGCGACGATGCACGCGGGCGCGCGTTGGTCAAGCTCGTCACGGACGCGGAAAAGATGGCGGCGCTGTTGTCGATCGATCGGTTGCTCGGGACGAACGGGGTGGCACCGACGCGGCACGCGGTGGCCAAATACCTCCGCGATGCGGGCGTGGTAGAGTAGTCCGGACCGGGTCACGCCGGCCGCCGCACGCACCACGCCATGTCCGTCGCACTCGCCGATCCCGCCGTCGCTTGCAAGGTCAACGCGCAAACCGCGTATAGCCGGGCGCACCACATCAACCTCGCGGTCGCGCGCAACGACCCGAGCTTCTTCAATCAGATGGTGCTGCGCGACGAGGCCGGGCGGCCGGTCCAGCAGGCGCCATTCCACAATCAGTGGCACGACATCCTCAACGACCACGACCGCGTCGTGTTGTGGGCATCGATCGAGTCGGGGAAGACGACGCAGATCAGCGTCGGGCGGGTGTTGTACGAGCTCGGGAAAAACCCGAACCTCCGCGTGGCGGTGGTGTCGAACACCAACGAGCAGGCGAAGAAGATCGTTCGGCTCATCGCGCAGTACATCGAGAAGTCGGCGGAGCTGCACGCCATCTTTCCCGACCTCAAGCCGGCGCGCGACCAATCGTTGCCGTGGACGGCGAACGCCATCACCGTCGAGCGCACCATCCTCGCGAAGGACCCATCCGTGCAGGCGTGCGGCGTGCACGGCAACATCCTCGGCGCACGTATCGACCTGCTCATCCTCGACGACATCCTCGACTACGAAAACGTCGATCGCGATTCGGGGCGGCGCGACCTATGGCAGTGGATCCAGTCCACGCTGGTCGGTCGATTGACGGCGAACGCCCGCGTGTGGGCACCGGGCAACGCGTGGCACCCCGAGGACGCGCTGCATCGGCTCGCCGCGAACAAGCGATACAAGAGCTTCCGGTTCCCCATCGTTGATGAGGTCTCGGGCGATCTGCTGTGGCCGGGGCAATGGCCCAAGGACCGCATCGAGGAGAAGCGCATCGAGCTCGGTCCGCTCGAGTTCGCGCGTCAGCTTCTGTGCATGTCGCGCGACGAGGAGGATGCGCGATTCAAGAAGGAATGGATCGAACGCGGCATCGAGCTCGGACGGGACTACGACCTAATCCGTGAGCTCGAGTCCGGTATCACCGACCGCGACGAGCTCGGGAACGCGATCGAGGCGCTGTCCCGGTTGCACGAAGGGTTCGCCATCTTCCACGGCGTCGACCTCGCGTCACGAAAGACCGAGGCCGCCGACCTCACGTGCATCTTCACGGTGCTGTTGTGGCCGGATGGGCTCCGTCAGGTGTTGAACATCGAGACCGCCAAGATGGCCGGTCCGGAGATCGTCGACGCCATCGAGAACGTGTACGACCGGTTCGGTGGCATCTTCATCGTCGAGAACAACGCCGCGCAGCAGTACATCCTGCAATTCGCCGAGAAGCTGACGATGGCGACGTGTCGACCGTTCACCACCGGTCGAAACAAGGCTCACCCCGAATGGGGCGTGCAGGGCGTCGCCGCCGAGATTGCATCCGGGAAGTGGATCATCCCGAACGAGGGCGGCTCGCTCGTCAAGGGCGGCCTGCGCGTGCACAAGGAAATCGATGCGTGGATTCGGGAGATGCTGACCTACAACCCGAAGGACCACACCGGCGACCGGTTGATGGCGTCGTGGTTCGCGCGTGAAGGGTGCCGCGTGTTCGATAACCAGCGTCGTCAGAGCGGCGGGGTCGGCATGCGCGTCGTGGGATGATTGCAATACTTGCAATCACTGCAATCATGCGTATGATGGTCGCGAGGTGACCCATGGGCATGAGCTGGGCGGAAGATACGGCGGCGATTCTGGCGATGTTGAACGACTTGGCGGCGGCACCGCCGGCGGGGATTCTCGCGAACGGTCCCGGGTGCATCCCGCCGTTGTTCGATGCGCGAACGAAGGCGTGGGAGTACGTGTACCAGTGGATCGCCGAGCTCGAGCACCGCACCGTGTCCGATGTGTCGGACGTGTCGAACTCCGACGGGTCTGCCATGTTGCGCGCGAGCCACAACGACTTCGACGCCGCGGTCGCGCACGCGGACCCTGACAAGTGGTTGCCGCTGCTCGGGTTCGTGCGTGCGTTGATTGAACGGAACCACCACGCGAACGCCGGGTCGGTGTGCGTGTCGGTGCTCGCGTGCGTGCACCCGTACATCATGCGATTCCGCAACGAGGGCAAGTTCTGATGTCGACACGGAAGATCGCCGCCCGAACGCGCCGCACGTTCTGCCACCTCCTCGGTTTGCCTCAAGGGTCGACGGTGGTGATGTTCGGCGCCACGTCGGTCACAATGCGTGACCGCGGGTTCGTTCGCCCGAAGGACATCGAGCGCATCATGCGAGTGACTGGACGTTGGCGCGAGGCGGTGAAGCTCACCCGCGTCCACGATTCCCAGATCGTTGAGGCGCACACCCCGCCCGTTTGGAACGCGGGCAGCCAACGCGTGTTCGACACGCTCATGTCGTTCGTGGGTCACCCGAACACGCCCGATGTGCATGCGGCGATGTCGACGGCGTACGCGCTCACGCGCCACAAGTTCGATTCCGACCTGGTGTTCCCGCACCAATTCGCTGGCGACGAGATGCGCATCATCGGCAACCCGTTCGCGCCCCCGCCGTGGAAGCATCACATGCCGAAGCCGACGGCAGTGCCGTGCCCGCACCCGCGCCACGGCGTGGACTGTCCCGCGTGCAAGCTGTTCGCGAACGCCCCATCGACCGCGCAAGAAAAAGCGCGGAGGTGACCCGATGGACGAGTTGGATCTCGAGCACACGTTGCTCCAAGCGCTGACGGAAACGTACCCCGGCGACAAGCGCGCACCCGGGCTCGTGAGCTCGTGGCTCGATGCGCGGAATCAGTACTACACGTCGATCACGCGGTATCCGCACCCGGACGGCGCGAAGCGCGTGATGTGTTCCGGGCTCGGCAAGGACATGACCGAGGCGCGCGCGGTTGCAACGCGCGAGTGGTTGCGCACCAACCCGTCGGGGATGTCGACGACGACGCGTGCGCGCCTCGAACGGTTGGTGCGGTGATGGCGTACGTACCGATCGACCGCGCCAACACGAGGCGGCTGCTCGCGGCGGTCGGTGCGCCCATTGCCGACGAGCTGTTCGCGCGGCTCATCGAGCTCGAGGACGAACGCGAGCGGCTGCGCGAACGCATGCGGGCGTTGCTCGCGCGCGTGACGGCCACCGAGACCCTTGTGTCGGAGTTGACGGATTCGATGGGCGGGCCGCCCGAGATGGGCGCGATGAGGAAGAACCGGAAACGTGCACGGAAGGTCGACGACGCCACCATCGCGGCGGGTGAAGCACCACTCGGCGCGATGATGGCCAGCGCAATCACGAAGGGCAGGAAAACATGACCAGGAAAACACAGGCGGAGATCAGGGAAATCGAACGTGTCGAGGCGATCGAGAAGTTGAACACCTCGAAGCTGAAGGCGTACGCATTCCTCGAAACGGCGCGTAAGGCGCTGCACAGCAAGTTCGTCGGGCGTGTGTCGGAGGAATCGGCCATCGCTGCCGCGCGTGCCATCGATCGGTACCTGCCCACCGCCGTCGGGGTGACGATCGGCTACGCGCAGGAGTGCTCGATCGTGTTCGCCGTGTGGACCGACGAGTGGTTCGAGGGGGCGTGCAAGGACCAGCAGCAGATCGACAAGTTCAACGAAGGCCATGGGACGGTTCGAGGTCGCGTCGGCGCTAGCTGAGGCGCGCGGTGCGTTGCGTACGATCAAGGAGCTTGACAAGGTGCAGGAGGAGAACAAGACGCTCAAGCGCAAGCTCTCGGAGGCGGAGTCGGCCAAGGACGACATGGTCAATGCGTGGCATCGATTCATGAGTGCGCCGATCGGCATGATGCGCGGCGGACCGTTCCCGAGGTACTAACCGATGCGACGATGCGCCGGGTGCAATCGCGGGATCGATGTCGGGGAACCGGCAACGGCCGCTGCGTGCGCGGAGTGCGACACGCAGGGGTGGTACTGCGGTCGATGTTCCGCGCGCGCGACCCGGCGCACGTGTCGTGCGTGTGCAGCGATGGCGGCGCGTCGGGCGGCTGCCGAACCCACGCCCACGCCCGTCAGGACACGCCGCCAACGGATGATCGATCCACCGGCGACGCCCGAACCCGTCGACGCGGTCGATGCGTTCGTGGCGACGTTGGAACCGCCGCCGGATGTTCCCGACGTGCCGGACCCCGTCCCCGATCCGCCGCCGGTGAAGAAGCCGCGCCGCAAGTACAACGACAAGCGCGATCGGGACTCCGCGCGTAACGAACGTGCGCGCGCGAAACGACGTGAGGCGCGCAAGGTACGTCTCGACGCAGCCGTTGCGGAACGCGACGAGATGCTGGCCACGGTGCGCACCGCGTGGTCGTTGCCATACAGTCGCGTGCAGCAGCTCGTGTTGCAGCTCGCGTTCGTCGAGGGTCGAATCAAACGATTGAGGGGTTGACGATGGATGGTGCGGTGCCGTGGGACGATGGATGGCCGCCGGGTTGGAAGGTCGTGCTGCGTCCGTACAAGATAGACGCGACCGTGATGGAGCTCGTCCCCGGGTGGGCGTACACGGTCGTGTCGTCGATCGTTGGGCGCGAGAAGGCTGGGCGGCATGGGCGCGACCAACGCAAGGACAAGTTCGCCGAGATGGTGCTGCGGTGGTGCGCGTGCGCGCCGAACGCCATGAAGATGATGGACCGCGCCAACTCGTCGATGGGTGCGTACCGGCTTGCTGAAAACATCGAGGCTGCGTCCATGGCCATCACGTGCATGTTCGAGGAGACTCGTAACGAGGACAAGCCGTTCCGGGATTGGAAGCGCCGCGAGCGGTCGTACCGTGCGGGTGCGTGATGTTTGGGAGGGCGCGGATGCTGTCGACGACGCGCGTGCTCGATGACCCGGTGCCGCGGGAACGACGCACGGCGCACGACATGGTCGTCGTCGGTCCGGTCGAGTCCGATGCCGCCGACCGCCTCGCATGCGTGACAGTTTCACGTGCAACGGACATCAACGGCCCGTGGCCCATCGGGAAGCTGCTGCCGCGGTGGATGACCGAGGTGTTGCTCCCGTTGGCGCACCACGTGACCGCGAACAAGGAGACGGCGAACCTGCATCCGCATGGTGGTCGATACGATCTCGTCTCCAAAGGCGCGGCACGCGCTGCACGCGATCAGGAATTCGCGGAGGCGCTGTGGGGGGTGTTCCTGCTTAGTCCGAAGGTCGGCGTGCTGGTCGAATTCCTCGAGCGGGCGTGCCCATGACGTGGTTGGGTGCCATCCGTGCGGAGTTCCGATGTACGTGGCCGCATCCCGGGCCAGCGCAAACCGACACGTGCGAATTCGTTACGCACTTCGGGAAGCCGTTGTGGACGCCGTGCACCGTGCATCGGAACATCGTGCCGTTCTGCTCGTGGGTGAAGGTGTCGGACTCGCGCGAGTCCACGTCAACGAAAAGCACCGTGTGGGGCATCCTCGAACGGCTCGATCGCGATGTGTCGGTGCCGCGGTTGTTCGTGTGTCAGCGCATGTACGAACGCGAACCGATCGCGGTGGTGCTGCCGGTGTGGTTGTGCGAACTGCTCGACACGTCGACGATGTGCCCGCTCGAGAAGGCCGCCGCCGCGTGGATGCATGTGAACGGGGACGCTGACATCGTCGATGCGTTGGGCGCGATGGATCGGTTGGGCGCACCGGGTGACACGCGGTCGATGCTCGTGCATCGGCGGATGATGGAGCTCGTCGCGGGGGCACCGCCGGCGCTCGCCTCGATCGGGACGGGGTGGCTGCGCGACCTCGCCCCGCTCGCGCGCGACCGTGTGCCTGTCGACGTGGTGCGGCTCGAATCGGAGATCGAGAACCACAAGTGGCGTCGGTTGCAGGAAAACCAGGAACGGTTCGTGCGCCGTCGGTTGATTCGCGATGGGCGTCTCGACGTGCGGTACGTCGATCGCAACGGAAAAGAGCTCTACACCGCCGCCATCATCCACATGGACGGACGACTCGACAAGGACTAGCCGCAGGGGCTAAGCTCCTCGGCATGCGTCACGAGGTCAATTCCTTCACGTTTGGCGACACGTCCCCGTCGACGCTGAAGACGAATGCACCCGCCGTCTCGAACGGGATTCGCTGTGATCGATTCCGCGAGAAGACGGTGCAGATCCTCGACGCCGACGGATTGCTCGCCGGGTTGAACGCCGACTTGGAGGGCACGCTCGACGGCAACCAGTGGGACCCGCTCATTACCGGGATTGCCGGCAAGGGGTTGGTGACCGTCACCTCGGCCGTTGTTTCGATGCGGCTCAACGTGAAGGCCATCGGTGCTGGCAACGTTGCGGCCATGCTCGCCGGGTTCGACTCGCGCACGGACGGCGGCTGAACATGAGCGCCACTCCGGCAGTCCAGAACGACGTTGCGACGGGAACGCTCGCGGGCATCGCGGCGACGGTCACGGCCATCGATGCCACGACCGGTGGCACCGACGTGACCGCCACGTCGGCGCTCGCCAAGGCGACCACGATCGAGAAGCACCTGCACGGCGCGTCGAAGGTTTACCCGACGCTCGCGGGCGGTGTGTTGATCGCCGGTGGCGCGGGCGCATGGGCGCTCGGCGCGTTCGTCGAGGTCGTGCCGGCAGCGACGATCGCTTCCGTGTTCGACATCCACGGCATTTGCGTCGAGGCGTTGAGCGGTGCCGGCGTGTCCGAGCTCGTGTTGTATTCCGGGCTGCTTGGCGCGGAGGTCGAGATCGGACGCATTCGCATTCCGGCGGGCGGAACGTGGGAGCAGTTGTTCCAATGCCCGCAACAGCTGGCGAACACGCGCATCTCGGCGAAGTTCGCCACCGCCGCGGGCGGTGCGCAGACCGTGACCATCTCGCTGCGTTATCACACGTATCCGTAGCCCGTACGAATTGGCCGCGTAGCGCTCAAGACGACATCGTCATAGGATGGTGTCGAAATGCGCACGTTCAAAGTGAAGCTACACGAGGTCACCGAGACCGGTACCGTCCGGGAGGTGCCCGGGTTCGCCATTGATGCCGAGGGGCACGACGACGCGAAGCCGATGGTGCTCAAGCGTCTCCGCGACGACTTCGGATACAAGGTCGTGCGGGGCGTGTCGTTCACGACCGACGGGCACATGGCGGCGTACGTCGTCGCGAAGGAGGGCACGTGAACGGCGAATCGCACGAACGCGTAATGCAGGCCGTCCCCGAGCCGCCGCCCAACGATGCCCCGAGTCACGGGGATTGGGTGCACGTGCCGTCGGAGCTCGACAAGCAGGTCGGCGGTCTCGATCACGACCGCACCGAGATTGTCAAGGCGCGGCTCGTCGGGCTCGACGAATCGACCCAAACCAGCAACGTGATGCACGGCGTCGACGAAGCCGAGCGCCGGTTTCATCTCGCGGGTGCCATCGAACCCCCGTATAACCCGACGACGTTGGCGGCGCTCATCGAGCACAGCAACGCACTCCGTCAGAACGTCGACGCGTACGCCACGAACATCGACGGGTTCGGTCACCGGTTCGAGCCCATCATCGACCTCGACGCATCGGATGCCGACCAGAAGATCGCGCAGGCGATGTCGATCGAACGCATGGCAATGCGCGGTGACCCGACGCAGCCGGCATCCGTCGTGAACCTGCCCGCCATCCCGACGCCCGAGGAGGTCGCGTTGCGGAAGCGCCAGCTCGTCGACGAGATGCGCGTCGAGAAGTCGCTGCTCGAGCACTTCTTCGAATTCTGTTCCGAGGACACGAGCTTCGTTTCGTTGCGCCGAAAGCTGCGCCAGGACCTTGAAGTGCTCGGCAACGGGTACGTCGAGGTGTTGCGCAACGGTGCCGGCGAGCCGGCGGGGTTCGTGTACATCCCCGGGTTCACGATGCGGTTGTTGCCGCTCGAC